GACCTCACCCCAGAGGATGTGCTCACGCGCGAGAGCCTCGAGCCGTGGCTGACAGTAGACGCCGCCAATAGAGACTGGAGAATGTTTCGCCGTGCCAGCACGCCTGGTGGCAGGATAACGCTCGTGGAAATGCCCTGACGGGCCGCCTACTTCTTCGCCGGTAAGCCAACCAGCACCCGAAAGAATTGTAGTAGGCGCACGCCGGCGTCCCTCATTGGCGGACGAAGATCGCTCCGCTGGCCCAGCTTGTCTCGAGCAGCAGAGAGCGTCTCCTCCTTACAGGTGGGGCAAATTGTGGGCATCGCAAAGAGAGCACACTGTTCCACGGAAACTAGAGATCCCTCGGGGTTTGCTCCCGCAAGTGCCACCTTGGCGGGCCCAGCGAGCTGGACGCCAAGCTCGACCTGGAAGGGCAGGGCATGGATGGAGCAGAGTGCGCCCCCACAGATGCAGCAGGAACTGAAAAGCACGGTCTGCAGGCAGCCCGAAACGCCAGTGCAAATATCGGATGTCATTGTCGGAATCTCCTGTACTGTTCGTTGTTTTGGTGGTGTCGGCATGCCACCCTGGACGTACCCCCCTCCCCCTGCCAGCGAAGCCTACAGATAGTATTCACATTTGTCAAATTATATGATACTGAGAAGAGATGGAACGGAAACTCGTCCTGGTATTGGTACCTTCCAAAAATTCTACTGAGTTCAAGGTGCAGCAAACTTCGAGGGCTGCAATGTTGCTTGCTGCGAGACGGGGCTTTGTGCCCCTCAATCCGCAGCTTTGGGGCTTGCCCTTCCTGTCTCTCGAGGAAGCGGCGCTCGAGCTGGGGTCGTTGCATCATGGAGAAGAGCGCACGATGCTCGACTTCTGGATGAGCCTCGTCGAGCAGCTTTTTGTGGTCTTCCCAGAGGAAGAGCTGGACTTGGATCGCACGACCTGGGATATACTGTGGGTGAATGAACAGAGCGAGCATCGGAAGCCTGTCTTGAGTGTCGTCTGGCGAACAGATCGCGCGGATATCGATCGGCTTTCCAGGGAAGAGGTGCTCGTGCTCTTGAGATCTAACGTTACAACTGGCCTCGCCAAGGGCTTGATCTGAAGGAGAACGTTGATGCTCGTAATGGATGTACAGGTCTCGATTCCTCATCCGAATGGCTTGCGGGATGGAAAGGGGCGGCCAGTCTGGATGCCGCAGAAGAACCTCGGCTTCCAAGTTTCTGCTAGCTACCCAACAGCCTGCAAGGAGCTGGCAAAAACGAGGTTCACCGAGGCCTACAGGCAGTTCGAGGCGGTCTCGATTCGCTTCCTGGGACGAGATGGACTTCTGCTGCTTGCCTCTCCTATCTCTGCCGAGATGAAACAAGCAGTAGCTGTCGAAGCTGGCCAGCTTCGCAAAAGTCCCCCCGCCTCGACTGGCCGCCGGGGGAACATCACCTCCAAATAGGAGGCTTCTGTGGCCTACGGCAAAGCGACTCTCATCACAGGAATCAAGGCTCTCTGCGATGCAGGCTCGCAGCTTCTCAAGATCGCTCTCGGATCTGTAGCTTACGAGGACTACCCAGATCCTGACGATTCTGCTCTTGGAGCAGACTTCGAATACCTTGGCAAGACGCGCACCCAGATGGGGCAAGGCTGGAACTCTCCCAGTCTCTGGGAGCAGGTCCTCGAGTATCTGGGAACCTACCTCGATCGAAATGATAGTGTCTGGGCACGCATCAATACTCAGGGTACCGGCGTTGCTCCTACGATCTTGAATAACTGGGGTGTTTCTGCTGTGACGAAGAATGAGGCTGGAGACTACCTCGACCTCACGCTGTCTCCGGGATACTCCGATGCTTATGGAGTGTTTACTGCTTCCACGCTCTCGGTCGTTTCGATCCCAGTGTTCTCGAGCATAACTGCAACGACACTGCGCGTGAAGTTTTATGACTACGATGGTGTAGTGATAGCGATCAACAGCCAGGATGTAATGATCTCGGGTTGCGGCAAGCTCTAATCGCCGTTGAGCTTGTCCTCGACGAGATCGATCTCCAGGTCTACATTGACGAGCTTCTGAATCGTCTCCAGTTGCAGCTGCAGGAGCTCCGCCTTCCTGTCCTGTAATAGCTGTAGCTGCTCCTTGAGCTGCTGAAGCACTCTTGGTGACATTAGTCCATCTTATCATGCGGCCAGCTTCAACGGCTCGAGATCTAGTAGGTTCTTCCCAACCTTGACCTTGGAGGTCAAGTAGACTGGACCCCGAGGACCGTCGAGCTTGGACCGGCCGAAGTGCTGCTGCACGATCTTACCTACAGCTTCTGCGTCCCGGGTGAAGCACTCGATAGCGACAGAGTCATGTCCATGTAGCACCACGGAAGCCGTGCCATGGAACTTGGCTAGCAAGTCGTGCTGAATGGCTACCAACTCGATGCCTACTATATCGCTACCCGTACAGTTTTTTGATACCAACCCCTGAGCCACATAGCGATGTAGAGGATGTTGTACATTGAGTGTGTACACAGGCTCAATTCTATCTGTAATACGAACAGAATATACGGGTAATGTTGTGTAGATTACTGGGGGTTTCGCACCTGCAATTCTATAGAGTTCTCGCAACATCCAAGGAGTAACGCTTCCTCCAGTTCGAAGTCTATGATGCAGAGTCGCTGCGGAACTTCGCAGTGGAAATTCTGAGGCCGCGACTTCTTTTATGAAATTCTCGCACAGTTCCAAGGGAGCTAGAGCTTCCTTAGCACAGCGTCGGCGGCGCCTGGTGTGCAATCTATCAGCAAAGATAATGTGTTCTATATCAAAGCCGTGAAAATTTATACGATATGCAATGTGGCCTTCTTTATCTGCAGTATAAGGACCTAGAAGCTGGCAGGATATGCCACAATATCTGGCAAGTAATAAAATATCTTGAAGCAATTCTTTGTTACACATATTTAATGAGTAGGTGTCGTTACAGCTAGTTCTTCCGCGCCTGGCCTTGTTTTGTACTTGTCCGCAATCTGCTTCTAGTATGCCCCACAGAAATTGTATTGCGCCCCAGCGACCCGCACGGAATACAGATTCTGGCACTCTCTTAGTATGCGCAGTAGTATTAATGGGATACCCCCAAGAATTAAGATCTTGTAGGAATGCAGCTCTTCCGACAGCGTCATGCATCTTTACAGATTCCAGATTGAGCTTATCAGCTCTCGGGTGCTCTGGGTTCCAGCCGCGAGCTTCCGCGAATCGGTAGAATTGTGTGGATAAATCTTCGGGTCTATTTCGTTTGGAGGTCCCGAAGTATAGTCTGTCATCGTAGGATCGAGTACAAGCATCTGAAACCATCGCTCCTAGCCAGTAGGGCCAATCCCTATTCTGGAGAGAACTTGGCAGCGTTTCCTCTGGTAATGGTGTGCAGATTAATGAACCGGAGAACAGTGCCCCGGGTTTTTTATAAACATATTCATCTGCGGTTTGACACAAAAATTCGTGATCTGGGGAACACAATAATGGCGCTTCGTTGCTTCCTGTTCGCACCTCCAGTAGTGCAGCAGTCCCACGAGGGAGGAGGATTGCGGGCGCTACTTCTCCATTTGTTGTATCTGCGGGGGTGCTATTACTATCTATAATTGGAAGTAATCCAGATTCTGTGTAAATTCGGGTACTTGCATGCACGCATTGAACGGGCCAGTTAGAGCATTCAGTGTAGGGCGTGTTGATCTGCGGGAAGCAACGTACTCTGCCCAGTGGCGGAATCTGCAGATATTTATATTGCTGCGCGAAGGCATAGTTCCGATCATGATAGGCTGCAAACGGGGCAAAGGGTCCGGTCATTGCGTTGAAAAGCGAGTTGTAAATGAAGCGGACAGAATCTCTATCCAGTTTGCGACGCACTTCTAAAGGAATGTGCTTATTCGTGCGGATGGTGTTGTAAACAACCTCCGGACGCGCTCGGTAGAGCGAGGCGTATTCAACTGTCTTGGTGCCCGTCCGCGTTCGAACGCGATCTTCTGAGCTCAACGCGGTGAAGCCGGCTCCGTAGATCTGCTGGCAGCACCAGGTATGGGGGTCTCCCCCCGGCTCCGCCAGGACTTTGAGCATCGGTTCGTTGCCAGAAAGGCCAGTGATAACACGTAGTTCTAGTTGGTCCTTATCTGAATAGACGAAGCATCTGCCTTCTGGTGCTTCAAAGATAATGCGCTCCCATTCAGGCACGTTCTGGCAGTTGCCACTAATGGCCACAATGCCATTTCTACGTACAAATATGTAACCAGAGGGTACTGTTGCACAATAGAATTGTTCGGGCTCTTTTAGTATTTCTATATTAACATCTTCCGGATGAAAACCTGCCCGTCCTGTGGCCCTTCCTTGTGTAACTTGATAGCACGGCTTTTTTGATTGTGATCCCCAGAACTCGCGAATGTTTCCTACCCGTTGGCCCGATAAAATAGCAGCTATCTGAGCCCAATCCACGTTGCTTTTTATACAGCTACTATAATCTGCACCGTTACTAGATCTACCATCCCACTGTCCGGTCTCGGAATAAAATTGCTGCAGCGATTCAGTTGTCCAGGTTAGCAACCAAGGACCGAATGCTTTATTCGGGCCAAGCAATTCATCTACCCACGCTTTTAGATTTCCGTCTACGAGGTAGAAGGCAACCATGCTGGGGCTCTTCTTTATGGGCTGTGGATACTCTCTCCATTGTTTTTGTTCCGGATCTAAAATCTTGAGGACTTTTCTTAGTCGGGTTATTTTGCGTGGTCTGGTTAGGTACCAAGCCCAAGCTTCATGCTTGCCATACTTTCTTCTCCAACCATCTGCTTGACATGCGCAAAGTAATGCTATTTTCTCCCAAGGAATCTGCACAGTTCCTGTGACATAGGATTCGGCACGTTGTAGCAGTCTGCTTCTATAGTGCTCATGATTTAAAAATTCTTTTGCTGGAAGTGTTTCAGTTGTACGTATGGCCCTAAAGTTTTGCTGGCGCAGGCGCTCGAATAAGATTCTGTGATCTTCGGTGACACGCAAGTTTACTATTTTGTTGCTAATCCTTATAACACGAGAGCCAACTGGAACCTCCCGAGAAATAAAGCTTGCGGTTACGCTACAAGCTTCTTTGCTACCCGCGTCATATTGCAATAGTCTGGGTTGTATAAAGTTCGCTACTGGCCAAAACATCCAGCCATGTTCTGTTAGCACCTCAGTTTGGGCATCATAACAGTTTGGCGATGTAGCAAACCTGGAACCAGTCATCTTCTCTTGGGGCTTCCAGGCTGCATGCAGGCGTCCATCTTCTTCGATCGCCTTGGCATAGGGAGAGTTGTCTTTGAACCTGGGCCTCTTGCCGTTGGCGACATCCTCAGCGGTCTTGTATCGATTGCTCCAGGCGGAGGCCTTCTCGGTATACTCCACCAGTTTCGCGATGAAGGGATGCTCCAAGTAGCCAACGAGAGCATCATAGCCGACTTGTGGTACGAGAGATCTGCCCCCCTTCTTCGAGCCCTCGGTGTAGAGCTCCGGCTTCAACCCCAGTCGCCAGGGATCTTGTGCATACTTCTTGCCGTAGAGAACCTCGAGTAGATGATGCTGCGAGTTTGGATTGAAGTCTCCCCAGCCTAGCCAGCAGCGCATCTGATATTTCAGCCATTCAGATTCTTGTCTTAGTCTACGCCCAACCTCTCGCCACAGATGCCAGTTGATCGGCAGCCCAGCGAGCTCCATTTGCACAGCTAACCAGACAAACTCAGATTGGTAATGAATGAGTGTCCAGTTCATCCCCCGTTCTAGGACTTCGCGGATGAGCGGATTTCGGATCTTGGCTGTGTTGAGCGCATCCTTGCAGTTGTAGATCAGCAGCTTGATGGGATCTCTCGTGAAGGCAAGCTTGATGCCTAATTCGTGGTCCTCTTTCCAAGGATCTACGTCATCTGAATATTGATGTCCAACCCAACCTAGATCGTGTGGTGCATCTGGTTGTGTAGCATGGTGCAATCCTAATGTATCTTCACAGGTTCCTGCAATTTCGAAGCCCTTTCGGCGTAGTACGGGGATGTCGTAGGGTCCATTGTGGAAGATCTTTGTGACGTTTGCATCTGCGAGAAGCAGGGCGAACTCGGCGTTCATTGCCTGCTCTGCCTCCCACGGCAAGGTCTGAAAATCACGTAAAGTCCAGGCTACTCCTGTCCAGTATTGTGGGTCGATTCCTGCACAGGCCGTTGAGTAAAGCTTGGTTCGCCAGTATCGAAGAGAGGAGGCTTCAACGTCGACTGCTGTAGGAATCCGATTGACTCGCCACCGCCGAAGCCAGGCGATCCCTTCCCGAACTGCTGCTGTTAGCCCAGAAGGATTGGTGGGGTGGACAATAACGTAGTTTTCTACATTAGTAGGACCTTGGATGGAAATCCGATTGGCCTTCTTTAAATCTGAAACGATGGCGTCGGAGATAGGACGTTCTCCGCGCAGCAATGCTGCTGGATGAATCGTCGGGATGACATGCTGGATCTGATCCATCTACTGGAGCGTATTCAGAAACTTCTGGTAGTCCTCATAGGTTGGATTGTTGTTTCCGAGCTTGACTCGCTCTTTCACCCATTCGATCGCGCTGTTGCACTTGCTGTAGCTCTCGAATGTCTCCAACCAGAGAATGATACTAAATGGTCGCCTACCTGGGTCTACATCTCGCACGAACCAGAATCCATAAGCATTGCAGGCCAAGAATCGGCGTCCTCTATTCGTCTTTCGTTTGGATTCTTCTTGTTGGAGCACGGGTTCTTCCCTCCACGATGGCTTGGTATAGTGCCTGTAGGTTGATGTCTATTCTGCTTCCTCTGTAATTATAGATATGTGCATTTGGAATATCCGTGAGTGCCCAGAGCGCCCAGTTTCCCAGAGGCTGCAGCACTGGATGTCGCATCCCTCGTGTTACGTAGATGAGCTCTGCGACAAGGCGCTGTCTGCAGCATCTCGCTGCCATAGACTGCGTCTTGACTTTGGAAATCCATGCGCCACTTGGTAGCCAAATCCCCTGCTTCGGTGCCGCACAAAGGGAAGAGTTAGTAACCCATACATGCTCTCGAGATATGCCCGCGGCGGCTGCCAGGTACCACAGAAGTCTACCGGATGGTCCTACGAATCCTCTTCCGATCTCGATCTCTTTAGAACCGGGTTCCTCACCGATAAAGGCGATCCTAGCTGGAATGGGCCCGTCGGGCAGCACCTTGCGTTCGAGCTGCAGCGGGCACTGGCTGCAGTCCGGTTTGTAGATCAACCCGTGATAGTATTGAGGGCTGTAAGAAGGCTCTGCGGGACCGGCCGTCTTGGGTGCAAGGTCGGCTGGGGTTTGGAAGATCAACAGCCGGTCCCGCAGAGTGGGCGTGCTAGTGCGTCTGGCCGGGCACCTGGCCGGCCGGGGGAGGCGGAGCCATGAGACCGCCAGGCTGCTGCTGCTGCTGCTGTGGGAACTGGCCCGGCTGCTGCGGCGCGAAGCCCGGCTGCTGGGGGAACTGTCCAGGCTGCTGGAACCCACCCTGCTGCGGCATCATCTGTGGAGCCGGTTGGGGGAAGCCCTGCTGCGGTGCGAAGCCCTGGGGCATCTGCTGTGGCTGGAAGCCACCCGCCTGGGGGAAGCCCTGCGGAGCCTGTTGCGGGAACTGGCCCGGCTGCTGGATGGGCTGGAGCATGGACGGTGGGGGCGCCGAGGCTGCCGGCGGCGTGCCTGGCATATTCGCCCCGCCCGCCTTTCCGAACTCCGTGGCGGCTCGATCCTCTCGGGTGTTGTTGTAGCCCTGGTCGTTAACGAAGCTCGATACGACGATCTGCCGGTTGAGCAGCACGTCGATGTCGAGCTGTCCCTGCTGGACGCCGGTGGCAAGCCACTGGCGAGCCTGCTGCAATGCCTGCGGTCCGCCGCCCAGAGCAGCTGTAGCAAGCGTGAGGAGGTACGGCATTCCTTCCTCGTTGAGGTTGTAGGAGCCGTACATCTTCTTGCCGTTGTGCTGTGTCATGCCGGGACCGGGACCCATGTCGACCCTTAAGGTTGGGATGAGTCGGATTGTCTTCCCGTCCTTGGTGGGCTTGGTCTTGAAGCTGGCGATGGTCACGAGATAGTCCCCGGGGGGGAACTTCGTGCCACCTTCGCCCGGCTCGAGGTTGTAGAAGTTGACGTTCTGGGGTAGCGCGATGGGAAGCATGAGTATCATTCTCTCCTTTTGCAAGAGGACCTGCGGGCTATCTCCGCAGTCCGTAAATGGCCTCCGGAATTCGAGAGGCCACGGCTCTGAAGGTTGGCCAATCCCCATATTGAGGATCGACCAGCCGACCTTCCGGGAATGTATTTGCATACTTGTGCCGAACCCAGTCCCTCGTCATGTTGGAGGGGGACGTGTGGAAGACGGGATGCACCTGGAAATGCATCGGGTCCTTGGGATTTGGCTCCACAAGGCGCTCCGAGTAGATCACCATCTGGCATTGACCCGCCAGGATGCCGCAGGACTCCCCACTGATCATCGGCTTCGTGCCAACGATCTCTCCACCCTTTGTCCGCTGTTCCTTCGCGAGGGCTGTCCAGAGAATGTTCATCTTCGTCTTATGCAAAGTGACCATGATGTGTTGTAGCCAGTTCGAGAGCAAGCCCCAATCTCTCTGGTCCATGAAGACGTCGAGGGTCTCGTCCTTCTTGGTTCGCTTTGCGAGCTGCTGCCCGTATTTCGCCTCGAGCAATTCATATTGCCAGAGCCTCATGATATAAGTGAGTGAATCTGTAACGAAGGTAAATATGTTCGAGCTCTGATACTGCCCGGCAACTTGGTGCACCAGCTCGGTGTACTGCCGAGTGGAATGGATCGGCACGACTGGGCACACTGGCAGCCCGTAGAGCTCGGGTAGATAGCCGACCACGCGCTCGCCCTGCTCTTGTCCAGACGATGCGATGATGGCATTGGGGGCTTGCGCGCACCAGGTGGTCTTGAGCGAACCTATTGGCCCGAATATCAATGCCGTGAAGCCACCTCCCGTTGAGGGTGAGTAGCCTGGCCAGTAGAGTCCGTTGCAGTTGATACGTACATCATTTACGAGTACCTGCTGCTGCTGCTGCTGCTGCTGCTGCATTGCCTGGCTTCGGTATACCACAGGAGCTTGCATCATTGTAAATCCTTCCTACAAAGTTGCCAGGTTTGCGCACAGTTTATCTAGCACTCGTTGTTGCTGATCTTTCCCGCATTCATAAGCTGAGTGTATTCTCATTCCATTGATGATTTCCTGTCCTGGAGTTTCCTGAGCTGCTAGATTTGCATCTGATTGCGCATGCTCGGACATTACGCGCCAGAGATGATCATCCACTGTACCAGGAGCATATAATATAAGCAGCTCCACTTGGGCATGGATATTGTTACGCCTGCAAACGCGGGAGATCGCTTGTGCAATTTTATCGGGTGTCCAGTTGAGAGAGACGATGAGTGCAGCTGAGGCTACAGCGAGCTGATTGATGGACATTCCTGTAGCATCCATTGTACCTACATAACAAGCGGGCTCGACGAGCGCAAAAGCAGCTGCAAGTGCCTCACGTTTGGGCTGTAGCATATCTCCATCTACAGGCCCGAAGACATGCAATGGTTGTTTATTCTTCCCATTCAAGCCAACGAGCCTGCAGCAAATCTCGGCAGCGGATTCTTTTCTCCAGGTAAATATTACGATTCGTTGATGCCGCCTGAAAAGTTGGATTGCCGTGTCAATCGCCCACGGAGTTTTGATCCGATCCAGGCAGTTAATCGAAGCTGTTATCGCACGGATGCGGAGGGCTTCTTTGGGTTCGCCGCGTTGCAGATCTTCTGGAATAGCTTTACGAAGGCGATCCTGTTTTATCCAGCTCACTACGTCTCGTTCGATCAGCCTGTATTCTTCGACGAGTGGAGATTCTGAGATATCTATAGGGATGGTGACGTACTTCGGTTTAGGAAGAAACCGCTCGAATTGCGCCTGAACTACACGGAGGTACACACCAGATAGTCGAGCGCGAAGCTCGAGCTCGTTTGTGGTGCCTGTGTATTCCCAGTGTCCCTTGACTTCCTCGCCGCTGAATTCTTCTGCCGGCCCCTTGTTTGCTTGGGTTGGCGTGAACTTTCCTTCGCAATACCTAATTCCAAATTCCCGTTCGAAATTGCCCCATTGTCGAGGTTGTGCTACCCGAAGCTGATAGTAGAAAGCTAGCCAGTCTCGGGGGATCGGTGTTCCGGTGAGGAGATACCTACGTTGTATGCAGGCAGCTTGCGAGAGCGTGTACGCCGCATCGGCCCTCTTTGAAGCGTGGAGTAGTTTGTGGCTCTCATCGAATATGATCCAGTCAGGTTGCCATGCAAACAGTGTATTGTTCCATGCATGTAGAATATCAAAATTGATGTAGAAATGCTGGTGTCTTTTCAGAATGGAAACGTCGGGTGAATCCTCCCCTCGGATGGGTTGAAGTGATAATCCGTAGTAAAGAGCTGGGTCTGTCTGTGAACCGCACCAAGTGCTGGTGCCACTCAGAGGACCTACAACAAGGCCTCGTCCCTGTAAGATTTTGGTGCAGTGTAATGCGTGCAGTGCCGCAATAGTCTTTCCAGCACCGGGATCTGCTCCGAGGATCCTGCCCTGATCTTCCGTATCGCACTCGAACAGGAATTGAGAGCAGCGAGCGAGGTAATCATCCAGCATGCGGTTGCCAACGGGGGTTATCTGAGGAGCAATAGGAGGATACTCGTTCAGTGAGCAGCCTCGACGGCCCATGCGTACTATGTTGATTGGTACATACCAGCCTACCTCGTGAGAGTTCTTGCTCTTGTTGTACCACGTACCGGGTATCTGTCTCAGCGCGAAAAGGGCCTCTTCATGTGGGATAGCTTCGAGCTTGGCAAGCCCGGTCCATCTTGTTGGGAACGTCGTGATGCAACGTTCCAGGGGATCTTTTAATGAGGTTTGCATCGATTGACTTGACTGGTGTAACGCACTTGTGGGTTCGATGTCAATACTCTTTCTTCTTTGCAACATAACATATTGTAATTATTAAGTTAATAGTTGTGACCTATAAACTACGATGGAAGTTCGGTGGAAGTTTATACGTTGGCGGGGGCGTATTTTGTAATATATTAGATGACTTACAGACGGGGTTCTTGACTATCAGAGCAGATCTGAGTTAAAACCCTAAACATGCTTCCAAAAAATTATATTGTCGAAGATGGCAATTATCACACGGTCTACTCGATGCAAGACCTCCTCGAGCTCTCAGACTCTGATGATGATTGGATCGTCCCGGGGATGATTCCCCTCGGAGGGAAGACCTTTGTCTACGGAGATGGTTCGAGCTACAAGACGCACCTCATGTTCGATCTTTGCATCGCCATCGCTTCGGGTGGATATCTACTGAACCATCTCGAGGTGAAGAAATGGGGGCCGGTATTGGTTAACAGCACGGAAGGTAACATTCGGAAGACTAAGCGGCGCATCATGAATCACGTGCGCTCGCGAGGTTGCAATCCACTCGATGTGCATTTCCATGTAGATCCAGTGCCCTACATTATCGAGGACAACAGGGAGTTTAACGAGCTCCGGCGTGCACTCGATAGGATAAAGCCGCTCGTCCTGCTGATGGATCCGCTGGATAGCTGTCTGCTCGGAAACGAGAACGATGCAACAGAGACCCGTGAATTTCGACGCCGGGCAGATCTACTGACGAGGGAGCACGGAGTTTCGCTCATCATCATCCACCACGCTCCAAAGTCGGGGGGCACTCTTCGGGGTTCTTCTGCCTGGTTCGATTGGGGGGATGCGGTGCTGCACTTCATGCTCAAGCAGAAGCAGGATGTAGGCCTCACGGAGAACAGCTCCACGGTACTCTGTGATATTCTAACAGTTATCTCCACCAAGCAGCGCGATGGTGAACGTGGGAGCCTCTTCACGGTGATCCCACTGATTGATGCACCTCGAGGGCTCTATACCCACGTGCTCTATGATGTAGGTCGTGACAAGAGTAAGGCGCAGGAGCTAGTGAAAGATGCCTATGCCCGAGCTAAAGTCTACGGCATGCTACGGGATGGAGGAGCCTACACGGATTCCGGTCTTCGGGATGCGCTGGGTATCTCGCAGGAACGGCTGGCGCGTGTACTTGGGGCACTCGAGCAGTCCGGATGCGCGGTGAAAGACGCGGAAGTCAGAGTACCTACCTCGATTGATGGATTGCGATCTAGACCTGTGGCAGCCTGGCGTGCTAAGGTGCAGGTAACTTTGGTGGATGCGGCCATCTGCCTGGCACAAGCAGGTCTCCGGGAGATGGAGCAGCAGCTCGAGCAAAGTACGGTACTTCCTAGTGCTGACGGACGACACCTACACGCGGTTCGCGATCCTGGAGTACAATCGGGATCCTGACTTCAAGCATCTAGTAAGTAGATATCTGGAGAAGGTGGGCCTGCGCATGATGCTGCTCACCGAGGCGAACCTGCAATGGCTCTTCTCGGCGCGGATGGCTTCAGGTCTGACGCTGGCGGAGGAGCTGCTCGAGCAGCATCGGCAGTCGCTCAGTCTGGCAGCAGAGCCTTCATGGCAGCGCGCACGGCAGCTTGATCAACAGGCAGGTCTCGTAGCTCCCAGTATGCCACGAAGACGCGCGCGAGGTCGTCGGTGGGAATGAACTCCTGAACCCGATTCCGGATCGTCAGCTTCGACCAGGGCAGCAGTAACGAGAGCCACAAGATCGCGAGGGTGCGGTCCCCCGCAAGTTCACAGAAGGCTCGAGCGAGCAAAGCTCGAGCGCCTGCAACAGCGTGGGTCACCCGATGCCGGCGTAGCACGATAGCGGAGGCGGGCACGTTGGTCACACGCATGACAGAGTCCACAAGCCGTACCCAGCAAATGCTCAGTTGAAGTAGGTCCAGCTTCCACAGAACGTCTCGGCGAACTGCTCCGAGAGCCTCATCCAAAGTAGGAACCAAGCCAGCAATCTCTAGTTTCTCAGGTATCCGAGGGGCTGGGTAGAGCCCCCCCTGTACCTCGGATTCTGGAGATGTGAATGGTGCGGGAGGTGTGTTTTGTTTTTGCATCGCAGTCTTACCTTACGGCGGCGATACCCTATACGAAAATGGCCCTATTGAAATCTATTAAAATAAATCACAATTGTCAAGTAAAATCAGATACTTGTTATCTTACGGGGGCATCATTGAAATCAAATCAGAGGGTTACACAAATCAATAATAATATCAGCTATTTATTTATCTTATCGCGCCACCCCAGCAGAGCACCCCTCACCAGTAAGATAAAGGGACTGAGAGAAGTTTCATTGGATTTTTTTCCATCTCCATTCAAACTTGGTTGCGAGTAGCTCAGAGTGCAGTGCTTTGCTGCTCTAGTTATCGCTACATAGAGTAGACGGAGTTCCTCATCAGGTAGCTCCGCCTTTCCATGAGGGAAGTGTCCATCCACCACATCGATGATGAACACGTTGTCCCACTGGAGACCCTTGCATCGGTGCAGGGTGCTCAGCACAAGAGCATCTTGCTCTGCATCCTTCTTGATTCGCAGGCCTCCCTTCGCTCGTGCCTGGTGGACAGCTACCCGAAGGGCATCCATGTACCCAAGGAACTTCAGCGGGGACCGGAACGCTGCTGCGATGCGCAGGATCTCGGTCACGATGGCTTGCCGTGACTCGTCTGGGCTGCGGTCGCCGTCCTCCTCCTGGAGCATCTTTAGATACTTGGTCGTGTCGAGCATCTCGAGCAGCATCTTGGAAGGACAGTCGCGGTAGGGGCCATCTGGAGCTTCGGCTCCCATCTGCTCTTGCTTGGGCGGTGGTGGGTTCTCGGCTCGTAAAGCTATCTGGTTCATGTGTCTGAGCAGCTCGTATAGATCTTTCAGAGCACGCCGCTGCTCGCAATGCAACCCGAGCTCCATTTCAAGCAGAGCATCCAGAAGAGAGATTCCTCGCTGCTCCGCGCACATGCCAGCCTCGACAAGTGCCTGCTTTCCGATCATCCTGAAGGGGCGATTGATGATCGCTTTGAGAGCTTTACCATCAGAGTCCGCGCCGCAAGCGACGCGCATATAGTTCAATAAATCTACAACCTGCGGCGACTGGATGAAGGAACCTGAGGCTCGTAGAATGTAGGGGATCCTTGCGCGGATGCATTCTATCTCCGCCAGCTGCAAGCCGACGGATAGCCGAGACAGCACCACCGAATCGCGCAGCTTGACTAGACCATTCGTAGTCAACTCGCGAATGTAGGCAACCGTCTCTCGCGCTTCTTCCTCTGGAGTATCGAATGCTTGGATATCAATAGATTGCGATTCCGCCTTCGTTGGCACCATCCTGCCGAGCACATTCCAAGTTTTATGCTCGACGAGCGTGGATGCTACATGGCATATGTCCGGAGGATTCCTGTACGATAAAGGCAGGCGGATGGTATGCACGTCTGGTCTATTGCAGTAATCGACCAGGATGTTTAAGTCCGCAGAACGCCACGAAAAAATAGCTTGTTCGGCCTGTCCTGCAGCCATCAGATTATGAGGCAGGTCATCCTTCTGTGGTAGGGAGATGCCTCCCGACGAGATGCAAGAGCCCAGGCCCGTCAAGAAAAATGCCAGGTCCCACTGCACCTTCGTGCAATCCTGCATTTCGTCGATGATCACGCAGGAATACTTCGATCGCATCGAAGTGCGGACCATCTCATCCGTGACGAGCAGCATCCAAGCCCAAGACATCATATCGTCGTAGGTAAGCAGACCTCTGGATTGCCGGCGTTCGTCGAGCTCACAGTAGAACTCCATCAGCTTTCCAACATCCATGCCGCACTGAGGCGCGTGTGCTCGAGCGATATTTCCAATGTAATAGATAGCTGCATGATTCAATCGGAATGGATCTTCAGCTACGTATACCGGTCCGCAGGCTTTGGCATCTTCGACGAATCTGGCGATTCCTCGAACGGAGATCATGCCCCGCTTGTACGTCAGTTTCTTTTCCCGTTTCCAATCTCCGAGTAGCTTCTTGATCTCCATCTCTAGCTTGTTGGACTCATCCACACCGAGGCCGTTCATGAGATGAGAATACTCAGCCACGATCGATCTGGCCACGGAATGCATCGTGCCCGTGCGCACACCAGCGATTCCGAGCTCGGTCAGTCGATCTACCAGCGTGTTCGCAGCATCGTTAGTGAAAGTCATAGCCAGAATGTACTTTGGATCTAAACCATCGTAGTACATACGCGCGATTCTAGCCTCGAGTGCTGTAGTCTTACCCGCTCCGGGGCTGCCCAATACAACGAACTGTCCAGAGCCTGCAGCAGCTACATACTGCTGATCCCTGTTCAGCCTGGCTAGCAGCGTCTCTACTTTGAGAGGATACATCTAAAGAGTCCTTTCGGTCCCGAACAAGAGCGGAGACGGTTGGGCTGTGTTTGCGGGTTAAGTCGATAGCCCCCTCTTCGCTCTCGTCCGGGGCCGACGATCACCCCAGACGCTATACATAACAGAGGAGTAGCGTGCCCTCCAAATACTTAGGTTGATTCGCACTATGAGCTGCTCGCACAAAACTCCACAGGTTCGTCACCTCCTGTGGAGGCATCCGCGAGAGCATCATCACACGAGATAATGCCCGTCGGCCACGATGCCCCCGCAGAATCGAAGCCACGAAATCTGGGAAGTAGTAGACCATCTATCTTTTGTGAGAGACCGTCTTACTTCAGCACTTCGGGTGGTGGGGTTCCCGGGGGCATCGGTCCGAGATCGAGGCTCTGCTGCTGGCTCGGAGGCTGCGGAGCCATCGCCGGCATCTGCGGAGCATCCATCGGAGACGCCGCAGCCGTCGTTGGGGCTGCCGTCGGGACCGTCGTCGCCAGTGCTGCCTGGATCGATGCGGGAGCTGCCAGCATGACGGTGGCGACCGGTGCCGCAGCAACGGGTGCGGGTTGCTGCTGCAAGAGCGCCTGCTGCTCGACCTGTTGCGCCTGGCGCATCTTCTCGAGCTGCTCGGGAGACCACCAATCGTGGCAGAGGGACTCGGCGAGCTCCTTCCAGGTGAGCTGTCCCTTCTCCGTGTCGAACGCGGGCTGCCCCTTGTACCTACCCTTCTCCACGGTCTTGCCCGTCGGGGTGCGCAGTTCCCAGGACAAGCCCCTCGGGTTGACGATGCATTCAAAGTCCGGCTTGCCGGAGGTCGAGTTCGGGAGCTTGAGCTTGGTCTTCTCCGTCCAGGCTGAGGCGAGCTCCGTCTGGAGCTGCTTCTTGACGGAGCTCTCGTTGTGCCCGGAGGTGAGGTAGTTCTGCGTGTTCGTGAAACGCCAGCCCTGCGAAGCCGAGACGGACTTGAAGACGGAAGCCAGTAGCACCGAGCCTTCCTTCTTCACCGCGTGCTCCGCGGACCGCTTCTCGGCAGCCGCCCGACGCTCTGGATCGAGGTCGAGGTAGAACTTCTTGACCTCCTCTGGCGGCGGCTGGAGCTCATCGAGATTGATGATGCGCGATGGGTCCTGCTTGTACTTGGTTCCGACGAGCACGTCGAGGTTGCCACCGCGGCAGATCTCCACGTAATCACAGCCGAAGCGCGCGAAGCACACGTCGTTGTTCTGTGGCCAGAGGTTCATGTCCTTCCGACGCTCCGTGTCGGCGAGCATCGTGTAGAGGCGCTCACCCGCGGGGATCATCTGCTCGTGCCAGTATCGTTCGATCTGCGCCGGCATGTAGTTCGCGTAGATTCTGAACAGCGAGCGGTCCGGCGTGGGGTTCTTGTGCTTGACCGCGATCGAGATGATCACACCCGCCAGGGGACCGTGCACTCTGCGCAGCAGGCCTCTCTCGTAGACCGCGCAGTTGTGCTGAAACTGTGGCGACATGTCGTAGGCCTTGATGTCCTCATAGGAGGTCTGCCCGAGAGCCTTCCAGTCGACGGGCATCACGCCCTGCGAGCAAGGCTGATTCGGCGCGGGGTGCGCCTGCCCTGAAGGTACGAGGGCGACGAGCAGATCATGCCGGCAGGCGAAGGGCAGGTACACGGTTTTGCCGCCGATCTTGCGGGGCGGCGCCCATGCGATATCCTGTTCCTCAACGGCTCGTATTGCCCAGGTTGCTGCCTCCTCCTGCGCGAACTTCTGGTGCTGGCACATGACGAGCTTTGCCACCTCGGAAGCAAGCCCGTCGTCTCCCGCCAGTCGGACAGCCGTGATCGGATCGAATGAGCGAGCACCGCCCGAGCGGTAGTGCATCTCCCACACGGCGTGAAAGAGCTTGCCGTACGCGAAGTGGCGCTTCTCTGGAACCTTCACGAGCCCGAGGCAGCGAGCCAGGAAGCACTTCCTGTCGCAGTGCTCGCGGACAGGCTCGAGTGCGTGCGAGCTGAACCCTCCCCCCGAGGGGCCCCCCTGGTATCCGGGAATCGTCTTCAGTACAGCGTCGATGTCGACCTTGGACTCTTCCTCGGCGAAGGCGGCAGCTGGAATGGGCAGGAAGTGGGCCGTCTCGGGAGATGTCATGGGTGCTGGTGCAGGGGTGAAAGCGGTGGGAGCCAGCACCGGTGCGGGCTGGACCGGCTGGATCGGCTGCGCTGGAATCCGATCGACGTAGACGTCCTGCGCAGCGAAGTACTGCGCGGGGCCCCACTGATTGGGAGCGGTGGCGAGTTGCCCCCAGAAGAACAGCACCGTCGATCCATCCGGCTGCTGCTGGACAGCCGACGCTTGTACGTTGAGGCACGCGCCCGGTGCCGAATGCAACCCAGCGATGCCCTTGTAGTCGGGCTGCGGCTGCACCTGCTCGAGCTGCACGTGCGAGACCGAAGGCTCCCCGGGAGCGAGAGCCGGTCCAGATGGTGCTGCCGCTGACGTAGCCTCCGGAGCAGGAACGGGAGCGGACGCAGACGCAGGTGCGGGCGAAGCGAAGCTCGGTGCGGCGACGGGTGCCGACGGCATGGGCAGCAGCGCCTGTGAGATCGCAGGGGCAACCTGGGCAGCTGCCACCGTCGGCATATTGATCACCGTCTGCTGCGGTGATGCGGGGGCCCCCTGTGGCAAGGGGGCACCCGGACCTGGTCCGGGTGCATCCGCCCGGATGGCGAGGGGGCAACCCTGACAGTAGAGATCGAGCTCGACGAGGCGGGTATCCGCAGGCACATTGTTCGGGCAGACCTCCGCGGTTTTCCAGCCCTCCGTCTGGTGAAAGAAAACCTGTAGGGCTGCCCGGCAGGGACGATTGGACGTTTGCACTTGAGGCATCTCGGCCATTTTTTCAGTCCTCTCTTTCACTGGGGGAGTACTAGCTCCCCACACTTGCCAATTAAGCCCATGAGAATCATGAGCACTATGAACGCACAGATGATCAGTCGGTGCCCTGTCAAATCGAAGAGCTCATGCAAGACCCACAGCTTGAGCTTCGAGCGACATTCCTGCTGTTGAAGCTCTCGCCGCTCGTGCGCGCGTATTGCTCGGATGGCTGGTTGATCGAATAGGATATCGAGATCGTGTGCTGTTTGCTCACGTGGCGGCTGCGGGCTCCTCTCGACTGCGAAGCCAGCCTCGGTGTAGTGCCGCATCCGGAGCGCTTGCTGCTTTTCATAGCGAGGCACTCCGATGTCATGAATGTCGAAGATGACATAGTTCGGTTTTCCAGTAGCGGCGCGCACTCCTCGACCCGGGCGCTGTGCTCCACCAATAGGAGCCTGTCCTTGACCGGCGATGAATACTGCTCGTAGCACTGGGATGTCAATGCCTTGGGACCAGACGTCTGTTGCTACCACCACTGGGTACTGCGGGTCCCGTTTGCTCATGCAGGCTGCGATGTGCTCACGTGTACGTAGTGGTACAGCGGCGGTGAGTGCCACAGCACGAGGAGTAATTTCACCAGGTATCTTTTCTAATTCTATAGATATCTGATCGGCTAGTCGAGCTGCATGAGAAGTCCTTCGCACGAAAACAATCGCGGGCCAGAGATGCTCATACCTTATTTTCAGGGCCACAAACTGGGCCACTGCGCGGCATCTTAAATAGTTATTTGAGATCACTTGAGAATATGAAACCGGATGATGCATGAGGTTACCTCACCCCCGTAAGATAACAGGGTATCGTAATCATTGATGTTTCATTGAAATAAATCATTTTTTTCAATGTCGTGCTTTGCACAGTAGGGCCCCTCGCAGTAACATAAGACTCCGTTTTGAATCCTATGTCAATACTTTTCTTTGTGTGGTTCGTATTTTCCATACTGAATTCATATAACTCAGCCATTATACTATCTTTCCCTGCACGTGATCGAATTTTACTACTACGACTTTACCTTTTGCTAGGTATCTGGATAGATTATTCAGCTTGCGGGTGTAGACTATGGGTCCCAGTAGCCCCAGTACCAGGGCATTATCTCCCGAGCAGCGACCGGTAGGCGTGGCCGACATTCCGAGCCACCAGCGGGCGTGAATGCGCTCGAGCACGTGAACTCTGTTCCTGGCAGGCAGGGAGTGGCACTCGTCTGCAATGATGCCAGTAGCCCACTCGCAGTCTTCGCGACTCGCCGTGCCGTAGGATCTGCAGCGCAGGACCGCGGGGGGCTCCCCATTGCACAGAGCAGCTGCCATCTGCATCAGAGCGTGCGCCGCCTTGGATTCCGTCTGCCTGGCCAGTGCCTCCGAAGTCACGAGGTAGAGCCAGTGCTCCCCTGGAAGCACAGCGGCAACCCCCGCAGCGATATGCGTCTTGCCGCCTCCGGTAGCAAGTTCGATCACGGCTCTACCCAGGTGAGCATAGAGCATCGCCGTGATTACCTGCGCCTGATAGACACGGAGCAAGCCCTTCGTGGCCAGCGTCAGGATTCTATCTCCAGCTGGGATGGCATCCAGTGGTCTGCGGTAGGTTTCCGGAAGTAGCCCCGCAGCGATCACGGCTCCCGTCAGCGCACGCATGCGTGTCTCTTCCACGAGGAACCACACTCGGATGTGGTGGTGGTATTCAGGAGATAGTTGACGTGACCAGGAATCTAATTTAGTCTGGACGGAAAGAAGCTCTGCGGGGCTTCCCGTGATCTCAGACCAGAGGGAAGTCCGGGGGCAGTTGATGATCATTCGTGATGTCTCCTTACAAAGATCCCAAGTTCGAGGACCCGCACGCCCGGGCCGCGAATGCACGAGCAGGGCTCATCGGAGTCAAGTACGCCGATGACCCACCAGGTAGGGCGACCGCGCGAGCCAAGGCGGCGCTCGAGCGATCTCTCGACGAACTCCGAGAGTTGACCAAGGACATCCCCAAGCCAGCAGATCCCAACTGGCTCGCCGGGCAAGGCGAGCTGGCGCCGTCGGGGTCTCTCGCCGAATTCGAGGACGAGCAGCGTGGAAAGCCTCCCGCTCTGCTCAAACGTGGAGCTCCGCTGCAAGCCTCCGGCAAGCGAAGCAAGCGCACGGCGAAGCTCGAGGTGCTTGATGCCACCTGCGGCGAGGAGGATTGGTATCGAGTCATCGAAGCCTTCCAATTCTCTGGTGTGCCAGCCACGATCGCGGAATCAACGGGGCTGAGCACCGAGCAGGTAGAGCATATTCTGAACCAGGGCATCTGGAGGCTCGAGCTGCCTCCCATCAAGAGCTATTGCACTAAACTTGCCGAGGTGAACAAGAGGCTCAGCAAGCGCAAGCTTCCTACCGTTGCCGAGGTCGAATCCAAACGAGACAGGGACGAGTCCGATCCAGATTTCCAGCAGGCGATCACCGATCGTATCTCCCGGGAAGCCATCGTTGCTTCCAAGGGGCTCGAGATGGCAAGTCTTGCCTCCTCCCTCGTCGCCAAGCTGGTTAAGGACATCGTGGCCAAGGTGGAATCGGGAGAGATCTTCCTCGCGCTCCCACCCGCTCTTGGCCTCGAAGGATTGACCTCCCTCGTGGAGCTGGTCTCTGCTGCAACCCGAGCGAGCTCTACGGCTATCAAGTCGAGCAGGCTCACAGCTGGCCAGCCCACAGAAATTCTTGGTTCCAAGGTTGCTCTCCTGCTCGAGGGGCGCAGCATCTCGGAGCTCGAGCACTTCGAGCGCACCGGACAACTTCCTTCAGGCACCCGGGGCTTCATCGAGGCTCACGCCGAAACCGTGGAGGAAGTCGAAGACCCGGTTGCAGCAGCCCTTGCTCTGGAAAAAGACAAGGTCGGAGCCGCCACGAAGTGAAACCGCTCGACACACTCGATATATTCACGACGAACTTCGAGCGGCAGGGCACTATCTATGCTCCTGCAGTAGCAACCTATGACCCGCTGCGAGATCTCTCCAAGGATAATGAACCGAAGACACCACACGAAGAGAAGCTCTTCGCGCTGAAGACGAAGCTCGCAGCGCGCATCCTCAGACAGATTTATCTGGCGAGAAAGCACCCGCTCGAGTTCTACCGACTTTGCTTCAGGGACGACGAAGGTGCCCCCGTTGAGATCATGGGGTTCCATGAACAGTGGGCGACGTTCCTGCTTCAGAATCGCATTGGCATGATAGAAAGTCCGAGAGACACAGCGAAGACTACTTTCCTTCGTGCGCTCACGCTGTGGTTTTTTGGGAAGCTGCCCAATTGGCGATGGCGTCTCCTATGCTGCGACGACAACACCGCAAGGAAGCGTCTTGCAGCTATAAGGAACGAGATCGAACGCAATGCCTACGTGCAGATGGTCTTCCCGAAGCTCGAGCTGGACAACGACCAGCGCAACGATAAGTCCGTCATCACGATCAAGCGGGACGCCATCCACGTAGACCCAACGCTCGAAGCTTGCGGTGTCATGTCGAGCGGTACGGGATCTCGTTGCGAAGGTCTCATCCTCGACGATATCGTCTCCTATCGAAATGCTCTCGCGCAGCCATCCGAGCGAGACGCAGTCATCAACAAGATGGACGGCGACTGGATGCAAACCTGGCTCGCCAAGATCGGCCGGCTCTGGGATGTATTCACTCCCTGGCACGACGAAGATTATAATTGCACCAAGGCCAAAGCCGGACGCTGGCCGCACATACGCTACCATCACGGTGTTCCAGGAAATCCTTACCACTCGATGTGGCCCTCCCGCTATCCCGAGGAGAACCTCAAGGCAGCCAGGATCGACATGGGAGCCCTTGGATACGCTCGAGCCTACCTATGCCAGCCGCTCTCCAGGGATGCCATACTGGTTCTGCCCGAGCACCTTGCGACATACTCTGCGGCAGATCTCCCCGTCGATATTTTACAGAGCTGCATCGCTGTGCTCTACGTCGACCCTGCCAAGGGTAAGGCGCAGGAGAAGGGCAAGGACCCCGACTATCATGGCGTGAGCATTGATCTGGTCCACATACCTCCGGACAGCGTTACCTATGGGTACCCATTCAGAATATTCAGGGTGCTCTGCCACGGCATGCGCTGCTCCCAGAGCCAGCTCATCTCCTACTTGATTGAGCTCTGTAACATCTGGCGCATCGGCTATCTAGTAATTGAGGATGTTGGGCTCCAGGTCATTCACGAATGGATTCTCGAAAGGAGCAATCAACTACCGCAGATAATCCCAGACCCGGTTGGAAACCTTGGGAAGGGTCTCCGGCTCCAGCGCATCACACCCCTTCTTGACGTTCCAGAGGGAATGAACAAGCTGGTGCTATTCCACCCCGATACCGTACCGAGCAATCCGCAACCCTACTTCGTTTCGATCACGTTGCAAGACGGCTCCGTGATTCAGATAGAGTGCTTCCCCCAGTTGCGCAAGCAGACGCTCAACTTCCCCACGAAGCATGACGACTGTCTGGATACGCTGACAGGCGGACTTTGGTGGATTTACCAGAATCTGATACCCAAGTCCGAGCATCGACGAGCTGAGGGAAGAGTTGCCGTGGAGACCGCGGTGATCAGCATGGGAGAGAGCGATACTCGAGACGAGACGATCCCCCTTGTCCAGCGCATACCCGGCATCATCATGGAGCCTTAAGAGGAGCAATCACTCCTCGACGCAGTGGGGCACACCTGAGCTCCAGATCTGAGACAGCTCCGGCTCCGTAGGCTGTCGCAAAACATCCGATCTCAGAATCCATACCCGGCCGCTCCATGATTTTGTGCGTTGCATCAGCTTCAATCCTCGCACGTAGCCCTTCTGTGGTCGAGTCCTGTGATCTTGCGTCCCACAGATGAAGCAGAGCTGCTCTCCCGAGCGCCGAGTGCTGCTGCCCCCCCATCTGCACCAGTAGTAGACACCCCTCTCCAGGCTCTCCATCTGCAGGCGGGTGAGCTGCTTCGTGACCCTGCGCTTCTGTTTCGTACTCGGAAACAGCTCGAAGAATCTTTCTGTGGGGACGCCGAGCAACTGATGGAACTGCTCCCAATCCTCCTCTGAGAAGGGGGCAGGCAGCGCTCGCAACTTGGCTACACTGGCCGTCCCGGAAGCTATCAGGTAGACGACGATCTGATTCTCGGTGAAGCGAGGCTGCTTCGTAGTCGCATCTCGCACAATGAATTGCATCGGGTGTTTCATTGATTCTCGCTACGTAGCCCACGCAGGTATCTGCCCACAGATGTTGATCATCGAATCCATCTGTCTCTGTGTTGGACTCTCTACTATCGGATGCCAGCCTTTCAACACCTGTCCAGCCAGCGCCTTCAGCCAACCGAGCCTATCCAACACGTCCTCGCCAGAGAACCCCAGTACCCTAGCCAGTTCCGCATGGCCACCCGGCAAGCATTGATAGAACTTGCCAGACGGCGCGAGCCATCCAGTCACCTTCAGTCGCAGTTGCGATAGATCCCGACCACTGCAACGCAGAATCCAACAGCTGCAATGGCTATGAGTACGTATAGCACTGGTTACCTCCGGCAGGTCAATCCGTCAAGCAATGCCGGCTTGCACCTGCGGCGCACGATGCATTGCCAGAGCTTGCCTTTTGGGCCTGCTTCTCTGAGCTCTACGTCCGCGATGTATTCTACCCCTTCAACGAATCGAATACGCAGCAGATCGGGACTCCCCATGTTCAGGCTGTCGAATAATAAACCGCCCGCATCTTCTGGACATGGCGCCTCGACGATCACGGACTTCACCCGGAGACGTTGTCCGCCATCCGGGCGATGCTTGGTTAGTACCTCTGTTATCCTGACAGTATATGTTCCAGGATTCAGATAGCGCGAAGCAGGCCTTCCAAAGCGGCTCTTTATCTCGATCATTGTCACTCTCCTTCCTCGTCTACCTCTTCCTCGTCTCTCCCTCGAGCGACCAGGGCGACGTCACCCCAGTGCCGGGCAACCCGACGCAGGTCGGCCCTGTGCTCCTTTTCCTCCGAGACAATAGCCTCCCAGGCCAGCTCATCACGAGCCCGCGCCACGTTTGAGGTCACCAGGTCTCGCAGCGTGCGCGGGTCGAGAGCATCCAACTCCCAAGATTCATCTCCGAACCTAGCACTATACTCGGCGAAGCGAGCGTCCGTTTCCTTGGCTGGGTTGGGAGGAGGCTGATACTTCTGTACCTGATCCATGTTCAAGGCGATGCGGATAACATCCGTTCCAGCTCCGAACATGGATAGTCGCTCACGAATATCTCGGGTCATGTCGATCCCAGATGGATCGTGATCCAGTGTCAGAGTCAGACTGTCAGCCTCGTATTCACCGATGATCTGATTCGCCTGTACGATCAGCGCCAGCGCATCTTGCTTGAACTTCCGAGGCACGTAGCAGATCTTAGGCAAAGGGAACCTCCTCTACGGCTAGGACACCCACACACCCACACACCCCCCGGCCCCAGGCGCTAGCCTAACCAGGTTGGTGTGTGTTTGTCAACTGGTTTGTTTCTAACTAGCTGATGCTGAGAACGCCGCGTCGAGATTGCAGATCGAGGAAGCGCTGCCGCCAGCCGATGATCGTGTTCGGCTCGATGCAGGAATCGAGCATGCGTCTCACAGCTTCCACCGCACGATCGGACATTATGAGCACACGCTCGGCGAAGCATGCGAGTGGCTCATCTGGAAGCGCTCGGATGCTGAACGAGGTCGGCGCGATTCCAGCGTGGGCGATGGCTACATTCATGATCCATGAGCTGCAGAGAGTGCTCATCGGGTATTCGCGGGCTATCTCCTCCACCAGCCGATGCATTTCCGAGATGTACTCGTTCGGGGCGGGCAGCTCGATCAGGACGACAATCGGCTGTTGGAACAGCTTGCATTGTGCTGCAAGCCCGAGGAACTCCAACTTGCGCTCGGTTCCCTCTCGAGATTCGTCCTCGAGCAATTTCATGAACGCTTCGGAGGTGAGAGCGAGCTGAGCTCTCTGCTCTCCAAGTACCTGCATGGCAGCTTCGATGATAGCTCGCTCCGGCTCGCCCACGAGCCCCTCCAACATCCGTTGCTGGAAGCCAGATCGCAGATCGAAGGTATCCATCTGCAATTTCTTCGGGTCCACCTTCTCTGGATAGAGGAGCTGTGCTTCCGCTGGCTGGATGGACTTGATCTCCGAACCCTTCGGCATCCTGTTGAAGAGCATGCCTAAGATGCACTTCTCGAGGTCCTCGTTGTTTTCCATCATCCCACCTCCACGGTAGGCTGCTTGAGACCAAGCTCGAGCAGCCGGCGAGCTGCACCCTTCTGTGCCTCCGTCGCCTGCGGGTGCGCGAGGATCATCCGCAGGTTCTTCACGCCCTGCACGGAGAGGCGAGTCGAGACCTCGTGCGTGCAGCCCGAAGGCAGCTCCTGCGTTTCCCATGTAGGACCGTAGGTGCGAGTGAGCACCTCGCGAGCGAAGTACTCGTACCACTGCCCGGTGAGGGTGAAGGAATGCTTCTCCTCGAAGAGGGCCTGCGGCTGCCCGAGCTCGGACAGGATCTCCGAGATCCTTTCCCTGGCGATCTCCTGTTTCTTTTCGACGGACAGGGCCAGCCTGGAAGCTTCCTTTGTGATGTCCGGCAGGAGAACCATCACGATCTCCTTCGCGGATTTACCGAGCAGGTCTAGCCTGCGCGTGCCCTCTCCTGCCGCGCGGGCAACCTCTCGGAACTTGGACTTGATCGTCTCGAGCGCGAGGGACTTGTCTCCATCCTTCTGTCCGGAGACGAGCAAGTCGAGCGCTCCCTTGATTGTGTGGTAGTAGTGAACCAGGGTCTCAAACCCTGGTACGGTGACGACGCCATCGTTGAATTCTGACATTTCTTCGGGCTCCTGTTCAGTTCGTGTTCTGGTTTCTGTCGGGAGGCGTCTCGGACGTGCTCTCGAACGGACCGATGTCTCCCAACTCTTCTGCTCGCTGAAGCGAAACGCAGAGATACGCCGCGATGCAATGCAGAGCATCCATGGCCACTCCGAGCGGCAGTACGATGCCGCCGATCTGCAGCTCGCTGTCCTTGCGCGTTAGCAGCAAGCTGAGCAGGGCCGGTGCATTTCCTTCTTCGTGCGCGACAGCATCTCCGAAATCTACGAGGCACGTGAGCTGCTTCGAAGCCTTGGCGTATCTTTGTACTACCGTAGCTTCCTCTTCCAGCTCCCGAGCTATCTGCTTCACCCACTGCTTCAGATGTTCATCGGACTTCATTTAGCTCTCCGCATCCGAGCAGTGAATGTGCTCGGCGATAGTGATCGTGTCATCCATCCAGCGCACCACGATGGGTGGATGTGTGAGGATCCCTGACATCCCACCCACCATGGCTGGTCCAGCATCGCGACCCACAGCGACGGCGAGAAACTTCACTCCGTGGTCTTTCGTCAGACTCTGCGCCATCGATCTCGACAGATCGCTCGTCGTAGCCTCGCCATCCGAGACCATGATAACGTCAGCCTTCCGCATCTCCGATGCTGTAGCCATCGTATCGAGCAGCCGGACGAGAGCAGCATCGAAGTCTGTTCCTCCCGAAGGACTCGCTGAGAGCATCCGCAGCAGTTGCTCTGAGTCCATCTGCCCTCGAGCTACGAGACCCGACTCGAATACCACGGAGCCGTTGAACAGCACAATCGCGAAGTCACGATGCTGCGACCTGGCCTGAGCTAGTAGGGTGAGAGCTACCGCCTTCGCCCAGATATGCTTATCGGCATCCTTCATCGAGCCGGAAATGTCGAGCGCCATGGCGATCGGTCCTCGTTTCAGGGATATCCTATCTCGCGTTGCATACTGTAGGCAGCGATTCTCCAGGTATCTGAGCATGAAGAGGCGGCGATATGCCGGCGTCTGGCGTCCTTTTGCCAGCATGGCGAATTCCGATGGCAGCAGTCGAAGTAGTGAGCCTCCAAGCTCAACGTCGTAAATCTCGCCTCCAGCCCGCCGAACGATCGAACGTGCCGCCTTTTCCGTAGCTTGCTGGATGCGACCAGCCAGCTCGGAGATCTTCCGAAGGACGGAGTCATCCTTGATCCTAGAATACAGCAACCGCAGCTGATCTGGATCTTCCAAGCCTGGCGGTGAGGTACCGTGACCTTGTCGGATACCTAGTGCTTCAGCTGTCCCTCGGATCTCTTCCTGCGCCTGTTGAACAGCTTTGCGTGCACCAGTTGCTGCCCGCCGCATGGCCTGCCGCAGCTTTCCCTCATCGAGCTTTGGATTCTGTTCCATCCCAGAGTACCCTGTTGGATCCTCCTCGGGCAGCGAAGGTAGCTGAGACATGATGGACTCGAGCACCCGCTCCGTTGCGATGCCGGCAGCGAACCCGTTGTTAGCCGTCATCTTGCGCAAGGTCTCCCACTGCTGGGTTTCCGACGCTGCCTTGTGAATCTGCGAGGCCCAGTCTGGGGCACCTTCCCGCGGCTTCAGCTGCTCGTCGAGGTATAGACGAGCATGGAGATCTTCTGCCAGCTTCCCGGCAGCCTCCCGCACCTTGCATCCAGCCTCGGAGATGCGATCCTTCGCAGACTCAGATCGATCGATGTGCTTGTGCCAGAGTCTGTCTGGCCACTTCGGTGTCTGGTAGCAAAGACCTCCCATGATCATTCTCCCTTGGCCTTGCTCCAGACGGACTCTGCTCTGGAGAACAGGCTGTACACCTCGGAGATGCTCAGATCCATAGAGACACTCAGGTCTCCAATGAGACTGTGCGTCTGAGTAGTGTCGAGAGCCGCATCTATCTCACAGATCAATCGGGCGAACTGCACCTCGCTGTTCTCCCACATGGGTTGCTGCTTTCTAGGCATCTCTCATCCTTCCCACAGCTCGCAGATGCGTTCCGTGGCTGCTCTTCTCTGCTTCGTGGACATGATCGAGAAGCAAACGGATACTAGCTGCTGTGCCTGGATGAAGAGCTGCTCGAGCGGCTCCAGGATCTCGGTCTTGTTGGGCATTGGTATCACTTCCTCTCGAGCTGGAAGATGGTGATGTCCTTCGGCTCGAACAGAGGTGGCAGCATGCTCGGTGCCGAATACGCTACCATCTCGGGTAGCACATCCGATATGAGTAGCTCTTCCATCTCGCTTCGAGTAGGTAGCTCATCCGACGGCAGATCGATCTCGAGGTGGTTCACCTCGAAGGTGACGGTGAAAGAGACGATGGCTTTCATGCCCGCAGCCTGAGACCGGAGATCGCCTTCATCGCCAGTTGTGAAAGCTCCCGATGCCAGGCAACGATCCGAGCCTGAGTCTCCCGGGCTCGGTCGGCGGAGCCGTTGGTTGCCGTGTCGATCTTCTTGGTCAGCTCGGTTACCATGTCGTCGAGCTGCTGCAAGATCGGCGAGAGCTTCTTGGTCAGGTCGGGGTCGCCAGCCACCGGACGCTGATCGTAGAGCGAGCGCGCCATGTCCTCGATCTCGATGGCCTCGAGATGGAGCGGGTTCGCCGCAGCAAACACGATCTGCTGTGTGATAGGGATGTCCTCCATCTTGTTCCACCACGAGTAAGCCAAGATGTCGAGGTGCTCCGGTTCGACAGACACCGCTCCTGCCATGTAGGCGCGAGCTCGGATGAGCTTCGCTGCCTGTGCGAAACGGCGGTCGCTAACGTACACGGATTGCTTTCCAGACGTCAGCTCGTGGAAAATCTCGATCGCCTTGGCCTGAGTCTCTCTGGTAATGGGCAGCATCGCCACTTCCGCACGTGCCTGATTGATCTGATCCAATGTGATGGAGGAGACTGACTGCTGCGCAAACTTAGGCAGCCACAGTGACAGTCGGTTGTCATCCGATGCCAGAGGATGCACCTGCAGGCGTAAAGCGAATCTGTCATAGAGTGCATCCAGTGAGGAATCCTCGGGCAGCTCGTTCGACGCACCGAAGAACGTGAGCATGTTGGTCTGGTACACCTGTCCTGCCTCGTGATAGAGGTGCTCGTTGAGCAACGTTAGCAGGCCATTGAGTATGGTACTGTTCGATTTCCAGATTTCGTCGCCGAATCCAATAGTTGCACTGACCAGTGATCCTACCAGGCATCTGCGATACTCACCCCGTTCGAAGGCTTGCAGATCCATCGGGCCGAAGACTTCCTCCGGGGTGGTCGTCTTCGAGAAGAGCTTCTCCCAATAGATTCCACCCGTAATTCGTCTGCACAGCTCTCGGATCAGCATTGATTTGGCGATGCCGGGCTTGCCCAGCATGAGCAGGTTTTCTCCACTGATCAGTGCACACATAGCCAGCCGGATCGCCTCGAAGCGCTCCAGCAAGAAAGCATTCAGCTCGGTCTCGACCTGCAACAGGGCATCTCGTACTTGCATTTCAGCTCATCCAATCGTGGTGGTGATGTTCCACTTCACCAGGTCCGCGGCGACATCCTGCAGCGGATCCTTGATGATGAGGAACAGGGTGATCTTCCCGTCGCCGATCACGAAGCGCAGCGATGACTTGGAAGCGAGCTTGAAGATGGTATCTGCCAGCTTCATCGAAATCAGCTGGGTCGCAATGTCAACTGCGAGACCCTTAGTTGGCACTTCCCATTGTTCCATCCTGCTGTCCTCCATAGCAGAAGCGACGAGCAGCACCTTTTTGAAGCCCAGGCCGGCGTACGCGAGCGAAGTCAGTGTCTGCAACTTCGCGTCCACAACCAGCGGGGGCGCAGGCGGCGGCATGAACATCGGAGGCGGCGGTAGCACCAGCGGCGCTACCGGCATGACAGCCGGCAACACGGGAGCCGGCGTAGAGATGCTAGGCAGCGGCTGCGGCATCGGCAGCGGCGTCGGCATCTGCATGGACATCGGTACCGGTGGCAGTGGCTGTGGCTGAGGCAGTGGTGCCGATGCCAGCGCCGACATGTCTGCTGGAGGCGGGAGCGTCTTTGGAGGCAGCGGCGCCTTGCGAGACGTGGGTGTGAGGCTCAGCATCGTGTTGACTTTATCCTCCAGCGTCTGCAGAAGCTGGAGCGACTTCTCCATGCCGGCGCGCGTCGCCGACTTGTAGAAATTCGCCCGCTCACGCAGGGAGGCGTAGGTCTCGAGCCTGGTCTGGAGCGTCGAGCGGCGAGGCTCTGTCGCCTCGAACTTGGCGAGCTCGAGCTCGAGCTCCTCGAGCGATTCGGCCAAGGAATCCGCGGCGATGTTCTGCACGACGGAGACGTGCTCGGGCTGCACCGCAGCGATGATGAGGTCGATGCCGAGCTGGCTCAGGAACTGACCGAACTGCTGCACCACGTCGAGGCGCTGCGGTGGACACCAATACACTCGACCGTCCGATCTGACCTTGGCGCCGAGGCATTTATCGGAGAGTAAGTACTGACGGATTGCATCCTGCCAGTCGTCGCCTGTGATCTTCCCCCTGAATCGAACCAGCTGGTCGCGCACCTGCTGTGCGATTCCATGCTCACCTACTACGACGGACGGACTCGTCTTCGACCAGCCCACACTGAACTGATGGTCGTGTCGCAGGCGCTGCTTCATGGCGACGAGGTCTTTGCCCGTGACCTCACACGAGACAATGCCGTACACGATCTCGCCCGCGGACTTGGAGCAGAAGACTTCCTCGAGCTTGATGCCCTGCTTCTTGAGCTCGCGACTCCTCGCTACTCTGTCCACTGCTCTCATCATGGCAGTGTAGTCACCACGATACTGAGGGATCTCTTTGACATCCCAGCCGTGGCTGGCTGCCATCTTGGCGGCATCATCTGGATCCATTGGGCTGAGGCCACGACTCCGAGAGAACACGAACGCTCCATCCTTGTAGGTCAAGCTTTCCATTGTCTCTGGACTCCTTCAGCTCTTGCATAGAGCTGTATCCTGTTAGGGATAAAATCACATGATCGAGTAGCGGAATACCAAGTACCGCCCCCGCTTCCTTCAGGCGTGCCGTCAGGTTCTTGTCTTCATCGGACGGCGCTGTATTTCCAGATGGGTGATTGTGAACCGCAATTACCCCAACTGCGTTCTTTCGGACAGCCTCTCTGAACACATCCCGAGGATGCACGGTCACGGAGGTGGCTGTACCCATAGCTATTAGAGTCTTGGCCAGCACCACGTTCTTGGCATCGAGCGATAACACCACGAAGCATTCCTGTACGGAGAATACTCGCCGAGGGATCACTGGACGAGCAACTCGAGCCGCCTCGTGTGCCGAGTTACAGATCTGCGGTACGCGCTTCATCGCGGCTTTCCTAGCTTCTCGAAGAGTGCATCCTTCGACGTCTTCTCTCCTACCCTCTCGAGGAACTGAGTGTACCCTACCAGCAATCCATACGGTGGCTTGCTGACTGTACCATCGGCATCGATCCGGAAAGATCCCTGGCGCGTGCTCTCTCTCGCATTCACCATCTGCCACACATCACCCTCGATGTGGCCATCCGCGTATTCCTTGTCATCCACCTCGATGAAGTATCTCTTCCCGTCCCACTCGTAGGTGTTGGATGACTCTGTCATTCGCAAGCACATCTTCTTCCATCGATCCAGGACATCTCCCACGAGAGCAGTACATGACCAGCCCATTATATCTTCCCCTTGATATCATTCTTGTCGAGCCATTCCAGGAACTCGATCGGGTATACCAGCCCACTATTATCACAAGGTGCCTTCGCCACCTCTAGTTTTATCCTGGCAAGACAGTGTCTTGTCAGTGTGTACATATAGAAGTTCGAGGGCGCTATCGGTTCTACGAAGTAGATGCATCCAGTCTGCGCCACAAAGTAAAAGCAATGATATGGTAGCGGCATCTATTATATCCTCTCTGCTGCTCTGAAGGCAGCTATCCAGGCCTTCTTGGATGTCTGTCTGAACCCTGTTGCCAGGTGAGTTCGGCATCCGTCTATCCAGCGCTCGACTCGGAAGAAGAACGGTCGTCCGGAATGCTCCCGTCCGATGACGATTGCTAAGTGAGGTCGACGACTCATCTCGGTTTCACTTCTGTCTCTGCCTTGAAGAGCAGGACAGCGATAGCCCAAGCAGTGGACTTGCGTCGTTGGTTCAGGATGTCATCCGGAGTCAGCTGATACTCCGGTGTGCCTATGAACTCGAGGATCTCATTGCAGTAGTAATCCTCGGCATCGTTCAAGAAGTCCTCGACACGTTGCAGTCTAGCTCGATGTATTGTCTTCTGCAGATCGCATGCTTCCTGCAAGATAGCCTGCTTCAGTTCCTCTTCCAGTCTGACTAGGCCCTTCTTCTGCATCCTGCGTTGCAGCTCGACACCCACCTCGGTACGAGGAAAGACCTTCATGTGAGCTCCACTCTGGTCAGACCCAGCATCTCCTGCAGCTTCTCGAGCCTCTTCTGGTATTTCTTCACGGCGCTCTCCGGGCAACCACAGCGACGCTGCGCATGTCCGTACCAGCCACACGAGCATGGGTTGGCAGCTGCGATGATCATCGTAGGTCTTGCTGGGGTATTTATCGCATTGCCAGAACAGTGTACGATTGCCTTCCCTTCCCGTAAGATCACCGCCACAGCCTCAATCGTCTGCCGAGCGAACTCGGGTAGCTCATCAAGGAAGAGGGTTCCCCCATGCGACAGCGAGACCTCTCCCGGATGCTTGGCATTGCCCAGCATCCCCACCGTCGAGCAGGTGTGATGCGGCGCCCGGAGTGGGGGCGCCTGCAAGTAAGGCCTGTTCTCATCGAGCAAGCCAGCTCTGGAATGGATGAGCGAGGACTCGAGCCGTTCTTCCTCCGAGCAAGTATGCACTGCAAGTCTGCGAGCGATCATCGTCTTCCCAGATCCAGGATGCCCGACAAGCAAAACACGCCGAAGTTCTCGCTTCCGAAGCTGGATGAGAGATACAAGTACCTCCTGCGGCAGACCCTCATCTCCTATCGGAGATGCTGCAGCTGATAGCCTGTCATCCACTGTCGAGACATAAGGTATTCGCTCCTTTGCTGGAGCCAGGATAGAAGTCATAGGGTCTACTTCAATCCCCGGTATCTGGCTAGCCTCGCGTAACGAGCGCGAGGCAACCATCAGCTTGGCTCCCGATTGCTTGGCTAGCAGAGCAGTGCAAAGCACACCCCTCTCTGGCCGAACCTTGCCATCCAGCATGAGAGACCCCATCGCAAGCGTCGGCGATTCCACCTCCACGCCTGTCAGATAGAGCGCCAGAGCCAGATCATCCTGTGGTTCAGCAAGCTCTGTAAGCTCTGCACCCTCTGAAGTCGACCCTTTGAGAGACCTCCATCTCCGATGGCCAGTCACGCTGTGTAGTACAGTCTGCTGCTCCTTCGATTGCACATCGAGCAACGAAACCGGTACTGCCCGGGCGACGATCCCCTTGAAGTGCACAGCATAGATACCAGGGCTTCGCCCTTGGCTTCCACTATTCGTCGTCATCGTCATCCTCCTGAACGTAGAGAGCATACTCTCCACCTACAGACTCGACAGTTCCATCTCCCTCGCATCTGTTGCAATCCGGATATGGCAAGTCGGAGGTGTTACCCGAAGGTTCCCAGAAGAACTTCTTTCCTCGGGTGTATGGTTCATTGCCAGCCAGCTTGACAGCTTCGAGATACTTGGCAGTCAGCTCCTGTGGCTGACTTGGCTCCCCTGCCGCACCCGTCCACTCTACCAGCCTGCCATGGCAATGGCAGTCGTGGTCGGTAGTGTTCAGATTCCTGGGTCCGTACTCCAAGTTGAATGTGTTACCGTCCTCGTCGTCGAATGAGTCCGGCCAGTCCGAGCCCCCTTCGGGGACAAAGATGATCATGTGCAAGCGTCGCGGCGACAGGTCCCGAACGATGGCGGACAGGTCATCATCCCAGTCGACGAAGTGCGTATCCGTTGCATCCAGGGCACCCGAGATGCCATCGATCGAAGGACTGATCTCGGTGAACTCGTAGCCTCCACAGTCGAGATCGTATCCGAACCCCAGCTCTTCGAGTCTCTCCTTTGTGTAGGTCATTTGAACCCTTCTGCCTGGCAGTGGGCAGCTCGACCGTCCGAAGTCACGAACATCTTCGTCTCCATGTCGAACTTGATCGGTACCAACCTAGCCGGCACTCGTTCGGCTGGGTAGCCGATCTTGTTGGCATGAACCAGATGCTCGAGATATCCTTCTCGTCGCTGCCGTTCGATTTCCTCTACCGCCTCGGCTGGCGGCAGTCCCTCGAAGGACATGTACTTATGGACTGTTCCAACACCAGCAATCTGATGTGGATAGACACCGATGTTGAACTTCGTTGGGTCGCAAGGCTGGGCCACACGGACACTGATTGTCAGCCACTTGCCGTCTGGCGTCAGATATTCCCAGTCGTGCTCTCCATCGTAGGAGAGCTTCCAGCGGACGGTAAAGCTCATAGCTCATACTCCATGTCCAAAGAATAGAGCAGCGCCTCCCAATCACGCTTGCTCATGTCGGGTTCTTTCTTCTGGATGTACTCGAAGGTCTCGGCATAGTTCATGCCGAGTCTAAACCGGCAGACCGAAGAGATCAGCGAGGCTGCATACAACCTATTGCCAGGCTTCTTCTGGGCTACGATCTGTACAGCTTCATTGAGTGTCACAGTTCTCCTCGCAGCTTCAGCATGTGTTCGAGTGTCCTCTCGAACCCATTGGCATTGAAGTATTCGGCGGCTTCTATCTGTGATGGATATGACACGCTGACATACTCTGGATTCCTACTGCGTTCGATCTCGGTAGCCAGCTCGAGGACAAGCTTGGCTTCGAGATTGTCAGCATCGGCCAGGTACAGGTCATCAGCATGGATTTGAACAGCGCCAGTCTTGAGGCGTTTCCTACGAATGGTATTTGCCGGATTGCTGGGGTTCATTCTAGCTCTCCACCAAGTCTTCATCGCCCTCGTACATCGAGCCCTCTTCTATGCCTCGCTCGTACTCCTCGCTTCGAGCGATAACAACAGCGCGCTTGACCGGAGAGCGCCTGCGACCGAGAGATACAGAATCATACTCGTACTTGAGACCAAGGCGTTGCTGCCTACCCGTCAACTTGGCTTCCCGATTCAACTTTTGACAGATAGCAGATGCTTCTTCCTCGCTATCGTAGCGTTCTTTCAGGCGTCGCGAACGACCAGGACAGGGTTCAAGTCCATCAGGCCAAGCTGGATTTTCTTTCCACCAAGTACGACGGAAGATTTGATACTTCATCGACATGGCATCACAGCTGTCGAATCCCACTGGTCACGATGCCAGCCAGCGATCAGCATGATGTCTCTGGGGTTCCCGCGACCAAGCCAGGATGCGGCTGTGGGTCCTCCTCGGAGAAGTGCTTCCGATAGTCCAGCTCTGCCTTTCCAATCACCACCCTGGCAAGGCACATCCACCGAACACTATCCATTCCCATCCTGGCTTCCAGCTCCAGGGTTCGGCGAAGCCTAACGGCTCTCTGAATCAGTACGAGCAGTACCTCTCCCAATGCTTTGTAGAGCACCTGAGTGTTCATGATGTAGGTGTAGCAATCGTACTGCTCGTCGTTCGGTTCGTGCTTCATCTTACCTTCCATGCCAAGATGCACTTGGACAAGCTGATCCAGAGTCTTACAGCCTCATGCCTGGAGACATGCCATGATCGGCAGCCTATCTTGAGCAGTAGACGAGACTGCGTTTGCTTTCTCTCAAGACGAAGGTTCCTGATAGCCAGCATCTACGTCCTCACCGGCATGATGATGGAAGTCAAGCCATCGTACGAGATCGAGACTGGGTCGAGTGGTCCGTTGAACCCGAACGTCACATCGACACCACCATACCTCGGCAGTGCAGACAGGGCATCGAACACATAGGCAGCGTTGAAGCGCTGCTCTACAGCTTCTCCAGAGCCCTTCAAGCAGGTACCAATCTTGATCGGCTTGCCTACACACTTGGTATCCAAGCCCTCTGACTTCACTGGTACGGCAAGCAAGTCATCGCCCCTGATGATAAAGTCGACGAACTCCAGCTTGCAGGCCGCTCTGAGCAGCTGCACGTTCTCGAGCTTGGCGATGACGTTGCATTCCGCCGGCACTACCTGATTCCAAGGTGGGAAGCGCATCTCTGGCACACGTTGCTCCAGCAGCAACGAGCCGACCTCCACACGTAATGAGCCATCCGAGAATCCCACGATGCTGAGGTCCTGCTCCCGGCGCATCGCCCGTAGCATTGCAGGCAGCATCTCGATTGGAATATTGGGAATATTTGCTGGATCGTCAGGGGTCGAAGCTGGAGCGAGAGGGCTCGGGTTCGGGACCGTGAACGACAGCTGTGACAGCCTCGCCATGTGCAGGCGATGGCCATCCGTTGTGACAGCCAGGTATCCTTCCGGCTGCAGATCGAGATGCACAACACGGAGGTGTCTCCGAGTCACGTCGTTGCTGGCAGCCAGCGAGACAAACTCGAGGCCTCGTAGAAGTCGCTGAGTTCCTTCTCGGGTTCCATCCGTCTGCACGATCTTGTACTTCTGCTCTCCCATCGAGCGTTGCAGCGGCAGCCCCGTCAAGACCTCGATACCACACTGGACAGTTGCACCATCCTTGGTCAACACGAGTGGGGCGTCGCAGCACGCTTCCTTGGCCAGCCGAGCTAACCTACGCAGCTGCTTACCTGGCACACTGAACTCCGGGATAGGCAGCTCGCACGCTGAGCCACCGCACTCGGCATCGATCTGTGTCGATGAGAGCAAGTCGGCATGCATGGTAGTGAGCTTGACCTTTTGGGTATTTGCCACATCGCCTTGGGTATTTGCCACACCTTCCAGCACCGAATAGCAATCGATCAGAAGCTGTACGTCATCCGAACATCCGAGCAGAGTCAGTGTCTCATACAGCACTGCTGCACTCGGGAACTTGATTTGACTCATCTAGAATTCTCCTTCCAAGCTAGCCCGCTGGCAAGCCTTGCACTTGCATCTCCGGATATACTTCTTCGCCACCATCCATGCTTTCACCGATGTGAACCCAATGCGCTCGGGGTTCATCCATCCGATGAACTTGCCGTCAACATCCTCGACCATGAACGAGGTATATCCATGGGCAGGATGGAGCACGTAGCTCGAGTCATCCACAGTGATCTCGATGTCGAGCACGTAGGCTTCCGAGCCATCCCCCAGCTTGGCAAAGAACCCATCGGCGGCATCTCTCATGGCTCTACCAGCTCACCAGTAGCAACAGAGTACACTGGATAGGGAGCCTTCTCGTCTTCGAACCACGAGGCATCGAAGCAGTAGCACTTGTTGTCGGCAAATGCAGCATGGTCTACCTCTCCGAACAGATCCTTCGGCAGCTCGAGCGGGGAACGTAGGTGGCAGGCACCCGGAGCGCATGGACTGCAGAACTGCGCGTATGTGAAGTACGGCGACTTGATGATGAAGATGTCACCCTGTGAGTCCGAAGTTGCCTTGTACTCTCCGTCGTCGATGAACTCGCAGATGGGCTCCTGGTCCTCACGAGCTGCTTCGAGCCCATCATACAACTCCTCGCCGCACGAGCAAGTCATAGCTGGATCGTCGACATCGATGCCAGTCTCCAGCTCATGCTCCTTCTTGCACTTCGGGCAGTTGAGGGTGACTCTGTCTGGATACTCGGTCTCGGATGAGTCACACCAAGCCTGGCACACATCATTCAGCGGGATGACTCCATACCTGATGCCAGCCTCGACATCCCTGTTGATAGTCGGAGTCAGAAAGGCATAGTTGATTCCGGGGTTCGTTGTCATCTAGCGTTCCCTCCCTTCGAGGATGTCATAGCCCACCCTGGCTACCATCCAGACCATGATGATCGAGGCCATGGGCCAAGCGACAACTCGCAATATGTCGATGAAGCTGTACATCGAAGGCCTACTCGAGCACGATCGGCACGAGGGTCGAGCCCAGGACGGGGATGGGCAGACCGTCGTAGCCCGTCGAGACGTACGAGGTGAGGATGGAACTACGCGCGACCCTCTCGTACTCCCGGGCGTACCCCAGGAACCTAGCAGCCTTGGCGAACCAGCTCCGACGGACGATGCCGCTGACCTTCATCCCTCTCGCCTGGCAGTACGTGGCCCACGTCTGGCAGACCGAGGCGGCAGCGAGGCAGNCCTCCCGGGCAGGCAGCTGGCGACCCTCTCGCAGGGTCGAGCATGCCTGCCGCTGAACCTTCGTCTCCTCCGGAACCTCCGGGATGAACGCCGCCGGCACCTTCCGGTTCGCCCGGACGATGGCAGCTTGCGGCATACGTGACGTACGCAGATTGATCTTGAGTCTTGGCCCGGACTTCGTATCGACGACGAAGACGTTGGACAGGGCGGTGGCGAACGGGTTGTGCATTGAAGATCTCCTTGCGGTTGGTTGCAGAATCCAACTGACCTAGCACAGAAGGTAGCCAGAAGATCTCTGGCCTTCTCTGTGCACTCTGAGTCGGTTTTCTAGTCGGGATGGTCGGATTCGAACCGACGGCCTCTTGCTCCCAAGGCAAGCGCGCTAGACCTGGCTGCGCTACATCCCGAGAGATGGCCAGCTATACCCTTACCCTAAGTGGACTCGGAGGGAATCGAACCCTCATCCCAGGCTTGCAAAGCCTGTCGTCTCCCATTGACATACGAGCCCAAATGCTCAGGCAGCAATCAAGGAAAGATGAACGAACCCGAGAGCTGGCGGGTAATCTTTCCGCCAGCATACAGGGAGACCTCCGGGACTCCCTGGACGGCAGTCAGCATAACCAAGAAGGAGCCGGACCGAGCACTGACCTGGGTAGAGATGGCAGGTGCCGCACCAGCCCATCGCAGGTGCCGCATGGAAGGGATGTCTGCCTCGTACTCCAAGCAGGTCGAGGCTGAGGTCGTGTCCGTGGTCGACTCTATCTCGAGGTGGCAGTCGACCTCGCGTGATCCCTCTGGGAGGTCCACCATGAACTCGAGCTCGAGCCCCAGGATGGTTGACGTCGAGGTCGCGCCATCCCAGGTTTCCGTGATCGAGAGCTGGATCGAGGCCGGGTCGGCGAGAACATCTCCGTACGTGATGGAGACGCTTCCGGGCTCGTCGGCAGGGTCGCAGCTCGTGCACGTGAACACGCAGATGCTGATAGAAAGGACGAGATAAGCGATAGCACCGATTCTGATTCCCATTTTGTAGCTCTCCTTCTCCAGAGTATCACTCTGGCTTGTTGGTCGACAAGGATCTATCTCTATGCGCGGCGGGAGGTCTAGCGGCGATCTTGGGGGTCGGCATCCGTGAGGTTCGCGCCGACGAGGTCGGCATCCGTGAGGTTCGCGCCGCGGAGGTTCGCGCCGCGGAGATTCGCGTCGCGGAGATTCGCGTGGCGGAAGTTCGCCCCCTCGAGGTCCGCGCCCACGAGGCTCGCGCCGCCGAGGTTCGCACCGGCCCTGACGGCCCCCTCGAGGGCCTCGCGCGCGCACAGATTGGAGTCGGAGTGGTGCAGCACCGCCCGGGTGTGGCGGTGCAGGATGTCGGTGGGAGATGGCTTCATCTTCGCTCTCCTCTGCCGGCTCTCGCCGGCGGTTGGGCCGCGCCCCGGGGCTCGCACCCGGGCGCCGCTTGCGCGCGGCGGGATTGTGGGCTATCTCCTATCCTGGGGGTCGGCCGCGAGGAGCACCTCCTCGATCCAGCCCACCTCATCCTCGTCCATGGCAAGCTCCCTCGCACTCAGCTCGAGGAGCTCCTCCAGCTCCTCGAGCTCGCTACTCGACGCCCCATCGGGCGACAAGCAGGCCCCCGTCTCGAGCGTCAGTTGACGCCATCCGGCGGCGAGGGCCGCCGGAAAAATATTGAGGCGCAGGCAGCGCCCGCCTGTGAACCCATTTGTTTTCTCCATTTCCCTCTCCTCCGCCGGCGAGAGCCGGCTGCTGTTAGGCCGCGCCCCGGGGGCGGAGCGGGCAGCGGGCTGGCCACCGCACCTGGCCGGCAGATGTGCATGTACGTCATCATTGGAAGTGTCCCATCCTGCCAATTGGCAGGCGATTACATGGTGCTAGCTAGGCTTACGTGACAAGATGGCACGATTGCCAGTGTCCCACTTTTGGGACACTGTGGCAGGATGCCACACTACGTGCCAATCTGGCAAACTGGCTTGCTATCCTTTGCTATCCTGTTGAAATCATGGCAGATTGCTGGCTATACTCCGGCAGATACCTACAGCGAAAATCTTGGCAGGAATCCACCAGAGTGTCCCAAAAATGGGACAGGTGTCCCAGAAGTGGGACACTTTATTCAGGGTAGTGTCCCAGAAATGGGACACTAGGAACTAAAGCAGCTTAACTAGGCGAGACTCCGCCGCTTTTGCGACGAGCTTGGACTTGCCCCCGCGCCTTGCACGCTTGCCCCGACGAGCGGGAGGCTTAGCCTCCGGAATGGGACGCGGAGCCGGCGAGGTGAGCGCTCCGAGAGGCCCCTGATTACACTGGTTCACGTGGTCGCGCAGGTCGTGCGTCAAGTCGAGTGAGGTGGGCTCGACTGTGCCACGACCGAGCTCCATGATTTGCGCCTCGGTCCGGTAGGTTACTCCACCTTTCGGAAGCTGTGGGATGAAGGCCCGGGCCGGACCCTGGGCGCGGATGCGAGGCGCGAGAGCGTGCTCGGTTTCCGTGGCTTTGCGAGCCGTGATAACAGCTTGAGAGGACGCAGACCGCGCTCGAAGTTGACGGGCGGAGATGGCCTCGGCAGCTGAAGGGGAGTCATCGTCGGTCTCCCCGGGGAGTCGGACGGACGGGATACGACCCTCCGGAATTCCGAGGATGTCTAGGTAGCGGCGTATCCCACGCCCACAGGTTTCGAGGTGGGCGCGGACGACCGTGCCGTCGGAGTCAAGCTCCTGAATACGATAGGCTGTTGGAGCGGTGAGACACTCAACCTCGCGAGGTTGAGCTACGTCCTCGAGAGCGCGAGCCGAGCGGGAGAGCGAGAGCGCATCCTTTCGTCGGGAAGCATCGCGCAAGGCGTCGGAGAGCTCGGAAGCGTAAACGCTGGGTAATTCGGCGCGAATCTCGAGGAGCTTGGTACCTAGCTCGGTACCAATCTCGAGAGCTCGCTTGCGATTGATAAGCATCCGTCGTTCCTCCAGTGTGAGGCTCGGACAGCCGAGCCCCATATCTGGGGGAAGGATGGTGCTACTTCACCGAACCGGAATCGTTCGCGGTCAGCACGGTGTCGAGGACGGACTTGGACGCCTTGGTGCGCCTCGTGGTCGTCTTGGGCTCGGACTCGTCGTCCTTCTCGGGGGTCGCCTTGACACCGGCGAGGACGGCCATGGCATCGTTCAACCGGCGCTTGGCCGTGGGGGTCATCTTGCTGACGATAGCTGCCCTCTCGAGGACCAGGTCGTGCTCCTGCTTGGCCTGCTCGGGCGCGAGGCGCCTGGCGATGGCCAGCTTGATGCCACCCTCCCATACGCCGTACTCGATACGCTCGGACCTCAAGTCCTTGGACGCACGCCTGGCCTGCATAAGCGCGATGTCGTTGCTGATGAGCTGCTCGGGGGTCTGCTTCGTTGCCATGGTGATTCTCCTTGTTGGGTACCTGAGTACCCAGTTGTTAACTCGGTGTCCAGCACCGACTGGTATCCATCACAATCGTGATGGATACCCATCGAAGCTAGCTCCTCCTGATGCCCACGGTGTCACCGAGGCGACCACCGCGGGGCTCGGGGGCGAAGCGCGCCCGGGTTGCCGCTCGCTCCTCGCGGGCGATGTCCTCGGCGGCGGTGTACGCCGCCGCCTCGGCGTCCCCCACCACTGCGCGGTCCATCACGCGGGGGGCGCTAAGTGCATCGAGCCCCCAAAACGCAACGTCCAACGGGTAGGACGGGCGGTAGGACGGGCGGTAGGACGGGCGGTAGGACGGGCGGGTAGACGCAGCACCCGAGGACAGCGCGCGGCGCCTGGCGCGCACACCACGGACACAGTCCGCGGCGCTTCTCGCCAGGTATCCAGCGCTCATAGCAACGAAAACACCGAGAAGGACTGTGAACATAGCTAGAGCTCCTTGTGCTGTCTGAGGTCGCGGTGCCCGGTGTCCGAGTCGCGCTTCTCAGGTTCGCAGAAAAAACCTTGCAGGTTCCTTGCCAACTTTTTCGTCGACGCTAACCCTGCGAAATTGTTTAGGAACCCACGCACCTTGGGGTCTGCAAACCCCAGCTTTTGCCTGGTCACTCGAGTTGCCAGGTGGCGACTCTAGCCCAGTCTGTAGGGGGGTGTAGGTAAAATTGGGGGTTGGTGTCCTTCTCGGGACGCGAGGAGGTACCCCCCTCAAATATAGAAAAAAATGGTCCATAGAAAAAAATGGTCCATAGAAAAAAATGGTCCAGGTACAAAAACGGAGCTTCGACCCAGGAACCCATTTCACTCGCAGCTTAACCCAGGTATCTGAACCAGTAGAACCGCTCCTACCAATGAAGGGGGCCTCTCCCGAACTCTGAAAATAAAGTGTCGGCCCCCGAAAAAATTCATTGACTTTTATGTGTGCATCGTACATAAAGGGAGAGACTTCAGAACCTCAAAAACAGAGAAAGGTCCTAACACCAATGAATCCCGGCGACAAGCTGTACACCGTTCTCTTTCCGATCGATTCCGTAGATGCTCAGCAAGGCGAGGCGACCGTGACCAAGGTGACCGAGAAGCGGGTCTACCTCGAGCACAAGAAGCTTGGGGCTCTCGGTCCCTACGAAGCGAGACCCTTCTCGCTCAGACAGGTCAACTATCTCCCGCTCTTCGAGGGCGGCGTTGGGGGCGGGTTTCCCACTACGCTTGCAGCCATCCGTGGCGCACTCGTCTTCCTGCACGAGGAAGCGGAGGAGCTCCAGAGCAAGCTGGAGCTCAACCAGCGTCGCCGCGTTCAGCTGGAGAAGCTCCGCAAGGAGGCGTTCGACAAGGAGGTCAGTCCGTGGGTGGAGATTCTTGAAGCCCACCCCACCCGCTGCCAGGCAACAGCGGAAGCTGCACAGTGCCTGCTCGCGATCGGCCACGATGGCGATCACGACTTCCGTCCCGATCTGACCGAAGTGCAGCACAAAGCCCTCGCCACTGCAGCAGGCTGGTCGGCCGCCGATGATTCCGATCTCGAGAGGCGGTAGATGCAGAAGAGAATGAAGAGGTCCTACCTGGACGAGAACGCGCTCGAGACCGAGCAGCGCCGGCAAATCTTCAATCGCTCTGCCAAGGCTCACGTGGCCAGGGCGCTGGAAACGGCTCAGGGCAATATCCCCGAAGCCGAGCTACCTCGCGCGAAGCGGAGCCTCTTCCAGGCAATACGGGATACCCTCCTCGGTCACGAATCGGTGCAGCAGAAGCTCGCTCGCGCTCGCAAGCAGCCGGCCCCGCTCGACAAGGGGCGGAAGGCGAAGCGGTCCGGACCGAGCACGCTCCGGAAGCTTTGGGCGATCCGCGGTCGCAGGTAAGGGAAGTAAAGAAGATGCCCACAGATACGTTCTCCTATAACAGAGGTACGTTCTTCTATAACGGTATGTTCTTCTATAACGGTATGTTCTTCTATAACGGGAAGGGAGTCGACATCTCCAAGTGCACCAACACAGCACAGGTAGCTGGTTGCATCAACGCGGCTGACGTAGGATGCTACGCTTCCGTGGACGAGACTGGGTGCATCAGGCTCAGTGCATGGTCTTCCTTGCTTGGGTTTCGGATTAGACTTGAATCTGCCACCAAGTTCATCGAGCTTCCTAAGACGGAACTCCCGGAAGACTACCTGATGTTCTCTGAGACCGGAGACGGCATCGCCAAGTTGTTCCCGCCGGTGCTGGAGCTCGATGGCGTGGCGCTCGCCTCGCTGGCTCAGCGGCTTCCTGGCCACTGCAAGCGATGTGGGCTGACTGCCTGCTCGCATCCGAGAACCTCTCGCAACCCACATCGATAGAGAAAGAACATGCGCCCAACCTTTGATCTTTCCGAGCAGCCTCGCATCTACGTCGAGGAAAACAGCTGCTCGTGGGAGGATCGTTTCCGTGGCAAGTTCCAGGATGATGTCCAGCGTGGCGTCATCACCATTTTCGACGACGAGGAGATCTTCGTCGACGTGCTCAAAGAGTCAATCGTTCAGCCCCTCGTCATCGAGGAGCCGACCAAGATCCTCGATGACGAGGAAGAGAAAGAGGACCTCTCAAAATGAAGCTCGGAAAGAACCAGAGAGATCTGGCCAAGTACCTCCTGTCCAAGCATCATCGGGCGTTCGTTCCCGTGAAGGCCGCACAGTTCGAGCGCATTGCCAGCGTCTGGGTTAAAGACGGCTACTGCGAGCTGAACGGTTACAACGCTCCGGGACTTTATCGGCTCACGTCCGTGGGTCGCGACAGCCTCTCGGAGGCGCTGTCCAAGAGAACGGGAGAATAAAAGATGCGGCTGCTACCACCAAGGAATGATGGCGAACCCGGTAGGCTCGAAGAGCTGGACGGCCTCGACGACACTATCGATCCGGACGACCCGGATTTCGAGAATATCGATCTGAGCGATCTCGAGAATACCGACGAGGACTGAGGAGAGCCCCCATAGTGTCCTGGAAGCTCACACCCAACGACGCTGCAGGTACATACCAGGTTCACGTTGACCTGGGAGTACCCGGAGTTGGGGACCTGGTACTTACCTTTACCGCAGTCAACGGACGTGTACTTCTGCTGAAGAGGTCCTGTTCGAGACTCTGGCCTACCGAACAAGAAATCGAGCAAGCTCGCAAGCTGGTAGTCGAGTACCTGCACGAGCAGTACAGGAGAGATGTAAAGTGACCAAAGCCAGCACTGCAGATATTGACGAGGCTACCCTCCGTAGGGCCTCCAAGGACGCCTTTACGAAGGAGTACGCCAGCAAGAAGACGGCTTACGTGGCGCTGCCCGAGAACATCTATCTGGTCGACAACCCCAATCACCCCACCCTCGGGCATCTCTTCGATACCCGAGCGGGTGACAAGTTTGACGAGGATGTCGTCAAGACTTTCATGGCGATCGGGTGTACTACACCCATCGATTGCACAAGGGCGCCGGTGCCCGTCGATGGCTGGAAGGAGCCCCCCGCCGGCATGCCCGTATGCGTCTATGGTCGCTGGCGAGTTATCAACGGTCGAGAAGCCAACCGCAGGATTCGCCTCGCCAACCCGGGAAAGCCAGATGCGGAGCTTCCCCTTGTTCTCTTGCCGTTGACCTACGACAAGGATGACGCGGATACCCAGTTTGTCCGTCTCATCGTCGAGAATCTACACCGTCACGAGGAGAGCGACTTGCAGAAGGCAGAAAAGCTCGTGGAGCTTCTACGCCGCAACCAAGGCAACAAGCGGGCAGCGGCGACCGTGTTCCGGATGTCCCTGTCGACGGTGGAGAACTACATCAAGCTGCACGCGCTTCCGGAGGTGGTGAAGCGTGCCATCCGGACAGGGAAGATCTCCGCTTCCGGAGCCCTCGAGCTGTCCGGGATGGATAGCGGAGATGCCGAGAAAAAGCTCAAGGAGCTCACCAACGACGGTAAGGAGCGATGCTCGCTGGGAAAAGTGCGACGCTCCGTTGGGAAACTGAAGGCTCCCGCCAAGAAGGAGTTAGTCTCCAAGCTGGATAGCATCGCCGAGCGAGTCACACCCGCGTGTCGTGCTCGGATGGCTTCCTTCACCTTCAACAACCTGGAACAAAGTTCCCCGGACTTCCTGGCTGGGATCCTCTACGGAGCTCGCTGGGCTCGTGGAGTGAAGTGAGGCAACAAAAATGCGCCGAGCTCACAAATGCATCTGCCTGATCGGGACCGTGGTTCTTGCAATCGGCATCGTGCTCGAGCTGCTACTCGACTCGTGGTTGATTACCGGGTCGTTGTTCTTCGGCGCCTATCTGCTGGGTTGGGGCCTGGCGGGCTGGCGGCTGGCTGCACGACACGGAGCTGCGAAGCGAGGTAACCTCGAGCTCGAAGACGGATCTGTCCTCGGATGCCAGTCGCCTCGAGTGCTCTACCAGTCGCCCGATTACGAACGCTACGTGGACCAAGCTCGGGAGTACTTCAAGTGAGCCGAGAGAAGAATGGGGGGCAGCTATGTAGCATCATGTGTATCTTCCAGCAGCCGGAAGGCTCGGAGAATGATGGCTGGTGGGATGGCCCGGGTTGGTACTTCCCCGACGAGGCGGAGCGACTTCACGGGCCCTTTAGCTCCCTTGAAGAAGCTTTTCAAGCACAATGCTGCTACGCTAAGGAACTTTTGTAAGGATGCCTAGATTTCGCGAGCGAGATCGAGTTTGCTGGCGACCGTCCCCGAAGGCACCGGTGATCGAAGGTGAGGTACTGTTGGAGGTGCAACCTGGAGACGTTCCGCTTTCCGCATTCCTGAGACATTGTGGCTCACTGGGCATGACTACCAAGGAGGTCTCGGAAAAGTACGCACTTTCCACGTTGCGCAGCAATGGACAGCCATATGAGGAGCACCGCTACATCGTGGCCAAAGATATGGTGGTCGGCGCACGTGGCCGGACGCTTCGAAAGCGCCTATGCATCCCACGGAATGCGCTATTGCTCACACTCGTACAGTCAGAGCGCTGCGATTACTGCGCCGCAGCCCTCGAGCGCGACGAGAACAAGAACTGGCGAAGGCTTTCCTGTTCGAGATGCGGACGCACAGGCTGCCCCGAGTGCATTTCGACTAGCATCTGCCCCGAATGCGAAGAAGCAGAAGAGAAAGCGAGTGGGTCAAAATGATTGATTTCATCATGCAAGTCTGGAAGTCTTCGACTGGCAATAAGGTGATGCTGATCCTCGGAATGCTGGTGATGCTCGGTGCCCTAGCTGGCGTCCTCTATGGAGCACTGCGATGAGCAAGCATTTGGCCGAGAAGAGATGTGCTGTTGAAGAGGTGCTAAGCCACGGAGTTCGCGCGGTGGACTGCGTTTGGGACTCCGAGGCCAGGATGGACTCCGTAGCCATAACGCCCGAGAAACATATCGAGGCAATACGCACCGCACTGAAGCTAGGGCTGGTACGGCTGGCGCATTGGTTGACGGAGAAAGGTTTTGCTCAGTATCCGGACGATCCCGACCTTCGCCGTCTGGCCGAGCTGCTTGCACCCCCACGCTGTGCGGGGCCGCCCGTTCCTGCATCGCCAGCCACAAAGGCAAACTACGAATGGCTCGTGACCAACAAGGTGGCATACAGGGGGCAATGGGTTGCACTACGAGATGGCACGCTCGTTGCGGACGCCGACGATTACCGAGAGCTACTATCGCGCCTGGGAACATCTAAGGGTCTTTTCATTGTGAAGGTGTAAGATGATCCGAGTGACCGGACCGGGGGAGCCAAGGCAGCCGCCACAAGGCGAGCTCGTGATCGACACGACCTCCAGATCGAGAACGTGGACGCAAGGGCTTTCTCCGTTCATCCTGGGACCTGTGAAGCTCTGGTGCGGTTGGATGTCCAAGACCGTCGAGAATGGCTGGCAGTACTCCAAGGTCTACTCGAGGCATCTTGGTCCAGATGGCTGGCCAAGTCTTGACTGGTTCACGTGGGCGCGGGCAGGCTGGGCAAACCCGAGAGCGCAGAGATATCCGATGGGCAACGGTGTCCAGCCGATGTACGTCTACTGGCAGCTGGAGCAGGATCCCTCCCTCGGAGATTGCCGCCGGCAATATGATTACGTAGAGGCAAGAAAGCAGATCTTCATCCCGCTCTATACCCAGGCGTGCCAGAGCACGCAAGCTTTCCAGCGGCTGCGGATCCAGGCGAAGATGGCCGAACAGCGAGGGCAGGACCTGTGGCTGTGGGACTTCGATGGCTACGATCACGTGGCGCTAGGCATGTCGCTGCAGCAGGTAATTAACAATCCATCACGCATCATGGGGCATGCTTTTGTCATAGCAGGGATGCTGGAAGGGTCACTTCATGTTTGAGCTCAAGCCGCTGACGGAGGAGCAATGGCATCGATTGCTTCGCTGGGCCTGGATGCCGGAGACTTGCACGCTGGATGTCGGCAAGCTGGGTATCCAGAGGGAGCCTCCCATATCCACCACCCACACCCCCGGGGCCAACGCCGAGGGTAAACCAAGTAAACAGGAAAGTAAATAATTAAAATTGAATCGGATAAATACTAGTTATTTCAAATAGATTACTAGAATAAACTGGGAATAAACAGGAAGATAGTAGAATAAATGCACGAAAATTGAGGAGTTTTCGCGATGAAGTCTTCAAAGTATCATAGGACCATCAGCTTCGATGGGAAAGCTTGGGCGCAGCTGGAGCATCTCCAGAGCGAGCTTGGGAAGTCTGGGCCCTCGGCGACTGTGGCGGCTGTCCTCGATTTGGCAGCCTCGCTGCTAGCTTGGAAGGGCCCCTGCGAGCTCGTCCTCACGGCAGCAGGGCCGAGGCTAGTGCCTAAAGTTCAGGTGGATCGAGACGCGGAGCGCAGCGTCCAGGAGGACCAAAAAGAATTCGGGGACGAGAAGAAGCTCCCCGCGTTTAAAGACTCCTGGGAGGAGCAGCCCAAAGGAGGTGGCTAGAGCGTTACTCCCTGTGATACTCTGCTCGGAAGGAGATAGCATCCAATGAAACGTTCGTTCGGCTGGCGAAGAGACCTACCAGATCCTCGGGACTTCACCCTGGGGCATCCAGACGTGCACAAGATCCTGGTGCGCAGTGCCCCCTTCTTACGAGCGCTGTCCTCGCGACCAGCCTCGAAAGATCTCAGCGAGTACTGTTCGCCCATCGAGGACCAGGAAGAGCTCGGCTCCTGCACCGCGAATGCGGGCGTTGGCTTGCTCGAGTGGAGCCAACGTCGAGTCTACAATAAGTACTTGGACATGTCGCGCCTCTTCCTTTACAAGGTCTCCCGCAAGCTCGCTGGAATCCGTGGCGACGAGGGTTGCTACATCCGCACGACCATCCAGGCCATGCTGATGCTCGGAGTGCCTCCTGAGAAGCTGTGGCCCTACAAGATCGCAGACTTCGACAAGGAGCCGGACCCGTTCATCTACGCGCTCGCGGGGGACTACAAGGCTTACAACTATTACAGGCTTGCCCCTGTGGCGGGGACTGGGCAGACCCAGCTCGAGGTGCTCTTGCAGCACCTGGCGGGTGGCCTGCCGTTCATGTTCGGCTTCTCGGTGTTCAGCTCCATCTCGGATGACTCGTGGATACCGGAGCCGACGCCGGCAGATTCCGTCGAGGGCGGGCACGCTGTGATGTGCGTCGGCTACGACGACACCAAGAAGGCTCTTCGCATCCGGAACTCCTGGGGGACCTCTTGGGGAGAGCGGGGGTACGGCTGGTTGCCCTATAGCTACATCGAGAAGGGCTACGCGGACGACTTCTGGGCGGTGATCAAGGCCAACTTCATCGACACCGATCTCTTCCGGGTGGAGTAGGAAGATGGACGAGCTCGACCTGGCAAGGGATCTGACCGAGGCTGAGATCGCCCACCTCGAATCTGCCGAGGCGCTCGACCTGGCGAGGGACTTGGGAGATCTTCCCGATTTGGACCTGGAGGCTCTCGATGACCTGCCGACAGTCGAGGTGGCCAAAGTACTTCGCAAGGAGGGCGATGCATGGGTGCTGAGATCCCAGGACGGAACTCGCGTCCTCCGTCGCTGGAAGTCGAAACCCTCCGAGGCGGAGGTCAAGAAGCGCGAGCGCCAGGTCGAGTTCTTCAAGCACCTGAAGAAGTGATGGTAAAGTGGGATGTTGAGGAGCATCGTGGTAGAGGAGTACGAGGTTGTAGAAGTGCACTACATTCTGTCACCACTTGTACCGTTTGATGCCGATATGGAACCGGAAACCTACAGCATTCTGCCGCCCCTACCGAATCACATAAGGTGGCTGGGCTTTTCGTTTATCTGGGAGAGCTGCTTCTTCAGACCGAGCTACTAGAGAGGCGTGCCTGGAGCTCGGTGTAGGTCTTTCCGATCTTCTTCGTCCACTTGGAATCTCGAACACGATAGCCCCATTGATAGTGGCTCCAGAAGGGATGCAGGTGCGCGGTCGGGCATTTTCGGAAGTGGTAGTTTCTCCACATGGCTAGGATTCCCGCTGCGTATTTGAGATTGGTTGCTGGATCGAAGAGGACTTCTTCGAAGCCGAGCAGGTGCGCGTTGCTCGTCTTCGAGACATGAACCTGTCCGAGTCCATAATCATGAGTGAGACTCTTCACGCTTGCTCGCCAGCTGTGCCCGGTCTCGTGGTGGATGATCGAGGTCATGAGGAGTGGATCAAGCTGGTGAGCCTGGCATTCACGGACGATGTGCTTGGCATAGGATCGAGCCACCACGGGTTCGAGATGCGGAGCAAGACGGAGTATTTCATCGGCAAGCTTCGTAGGAGAGACGGAGACCAGGACAGATAGAAAGATGGCATGGCTCAGCATTTCTAGCAGCCTTTCTCTAAGGATTATGCAGCTTTACAAGAGCAATCCTTGATGAACTCTGGTGCGAGTTCGGTAGGTTCCTTGGGGATCTTGATCAGGGTTGCCGGAGTTAGGGCCTCAGCCTCTTCGGACTCTCTGGCTTCTCTGAGTACGACGAGCTCCATAGCGCAGGTCCAGCAGTAGGGACCGCACTCTAAGCCGGCGGCGAGACCGGCACCGGGGTGGGAGGCCCCCCGGCATCTTTCGCAGGGCAGGAACATTGTAGTCGTATCGCTGGCATACCGTCTCTTCTCAAATGTAATGGATATCTGGAGCGCTGTCAAGTGGGAAAATTGTTGATGGGGCCCATTTGTAGCGGCTCATGGCATTTTCTTCCAGATCTTGCTCGACTTGTCGTAACTGACAGTTCCACAATCCCGCATGCGCATCAGCATGTTTCCGAGGGTGTACTCGTTCACCGAGAACCCGGTGCGTAGCATAGCTAGCTCGAGGGCGGCGCGGGTGCTGGGAAGTTGATTGAAGATGGATTGGCAGATCTGGCGGATCTGTAGATCTGCGCTCGAGCTCCAGTGTGGGTAGGACTTCTTCGCAGCTTGCCTACGTCGTGTGTCTCGGAGGCGCTGGATATGGCGGGTTTCTCGGCAGCTCTCACAGCAGGTAACTTGCCGCTCGAAATTTGTGTCGAAGGCGCACTTGCAGACTAGGCAGCTTCTGTGGAAGCGCTTTGTGAGTGAAGTCACCGGCGCACGAGTGTCTCAGCAGAGAGTGGCCATTTCGAGCAATGGTACAGGCCATAGTCGAAGAAGGTTCCACAGGGAGTCTTGACTACGAGCCTCTTTTCATTCCAGTCTACCCGAACGATAGTGAGTGGGATCTTGGCTGGGTTGGAAATGTCATAGAGCACATCTCCAGTCTTGAGCGCGTGGAGCTCGTCGAAGGTCAGCACGCCTTGAGCTCCTCAAGCGCCGCTGCGATTTCCTTGAGCGGTTCATCCTGGCAGGCGAAGTCTCGATTCCAGGGCCGGTTCATCCTGAAGACTCGCAGGTTCGGATCTGGAATATTCTGGAGCTCCTCGAGCGCTTTAGGGCAATCGTCGATTACCCAAACCTGTGAGCGTAATGTTTGCTGTCCTGCTCGAAGACAACGCAAGTAGGTCTCTATGTATACGCGCTTTCCAGCTGTATGCTCGTGGAAGGCTTGTGCGGGTAGAGTGTTTAGGCCCCACTTATTAGTCCAGGTATTGGTGGTATAGGCTAGTCCTACGCTTCTGGACGTGAACAGATACAGGACACCGCCTGCCATCATGAATCGGTTGTAGTGTACAAGTGCCTCGTAGTAAGGGTGAGCTTTCAGCAACTCTTTTGGACGCTGGAAGACACGTTGCATCAAGTACGCGGCTAGAGATTCTTTATCTGGGAAGTGAGATTGCAGGTGCGGGTAAAAGGATGTAGCCATGTCGTATTGCGTGCAATCCTCCGGAGAAAGCAGCACGTGGAAGTCCTTCCAGATGGCCAGGATGCATCGCTCCATGATGTTGCAGACCACGCCGTCGATGTCCGAGATGATGATCGGAAGGGACATGGGCTCGCTATCTCCAGGTTACTGAACCGGCTTGGTTGGGTTGCGTATTGAGGATTGGCGTGAAGGCTGTTTCCAAGTTCACATCGAACGTTTCGGAAGCAGCCACGATCTTTGGAATCTGTATGTGGTGCACGACGAAATGGATCGCGTGCGGATTGCAGATTAGACAGGTGTTGCTCTGTCTCAGATTGAGAGTCTCCAAGAGCGGGAGCCCCTTCCAATCTTCCCGGCTCGAGAGGTCCTTGTATGCATGTCCCGGCAGGAAGATTCCGAGATCTGCTCGCGATGCTCCGATGGCTTCCAGGCTTCCTAACAGCAAATGCACGGCAGACTTGCAGGCCGGAGCTTCGAAGGATTCCTCGATCTGGATTCGCAGATGCTGCGGAATCTGTTCCAGGATTCCGTCGGTGCAGGCCAGGCAGGAGCCCCCTTCGCTGCGCCTGGCCAGGAGTACAACTTCCTCTATATCCGGATACAGATGCATTCCGAAGTCCGAAAGCAGCGTGCCCGCCGACAGCCATTTGCGCTGTTCGACTGATGATGGAAACCGGATGGTTGTCATTACCTTCGCCGGTTTGAAATAAGGCCCCCCGCCACCCTCGTTGATGGCAACCGCTTCTGGCAATGCATTCGGAGTTGTTCCAAGATATGTGAACTTGGTTCTCCACAGGAAGGAGTTCCTTCTTGCCGTGCCACCATGGAGAAGTGTGTCGAAGAAAGGCTCCGCAGCCCCCGGCTTGAGCACGCGATTGCCATCCAGTGCTGGAGCTAATAGATTTTCCAGGTCTTTGACTGCCTGTTCGATCGTATTCCTGTTCATTTGCCTGAACACTTTCTACACCTGACGGAGATGCGTGCTGCTGGAGTGATGTCTTCTGGATTATTGATCTGCTGCTTACAAGTATCGCACTTGCAAGCACGGGCAGCTGGCGTTGGTGAGGAGATCGAGCGTTCCCAGGCATCGAGGGCATTAAGCGCGCGAGCCACTCGATTAGCATCAACGATGCCTCCGGGTAGCGGCAATACGCGAAGTATGATGACGCCGAGTTTTGTTATAAAGCCCTGTTCTGCATCTTTATACATGCCAGTTTCGAAGGTGGGGATTACAGACTCCAGCTTATCCAGATGTAGTGCTCGCTTCTCTCGGTTTGCCTTACTCATTAGAGGCGCTTCCTCTCTCTGTAGTCCCTACACATCTTGGCATGTAACGCAAGAACGGCTCGCATCCAGCCAATTCCGGAGGCGATCCAGACAGTCTCGCTGTTGCTGACATCAATGCGGAGTGCTAGGAGGGCCATTGGATACTCCAGACGAGATAGGATCAGTAGGACCCTCGTGCCATGCAGCTCGAATGTACGCTGAACTTTTACTGGATGGAATTGGTGCTTGAGATGTGCTGTTGGACCTAGCATCTCATGTATCCACTGAAGAAGCTGTTTTCTGGTGGGAGGTCTTGGGGGGCCCTCCGGCTCTTCCTGGTGAGGGCAATTCTCAGTGAAGTACTTCCAGAAGTCTTTCTTGTATGCGTGCATCTTCCCGAGGATGACACCACGGGACTTGTACTTCCACTCTTTCGGATCGTCGCTTGCCACTCGTAGTGCGTCTTGCATCTGCTTGAAGGTGAGCATCCCCGGCGCCTTGAACTTCTTATAGCGGCACTGGCGCCAGCAACCTTCATAAAATGTATGCTGCCAGGTCATCAGAGATGAACGTGCCCGGTCTGCGCCGGGAATCTCTGGTGGAGCCACTCAGATGGATGCTTCTCGATCAGGATGGCATTCCGCCCGAGGCGATCTGCTACCTCACCAACGGAGACGTTGATTGACCAGCCAGTCTTTGGGTTCCTCGAGAGATAGAAGCCATCCAGTTGTGGAAGGTCTGGAAAGTGGAAGGTGTAGCCAGCTGCGGATGCCCATCCACACTCCCACCCTCTGGGGGTAGGGTAGCAGAAGTCGATGGGGAATGTCGAGTCAATTGTTCAGCCTCATTATCCCTCATCGATTCTCCGGGAACGGGTGAAAGCTAGGGAGATTTCCTTCCCGAGGGAAGAGAGATCGGAGTCCCGTTTGGCCTTGGAAATCCAGCTGGCCACTTTCCCGCTCGGAAGCTTGCCGAGACAAGGTCCTTCGTGCTTTGCTGGGCGCTCGCAGGCGATCTGGGATTTGGGATGCCTCTCCGGACATAGACCGTCGAGAGATCTATCGATGCGCATGGAGAGGTTCAGTAGTACGATGTGCAGCTTCGATACGTTGACGCGAGCTGCTATGAGGAACAGCTGGAGCAGCTTCAATGGGATCTGCCAGAGGGCTACTTGCTCCACTTCCGGTTTCGTCATTTTGGGCCTCGTGATGGATCTGCCCACTTCGGCATCGGCGGGGTGGGAAGCTTGGTGGCACAAAACTCAGGGCGGTCTTCCAGTGCTCCGAACACGCAGTCCCAGCAGAATCGAGGTTGCTCTCTCAGAGCTCCGGGGTCCCATCCGCCATCCTTGGTGCCTCTTCCCCAGGGATCGACGTCCTCATGTCCGAGCAGTGTTCCGCGGTACAAGTTTACATTGTGTGCGGTGGCTCTCTCCCAGAGGAGCGTGGCGAGGGCTTCGTACTGCACTTCGGTCAGGAGGTAGTTTCTGGTGCGGGCTCCCTTAAGAGCTGCGTCGGGTTGCCACTGGATGAGCTCGATGGAGATCGAGTTTGCGTTGGGGGAGTCCTCATCTGAGAAGAGCAGGTCGAGGGGAGAAGCTCCAATCGAAGGCAGCCTATAGGAAGAAAGGACAGGCTTCCACTCTTCTTGCCACCAGAGAGGTATCTTGAGAGTTCCACTTTCCAGGAGGTACTTCAGCCCTCCTTTCCGACGGTAGTCGCCCCAACCCTGTGACCACGGTCGGATATTCTCGAGTGCGAACTGCCAGACATTGCCCCAGGGGTCGATGCCGTAGTGCGAGAAGTTGTTCTTTGGATTCTTGAAGAGATTCCAGAGCTGCTGGAGTGGGGGGATTTTGTTCTTGAAAGCGTTGATGTAAGTCGACGTTCCGGTGATGTGCACCACGAAGCGTCGGACCTCATTTTGTGTTGAAGGGGCCCTCGGCGCTGGGACCATTGCCTTGGAATACGTGAGGTCTGGCATCGCAAGAAGCTCCTTTTAGGGCTAGAAGTCTTACGAATACTCCTGTGGAAGTACCCGTGTCAAGAGGGTTAATTGACATCGACTTGTAAGTTACCTATATCCTTCGTATAAAAGTTACAGGTCGGATTTGCATTGACAGTTGCGATCGAAATGCTGTATGTGATTACTGGTCATTGCAAGGTCTTTAATAGGAGCATTCCCGTTGCCCAAAAAGAAAAAGACGGACAAGCCCAAGAGCAGGCAGATACCTCTCATGGTCTATCCGAAGGATGAGAAGAACATCGAGACCATTTTGTTGGCCTATCAGGGTAGAGACCGCTCAGCCTCGATCTGTCGGGGACTCGAGGACCTGGCTAACATGCTTCGGCAGCTTGGCACTCGCGGGGAGATCTTGATCAAGCAGGGTGAAGCTGCGATAACAGGGATCAATCTTCCCAGACTAGAGTCTGCGAAATGAACTGGCTTGTTCTCTCTTCGCCAGCAGATACCTTCCCGCCAAGACTTCTGAGCTGGTTTTTGGAACGGGTGCTCTGCTCTGGAGATCTAGTTCATTCCATTGGTAAAACGCATCCGTCGGCAACTCTATGTGCGAGCACGTCAGGTTCCTATCCGAAGACATTTCAGGGTTGGCAGCCCAAAGCAAGCTGGGCTCCTGGTAGAGATTTTCTGGTGTTGTTGTTTCACGATGGGCAAGCCATAGAACTGGATCTCGCTTGGGCCACTTTCGGTAGTTCGAAGCTTTATGGTGTTCTCTACGACACGGGTGTATTCCTGGCTGGGATACGATCCCCCGCCAAGATGGGTGCTTGCAGGCTAGCCAAATATCCTAGGCCGATTGAAGGTGTAGCTGACATATTATTGGACTATCAAAGCATTTATCTGCCCGTGCACGAAGGGCACGCCTCTGGCACTTGGAGTGACTGGCTGGGGCGGTATATTGATCCCAGCGTGGCGGCGCACGCAGAAAAAGAGTTGGGTCTGCAATCTGGTGCGGTGCCAGAGCTGCTTCCTGGCGTGCGTCTATATTCGAAGATCTTGATCCGTCCGGGATGCCCAACCGCGATGGATGATCTGCTAGCTGGCTTGCGAGCGAACCACCTCTCGAAAGTGGCCATCCTGGATGCTGTACCCATCGAGGCTGAAGAGGCTTTAGACTCTCGGGTGACAATTATCGAACATCCTCCGGGTTCCTAAAGACACCCTTGCAGAAATACTTCCAGATGTGCTAGAAGCTGTGGTATCTTAGCTGGAGGTGCCATGGCTGAGAACGGTGACAGAGAAGGATCCCTGCTCCCCGACGAATTCGAGCTCGAGGAGCCGAGCATCGACATCGACCTGCCTCCTCCGCTGCCGCGAACGCCTACTGGCCTTCCGGGGATCACCACCGATCTGCGCCTGGAGCGCATCGAGGACCTTCTGCGTCGACACATACTGCAGGATAGGGAGCGAGGCCGGCTGGTCAAGAAGGTCTTGGTCAAGCTACTCTCCGAACGTGTGGGGTACATGACCGAGTCGAAGTGCAACGAGATGCGGAAGCATGACCATCCGCAACGGAAGCCGATCGTGGAGATACTGAGCACCTGGATGGGCACCGTCCTGCAGCTCGGAGCGGTGCTAGCACTCGTCTGGCTGGGGTTCAAATTTGCTGCTCGTGAAGCCATCGCAACTCCTACGTCGGCACCTGCAGTGGTGGCTCCACATCAGCATGTGTATCAGCCTCCTATTCCATATCCGGGGTTACCGACGCCTGTGGTCGGATCGAAGCTGGATGCCGCCCCAGATCCTGCGAGATTCCCGCGAAACAAGCGCACCTCCAAGCGCTAGAAAGGCAAATGCACATGAAGATCCTGGGCATGCTTCTGAGTCTATGCTTCGTGTTCCTGCTTTCCGGGCTGCTTCTCGCGGCGAACGCTCCGGCTTCTACTCCAACGGACGATCCCGCTGCGATACTCTCTCTCATCGTCTCCTACTTCTCGTCGGGCTCCTGGGCTCTTGGAGCCTCGGCAGTCATCACACTGCTGACGTACCTGGGGGGCAGCGTGCTCTTCAAGAAGTACATCCCTTCGGCTGCGTTACCGTGGATCTCCATCGGGCTCGGAGTGGCTTCCGCCATCGTCGTTTCGATCGCCGGTGGCATGGTCTGGTGGAAAGCGCTCATCAACGGCGTCTTCATCGGCAACGCTGCCTCCGGTCTCTGGTCCGCAGTGCTCAAGTACTTCCTGCCACAGCCCGTGAGCGAAGCCTCCGCCTTGAAGGCTGTGAACAAGGCTGAGGTCATCGTCGCCAAGGTGCAGATCAAGACGCCGGAATTCGTGCCTCGTACTCCCAAGTGGGTCGCGAAGTAGAACCTCTGTGGTCTACGCGATCATCGGACTCGTTGTGGTGCTGCTCGGCGTTGGTGTCGGTACGGCTGTTTGGATTGGCAAGCTGAAGGACGCCTCGGCGCAGCTCGCAAAGCAACTGGCCGAAAGCCAAGTGGCCTGTACCACAGCGCTGACGAATCTCAAGACGGAGCAGGCGCGCCGAGCGGCTCTCGAGGAGCAGGTCAATGCACTCAGTCAAGCTTACCAGGAGATCGAGCGGTTGGCGGCAAGCGGGGTTCTCGATACTCCTGCTGGCATCGTCGCTGAGCTACGGAAGCTGTTTGGGGGCTAAAACACCCGAGCCGATCATCATCGTCAAGCCTTGCTCGCTCCCCATGTTTCCGGTCGAGCCCAAGATTGGCAGTGAGTTCGTAGCAAAGGACGGCGGCGTGTGCATGTCGGAGAATGCCGGGCGGGCTCTCATTATTTACCTGCACCGGGTGCGTGCTTGGATGCAGCAGGCTGCCGTCTGCGTCAAGGTTCGAGATGCTGGAGCACTTGTTGCTCCGGCAGCTCGAGATGCCTCTCTCAAGGTTCAATGACGAATGGAGCGGGAGAGTACAGTGCCACCGTTAGGCTCGGGTGCGGCCTGCGGCGTCTTCTCCTGGCTTCGGGCTCCTTCTTAGACGCCGTAGGGGATCTCAGTGGTCTCTACTTGGCTGCCGGGGACCTAGCTAACCCGGGTGAGCAGGCAGCCTACTTTTCCTTCTCGAAGATCCCGATGTAGCCGCCGAAGTACCAGGAGGGGACGAGAGGCACACCTGCCGGCAGGTTCTCCTTGTGCTGCCGCATGATCACTCGTAGCTCTCCCGTCTTCCCGCGATTCAGCTTCATGCCGTTCTTCTCGAAGAGTTCCATCCAGAACTCGAAGGGGCGTTCGTTGGTGTGCAGCGGGTTCTTACCGGTGGGCCCACAAGCGGTGATGACGGCTCGTGGAGCGGCTGCTGCTACGGTGCTCACGAGCACTTCCGAGCCGCCAGGCGGAAGGTGTTCGAAGCACTCGGTGGAGATGGCTAGATCGTACTGCCTCTTCAACTCGAGGGGCTTCGAGAGATCATGAACGAGGAGCTCGTTGGCGATCTGCTGGTTGCGTCTCGCGACGAAGGGGATGCAGTGCTCGGAGCCGTCGACAGCTTGTACTTCGACGCCGTGGGCAGCCAGAGCTGCCAGGGTGCCCCCCGTGCCACATCCGAAGTCGATGGCGGAGCTCGGCTTGAAGAGGCTGTAGAGGACATCTCCGAAGAGTTCCGATGCAGGACCGTGATCGCCATCGGCGAACTTGAAGTAGCGGGGTCCATAGCTGATGTCGCGTCGATGAGGGATGAGCTTCTCGAGCTCCTCGTCCGAGATGGGTGCTCTATTCATGGAGTCTCGCTTTCGAAGTGGTAGCCAAACCGCTTCACAATGAGCTGGTCTCGCGATGCAACGAGCGCTGTCAGCTCTGGTGTGTAGTTCTGAAAATAATGACCTTCCGTGGAGACGTTCGCACGTGGTTCTTTTGCGAGGCGCTCTCGATCGATGTGGAGGTACTCCGAGAGATCGTCGACAATGCACTCCAGTTTCAGGAATTTGTTCACGGCAATCTCGAGCGTTTCTAGGGATCCTGTTCGGCGGATGATCGGACCCGGATTTTCGGCGCACTGGAAGAGGTAGTTCAGGGTGAGAATGCCACAGCCCCAGAAGGCCATGAGCGAGAAGAGATCGATGTCTAGTCGATGGTGCATGACGAGGTGTGGATGGTCTTTTCCATCTAGGACGAGGGCTAGCCAGGAAGCGAAGTCGGAATGTTTGCCTTGCTCCCATCGGGCGATCTTGGCTTTGCGCTCTGCATGGTAGAGCGAACGATACCATGCCCAAGGATTGCGGATGACAGCGAAGGTGCTACGACCTTCCCACAGAGACTCTGGAGCAAGACAGATAGGCCTGTGATGCCAGGAACCGAAAGGGGCATGAGGCGCATACCTCCAATGGTATTCTCGATCTAGGTAGAGCTGCACGAAGGAGCTACCACACTTTGGTAGAGCTACGAAAAGATGCTTGTCATCGTAGATCATGTGGGTATCTTCCGCAGCTGGCATTCCAGCTCTGTGTTGATCTCGACCACCAGAGGCCCTTTAGATGCAGCGACGGCCCGCTGAAAGAACTTTTGTGGCTCTCCACTGTTGTGGCTAATGAATACCATGCCACTGGGAGCTAGCATCTCATTCCATAGTGAAAGCAGCTTATGTGTGCATTTTGCGTATAGAAGTCGGTTAAAGGAGTGCAACACTCCAGACACGCTTCGTCGCAGGAAGATCAAATCGAATTTGGGCCAATAACTTGGAAGTGGATCTCCAAGAAGATAGTGCTCAAATCCGTGATAGACTACACGAAGCCCGATTGCTACAGTTATCTGAGAATAAGCGAGCATCCAACCCTTCATATAGCCTGCGGAATCTCCGCCCAGATCTGCTCCGAAAACCTCATTGCCGTACTCCTCCAGTAGCAACATTGCCACTCCGGTACCAGGTCCAATTTCTAAGATTTTTAATCCTCCAGCTTCCACATGCGGCAGCTTTATATGTAGGAATCCAGCGTGCTCTTTCAGTTGCCATTTAGGATCTTGATAATGTGGGGGAAGCTTATCTGCTAGAGATAGCATGGTCTGACAAAATAAAGCTCTTCTTGATTCTGGATTCTTGGTGGGCATATGCTAGGCGCCTGCTACTTCTATCAGGAAGTCCGCCCACTTAGAGCCATAAGTTATGGCCCACATGGCTCCGATATACCGAGCTTGCTCACTCATCCATTCGCGATGCGATGAATTTTCGATGAGCTGCTGGATTCCATGCCTCATAGCTTCTACTGTGCGGTCGACGAACAAGACCTCTCCGTCGGGGGCCATCTCGTGTAGCTGGCCAACTCTGGTTGAGATGATTGGCACTCCGCAGAGCATGGCTTCCAGACCTGTACGGGGGCCTCCCTCAGTCTTGGAAGCGCAAATGTAGGCGTGAAGTTTGTGATACCAATTCGGCATCTCTTCCTGTGGGAGGCGTCCTTTGTCCCACTCGACCGTTACGAGCTCCACACCTGGCAGCTTGGCCGCCGCCTCGATGAGCTCGGGCCCCTTGTTCGCTTGCCGATGCCCCGCGAAGCCGATCCTGAAGGAGCCTCTTACTGGAGGTGGAAGCTGGAAAGGCCACCTCTCGGGATTGATCTGATGATAGAGCAACTGGGGAGCTGGATGGTCTTCCGGCATGAGTGCTTGCTGGATAGCAGTGTTTTTCGTGGCGAGCCAGCGCCACCTTTTTAGCAGATGCTTGCGATTTATAGCCTTCTCGCATGGGAGCCAGTAGGAGGTGCTGGAGAGCTGAGAGGCTGCCCGCGGGTGTTGAGAGAGCCGATCATCATACCAGGCTGAGGAGTAGACGGCATCGTACTGGGTGAATGCTCCCACCTGGCAGCCTCGACGGATTACGGTTTCGACACGTCCCGGGTAGCAGCGTTCAAGATGCCACTGCATGTCTAGACACTCACCGTGGAATGCCCATCCGGGGGCATCGTAGGTAAGTAATAGTCGTTTCATCAGCTTCGGTGCAGTCTCGTGAAGTGCTTTGTATTCACGACGATCTCAAAGTTTGGAACTCCGTGGGTAATCGCAGCCCGGAATTGTGCCTCCTCCTTGCCGATGTTGTGACTGATTGTGACCGCACCACCATACTTTAAAATATCGTGCATCTTGGCTAGCAAAGTCAAGATGCTCAGCGCGTCTCCGTGCAAAGCTGCAATGACACCATCCAGACTTCCACGGAAGTTAATCAAGTCGAAGGCTTTATTGTCCCAGAGCATCCTCTCTTGCATGAAGTGGTGGAAACCGTGGTAGAGCACATCGAGATTGAAGTGATCTGTCATCGCCTTGTAGGCATGTAGCGAGCTCTCCTGGCCCGCCGGCAATTCCAAGTCAACACCGGAGACTCTGTTTCCGAGCGCCCGGCAGAGCAGAAGCCAGTGTCCTGGACCGGGTCCGACATCAAGGATATTCAGCTGCCCGCTCATAACTTCCGGAGTAAACTGCATTGCATAGCGCGCGTTGGCCTGCAGCCCCTCCTCAAATTGCAACCAGGTTTTCTTGCCATGGAGGAAGCTAGCCCATTTAGCTATTACCTTTACATAATCAGATTCTGCAGATTCCCGTAGCAGCTTGATGATTGCACTGTTAAGTTGCCCGTTGAGTGAACTGTGCATTTTCTATCTCCTCTGCTCGGTGCTGCCAGGTATGTCTGGAGAAAGTCCAGGATTGGATCTGCTGTCTATCTTTGTCAAAGTTGGATTGTCGGCTGCGTGCAATTGCCGCTTCGATAGCCGATTTCAGCGACGCTGCATCACTGGTAATGTACCCCAAGAAAGGATGCAGTTGCACCCAATGTGCTTCAGGTACATAGTTGGAGATGACAACTGGAAGCCCAAGGGCCCAATAATCCCACACCTTACAAGCGCTCAAGACTTGTGGGCCATGGAGCCTCGTGCTGGGAACTAGGCCGAAGCATCCGACTGCCAATTCCGGGTGCGCGATGAGGTTTACAGCTGTCTGCAACTTCGAGCCTTCCGGGCACCAGGCCCGCACGAGCTCCAGATCCCCCGCCTCGAATTGCCCCGGGCGCAACAGTACCATGCGGCCACCCAGTTCGATCTTGAGCGCGAGGATGTTGAAGGCGCAAAGCTGCATGGCGGCTTCGAGTTGTATTCTGTAAGTTGTTGGAATTCGCCCGATGTAGAGACCACAGGGTTTGGTCTCAGGAAACTTTGGAGGTGTTGGAAAAGTGGGTGCATGCTCAACAACAAGATGCCGCGTATGAGGGAACGCTTCCACCTCTTGTAACATGAGCCCCCCGGTTCCCCAGGCGATGCTTTCCAGTCGGGAAGCATCTGCTTTCAACGCATCAGCCACCTTGCCGCAGTCATACCAGGCTGCGATGCGCTTCCAGGGTAATGAGAGATGCCCGGCCTGCACGAATTTCATGCTGTGCAGCTTGAAGAGATAGAGAAGATCGTAACTGTCAGGATTTAGCGGCGCCCCTTTGATCCAGATATCTATCTCATGCCCGTGGGATCTCCAGACGTGGCAGAGCTGTACATCGTTGACAGCGCTCATGTGGGAAGTTGCAATGCGTGGCAGCTCTTCCAGCCTCAACTGCTTTGTACCACGGTAGGCAAAGAGGATTCTCATCTGAGTGCCTCTCGTAAGAACTTCTCGTACTCGGGAGCCCACAGATCCCAGCTCCAGCGCTCTTCTACTTCACGGCGATTCAGCAGGCCCATCTCCCGTACACGAGCTGGACCAGCTTTGCGAAGTTTGACCAGCTCGAGTGCGATGGCGCCCGGGTCTCTGGGTACGAGTACGATGCCTGTATCTCCAAAGTGCTCGAGCTGGTTCTTGTGCATCTCGCCTATCTGGCCCACGTCGGTCGAGATGACTGCCAAGCCGGAAGCGCACGCCTCGAGCAAGGCCTTCGAGCAACCTTCGAAGAGAGAGGCATGCACGAAGACGGAGCCCTGTTGATAGAATGCTGGCATCTGAGCTGGCGTTCTTCTGTTTGTGGAGAATTCGGCGAAGCAAAGAGGCACATCTGCTTGCTGGCAGGCGGGAACGATGTGCGTCTGGAAACCTTTCACCAGCTGCCCACTCCTATTTCGCCTACCCGCATTGCCATTCCAGACAGCGATGAGCTCGGAGCACGCTGTGGGTGCTGGGAAGCGTTTCATGTTGACTGGGTTTGGAAGCCAGTAGACGTGTGGACAGTGCTCCACGAGCTGCTCGTAAGATTTCCGCGTGACGACTTGGAAGGCTCTGAAGCGATTGACTACGGAGAACTGCTCTGATCCGGGAGGCTTGTTTGGATCATCAGCGAACCAGCAACTTGAGCGCAGAGCTCCGACACAGCGATCATAATAAAGCAGATCTGCAATGGCCCAGCGGGTGTACGGAACGAAGATGATGTGATATCTAGATTGATCTGGAAATGGAACTTTGGGCCAGAACACAACGCAGTAATGAGAGAAGACCATCTTGTCGCGCAAACAGCAATCCAGATCTGTCATCCCGACTTCGAAGGCCCACCCGTGTACGTCGGATAGCAGTAATGATTCCGGCTTTTGATTCTCTAGCAGTTCCCTCTTTGGTGGGTATGCCCTGTTTGTAAAGGAGGCAATGGGGCTATGTTCTGGTTCCAACTTTTTCTTGGGTTTGACCGCTGTAGAAGCATCACGCTTCCGTTCTGGATTGCCAAATAGAGGATTGTACCAAGCAGTGACTTTACTGTTCCAGCTCCAGAGTTCTGCCTGCTGCCTAGCTTGGTTACCCATGCCACGCAGTTCTTCTGTGGGCATATCACGAGCTTTGCATAGAGCCACCGTGAGTGCAGAAGTATCTCGTTCTACGAGCCAGCCGGAAGCGTCCTGTAAAATGAATTCTTGCGCGTCTCCTATTGGAGTACTGATGCTCGGCCGTCCACAAGCGGCGGCTTCCTTGATTGTATTCGGTCCTCCCTCTGCGGCGCTCATGCAGATATAGAGCGAGATATTTTTGTAGAATCGCTCTGCCATCTCCTTGTGGGGAATGGCTTCGTCCAGCTTTGCGTCCTGGCGCAGCAGCTCGATGCCGAGCGAACGACAGGTCTCCTCGATGAATCGTATCCCTTTCAGATCGGAGACGCCGGTGGTGCTTTCTGCACCCTGTGAATTGCCAGCCCAACCGACTGTGAATTTCGCGGGGAATGGCTGTACTGGGAATAGAGCTAGATCTACTCCATCCGGAACGATGTATTGTTCATGCGGAAGCTTGAATCCGAAACCACGTATTTCTTCGAGCAAGAGCTTATTGGCCACGCAAAGAACTTGAGATCTATCTAGCGCCTCCTGGAAAGCGACCCGTTGGGTCTTCCAGCTGAAATGATCATAGACGCAGCAAATAGTGCGTTGTGCTTGGATACTCCTGACATTCACCGTGCCCCACCAAAAGGCGAGGAGCACTCGGCATTTTATGTGTCTTGCTCCGCTGGCCAGACGAATGTCGAATTTTCTTCTACTACCATAAGTGCGTTCGAGAACTCTTGCAATGTGCTCAAAGCACCAATCCCAACGTTCGATAGGCGCTAAGATGTCTACTTCCTCGATTGGAAATTCCATCGGCGTGATGATGCTTGATACTGACGCTTGCGTGGCCTTCTTACGGGGTAGCAATCTGACGGGCGGCGGGATCGAACGGGGGCTCTCCGTGTTCGACAGTTCGAGCAGCGCCTCTTCCCATTTGCGGGCTTGCAGCTTCCAGTCGAATGGCAGCACTGCCAACCTGGCAGCCTGCCCGAGCGCCTTGAGATCTACTGGAGCTAGCCGGCGGAGATACTGAAAGGCTGCCTTGAATGCTTCCACGTTGCGTTCGACGAGGAGGCCACTCTTTCCATGCTCGATGATCTCATCGGCGACACCAACGAGGGTGCCTACAGGAACCCGAGCGCATGCAGCAGCTTCTAGAAGCGGACATGGAGTCCCTTCAGCCTCGGAGGCCCAAGTAACCGCGCTGATGCCGGAGAGCCAAGCAGGTACCTGATCGTGAGCTATGGGAGCCTTGGCTGCATCGAGTGTGAGAAGTTGGATGCCGAGGATCGAGGTGGCCTTCTGTAGAATATCAAGGCCTTTCTGCTTCGTGATGGCTGGCGAGGTTGCACGACCGATCCATCCGATGGTGAAGTTGGCAGGAAGCTCCTGCGGTGCAAACAGTTGGGTATCTACACCATCGGGAAGCACGAAAGTGTGCCCAGGCAGAATCAGTCCATGGCGCTCGAGGTCCCAGTAGAGTCGCTTCGATATGACCCCAAGCGCGTTAGCCTGCTGTAAGATTCCTCTGAACTTGGACTCGGAGCCGTTTCGCCAGGAGTAGTGATCTGCCACGAACAACAGCTTCTGCTTGGGAGATGCCTTGTCGCAAAGAGGAAGGTAGGGCCACCACATGCAGACTAGGACGTCACACTCCTCTCCCGCAGCGATTTGCGAGGCGGCACGAATCCTAGATTCAAGTTTGCTAGTATTTGCAGCTACTTGGTGCGCCAGCTGCCAGAGGCTCCATTGTCCTGCGTTCGGGACGTAGAGTATGCGAGGCATGAATATCCCTTCGTGGAGAGATGCTCTTGTTATACAGCCTATTTGGGTGGAATTGGAAGGGAGGAGTTTCTAAAGATGGGGGGTCTTAGACGATGGTCACAACGCCGTTGGCGACTGTCATCGTCCGCCGGGTGCCGAGGACGGTGTCGATGAAGGAGAGCGCACCGATCGTCGGCGGGTTCACCCCGTCGACTACGAACCAAGCGTTCGAGGCGAGGTAGCCCGGATACGCAGTGGCGGCGATGCCGACGTACAGAGAACCGCACTCGACCGCCTTGAGGCCGTCCGTGAGCGTGTCGATGAGCTCATTGACCTGCGTGGCAGCTGCGTTGAAGATCCCCCGAAGGCCTCCAGTACTCTTGGACTCGTCGGTGATGTTGCTGTTGCCGGAGAAGAATCCGGAAGCCAGGAGAGTGAGTTTCGTGAGCATTGGCACTGCCTCTTGATCAAGAAGGTTTCTGTCACCCCGATGCTACCCGGCGAGCTTCCCAAGCGCAAGCTTTCTTCGCAGCAGCTGGGTGTCTTTGTGCTTGCGCTGTTCTTGTTCCAGGTAGCAAGCGAGCTTTCGCAAGGTCACGGTTTGAGGCACCACGGTATTTCTCATGATGCGCGAAATGGAAAAAACATCCAAGTTTGCAGCTTTTCTGACATGATCATGGGATATTTTCAGGCTGTGCAACTGTTCCAGCAGGAAACGGGCGGCTTGCTTTCTGGCTTCGGATGGCGGTAACAATTCTTGTGGGATCCTATTCTTATGAGGTAGTCTACCCGATGGAGGTCCTGCATGGCAATCATCGAGTTGTCCGAGCTACCGAAGTTCCAGATCGTTCGCACCTTCGCAGGCCTCGCTGGGGGCATCGTCGCGGCGGAGGCGTTGCTTGCTCTGGACGATGCTGGCTACCCGCGGATCACCTACGCTTTCTCCTCTCGGCACGCAGAGGAGGGAGTCGTTTACTGGGACGCTGCCACTCCTACTCCGGGAGATACTCTCGACGTCAGCGTCTACGTGCTCGACGGAGGACTCGCAGCTCCGATCTGGCTGCTTGTTCACACGGAGGTGGCATTACCCAGGCAGGAGGTGGCTCGAGTCAACTTCCTACGCTCGACACTGTGCCTGCTGCGTGTTACAGGAGCTGCCGTCGGCGTAGCAACGGCTGGCGTCACATTGCGCGCCGCGCTCCTGGAGTTCTAGCTGAGCACATTTAAATAGATGATAAAGGAGGAGCCACAGTTTCAGATGATCCCCTTCGCGCCGGTCGTGAAATCCGATCCGACGAGGGGAGATCTCTCTCCTGCAGCTGCGGGGGGCGTCGCCCAGCCGGAAGTCTCGACAATCACTTTCACCACGCCAGCGGCGAGAGACCTCGAGCTCCTGCGGCAGGGGGATGTCTACGCGGTCATCTCGGGGGTGCAGACACTGGCGCCTCCAGAGAACCCCGACAAGATGTGGGAGATCGTCGATCTCTCTGCCTTCCTCGCACCCATCATCGCCGCGCTCAACGTGGGTATCTACCAGACGGGCTGGAGCCTGTCTCCGATTCTCGATCTCACTCTTGCCGATGCAGAGATCGATCGAAGAATTCGGGAGGCCCTGGAGTTCGAACGCAGCGGTGGGGATTTTGAGGAACCCGTCAAGGTCGACAAGAGAGATCTGAAGGTGGAGCGTCGCCGGCTTCAGATTCGCTGTGCTCGAGAGCGTCAGTTTCTGGAAGCCTATTTCAAGCAGGTCTGCCCGGGGCTTTCCTGGGAACAGCTCCGCGCCATCCTCGGGCAAGATCTCGAGGTCACCGGAAATGGCTATCTGGAAGTCCTTCGGGATGTGAAGGGTCGCCCAGCGAGGCTCTCCTGGGTACCTTCTCGATACATCCGGGTTGCGCTGAGTGACGCTTCTATCCGACCGGATCTGACGCTTGTGCCCGACGCACCCCTCGTGCCCTACTGGCAGCGCGTGCAGTTCTCTCAGATTCGCTGGGCGACGGTTCCCCAGCAGAAGAGGTTCTCACGCTACGTACAGATCTCCGGTGGCATCGTGAACGCCTTCTTCAAGGAATATGGAGATCCTCGAGTGATGTCACGGGCCACGGGGAAGTACTACGAGGGCGGCCTGCAAGAGCTCGTGAGCTCTCCCGAGGAAATCGGAGAGGCGATTCGTCGAAGCAACGGTGCTCAGTTCATCCCGGCAGCGGCGACGGAGCTTCTGCACTTCAAGATCCCTTATGGAGGGTCAACCTACTACGGCAAGCCTGAACATTCTCCTGCATATCCACACCTCGTTGGTGGCCGAGATCTCTCTGAAGAGAACATGCGCGTCGTCGCGGATGAATCCATCCCGTCGATGATCGTGCTGTGCTCCGGCGGGCGCGTGAACGGAGAGGACCAGAAACGCATTGAGGACAAGATCCGTGAGCGGAAGCGTGGGCGAAAGAGGATTCTCTTCTTGAATGCTGTCTCTGCTTCTACCAACCCGACGGGGCCAACCATGCTCCCCGTCTTGAAGATCGAGCACACGAAGCCCCTTCAGCAGACCGATGCCCTCTTCATGAAGTATGAGCAGCGGGTTGAAGAGGTCACCCACGGAACGACTCGTACACCACTTTGCATGACGGGGAGGGCGACTGGCATCACGAAGCAGACGCTGCTTGCTCTTCGCAGATTCTTCGACGAGGACGTCTGCGGACCGCGGCGACGCCTCGTGATCGACGCCATGGTCAACACACAGCTCCTGCCGGATCTAGGAATTGAGTGTTGGCAGTATCGATCGAACGATCGACCTCCAACCGATCCCGAAGCCCTCGTCGAGATGCTATCGAAGGCGATGGGTGCTGGATGGATCACACCCGATGATGCTCGCCGGCTGTCGAAGAAGGCCTTCGATGCCGAGCTTCCGGATCTGCCCGGCGTGTGGAGCGAGCTCACAACGAAGATCGTCATCGCCGTGTTGCAGACCAAGAATCCAGAGCTGGCCAAAGTTCTCCTGGGCAACGATCCGAAGGCCCTCGAGAAAGCTTCCCAAGTTCTGGCAAAGATGCTCGAGGAGCCGGAAATAGATGCCTCCTCGACGTCAGTTGAGGAAGGACAAGATGGAAAAGATCCTGGACAAGTTGGAGCCGGCGACGCCGACGGAGACGGAGACGAAGGCTCGGAAAGCGGAGACGGAAAACAAGCTGGAGAAGCTGATGGAGGAACGTGAGATCAGCCGGCAGCTCGCAAGCATCGTCGAGAGGGCCTCTCTCGTCAAGCGGGGGCTCTACAAGTGCGACGGCGGCGGTACGAATGGAAAGGGATGCGGGCGCATCCGGCCTCTGGACGAGGGGATCGTGGTGCTGTACCGCGGAAACCTGGTTCGCGGGCTGTGCCGCGATTGCTTCGGACCGGACGAGATCGTCATCTCGAGGACGGAGAGGGGAATCGTGACTTCCGTACGTGGGCGAGCCGTCGGGCTCGTGCTGGCAAGCTCCCTCGGTGCGATTCGTAGCGTGACCGATGCGGTGCTCAAGCCCTTCCTCAAGAAGAAAGAGGGAGCGAGATGAGCCAAGATCTGGACCCCCTTACCAAGCAGCTCATCGGCGGCGCTCCGGATGGAGCTTCGATCGCCTCCTACCTTCTCGTACCAGCGGATATACAGCTCGTGCTAGACACGAACACGCAGCTGAATCCGGAAGGGCAGCTTCAAGACCGCTTCGCGATGGCTATCGTCGCTGCAGTGCAAGCTTCTCTACGCGATCCTCGGGCAGCTCCGAGGGTCATCACCGAGGCGCTCATCCAGGAACGTGTGCAGATCTGCCTCGATGTTTTCAGGATGGGTTATCACGACATGGAGATGTCGGCCATCCGACTCATCGACATGATGGAGTCGCTCCTCTTCTTCGCCATCATCGAACAGCGACGGGCGGCAGATCAAGCGTCGGCAGCCGCTCCAAGATCCGCGTGGAAGGCTCCAAGTGAGGAGCCTCAACCATCGCTGATGCCGGTTTCTGCTATCGCTGCTTCGGACGCTAGGGATGTGATAGAAGCAGAAGACATACGGGAGCTCGAAGTGGGAGAACCGGAGACGGATTTCTCTGCCACCTCTGAGGAGATGAGCCGCATCGCAGCGGGAAAGTAGGAAGCCAGAAAATGTACACGCTCACTCAGTGGATTATGCGTACCGCATCGCTGGACTACTGTGGGGATCAGGACATCCTACAGATGCACCAGGAGCTGCACAACGATTTCGGCGAGGCTCCTACGGAGGGCATCGTGGGCTGCGAGCAGGCAATCGTCACGGAGATGCAGAAGCGCAGCTTCGAGCATCGACACTTCGACGCGCTCTCGAAGGCGGCTGGAACCCTCGTTGAGAATCCCTCACCGGCAGATCTCTACGAGGTGGGTGCCTATCTGCGGCGCACGGTTCGTCTGCAAGATGGTGTGGTCTCCCTTGTGAAAGGGCTCGAGGCTGGCGATGTGTTCCTGAAGGTGGAGGGGGGTGCCCTAGCTGGACTCGAGGGGGCGATCCTGAAGATGTTCACGAAGTGGCTTCCTCCAGGGATCGTGCTCAAGCCTTTCGATCAGGCAAAAGCTGACGGCTCCAGCTTCGCCGAGACGATGCCGACGCATGATCTCGAGCTCGAGTGGAGCTACGGTGGGCGCCGCATGACAACTTGGGAGGCTCTCGGAATCAACATCACGATCGTCGCGGCTAAGAGTGCCCCGGGTATCTTCTTCGAGGGTAAAGCCCCCCGGATTCCTTTCCGTGTCGTGAAGGCGGATGCAATCTCCCTCGGCAGACTCTTCCCGGAAGATTCCGTATATGTGTTCGGGCCGACGTTAATTCCCGGGAAGATCGACACGACCACAACCTTCCCGGATGGAACGCCCACGGGAGCCATCGGTGACAGAGCGGAAGCCCCTGCAATTCGTGGCGCCTTCGAGTTCTGGACTTCGGCGAAGCGAGCCTTCGAGGTGCACCACGAATTCGCGGCGGGGCCACAAGGACGCAGCCTTGACGAATCCGAAATCGTGATGCTCGACAACTTCACGGCGCCAATCGAAATGCAACTGACGGATCGGGACGGCAAGCCAGAAGTGTTTCCGGCAGGAACCTGGTTTCAGGGTGCCAGGATTCTGGACGCGCAATACGCGAAACAAGCGCTCGAGCGCCGGCTCAATTCATGGTCCATCTATGCGAATTGTCTAGGAAAGATGGAAGAGCAGATCCTGCCTTCCTAGCAGCTCGAGTTGGCTATCTTCTCAGCTTCCTTCGCAGACTCCACAAAAAAATGTTGCGTTATGCAGGTTCCTAGGAGATAACGGACTAGTGAGCCTCGTCATGGGTACCGAATACAAAATGCCTGGAAGCATGATGCCAACGATGTCCATGTCTGAGGAAGAGAAGAAGCGAAAGAAGAAGAGCAAGGTCGCCAAGGTACGCAGCCTCGAGTACATCTTCCCGGAGCGCATCGGTGCAGTGCCTGCAGGTGCAGTCCACGATTGGCTGATCGTTCACAAGTCTTCGTCGAAGGGAGCCTCCATCATGTCCGTCAACATCGAATCGCTCGAGAAGGCCCACGGGATCTTGGGGACGCTGCTCACCGTCGCAAAGTCGGGTGCGCAGATGACCGTCGAGGGTGCCGAAGCTGCCGGAGCAAAGATCTCCGAGATCTTCTCGCTCCTTTCGAATGGGCAGGGCACTCCCCTCGTGAAGCCCGCCACGAAGGAGGATTTCGCGGCACTCCGGAAGTCGATCTCGCAGGCGATCATCGACACGAACGACATCGCCACGACGGGCGCGCTCGAGCAGTCGATCCTTAGCCTGGACAAGCTCGAGCAGGGCATCTTCCAGGCGCTCCCGCCGGTGGTGGTGGCACCCAATCCCGCAGCGGGGGTTGCCTCCGTGGTCACACCTGCGGTTCCGTCGCTCACAGCCCAGATCGTCGTGCCCTCCGTGGTCCCACCGGCTCCACCCGTCGTGACTGCGCCCGTCGTGCTTCCCACGCCACCGCCTGCGCCTCCCGTCGTCCCGACGCCGGCTGGGGATGCCCTGTCGGTGACCAAGGCCGACATGCAGGCGATGTTCGCACAGTTCGGTGCCTCACTCGGAGCCGCGCTCAAGGACGGCATCGCCTCGGGGATGGCCACCGTCGCCAAGGCCGCTCCGGGAGCCGGATTCATGCCCGCCCCCGCACCGAGTGCGACGCTGGCTCCGGGTCCGGCAGTTCTGCCGGTGACTCTGGCGCAGCTCGAGGTCAATGTGGAAGATCATCCGAGCTGGGATCAGGACCTGCTGGCCCAGAAATAGGCTTTAGCTGAAGGCTGTCGAGGACGACAACCAAGGAGAGTTGAAAACATGACGCCGAACGCACAGCTCATTCCGGCGGTCGTCGCGAAGGCCGACATGGCGATGAGCCAGCTCGTCGCCGGCTCTGGTCTCCTCGTCGCCGAGCAGGCACAGAAGTTCCTGCGCGTCGCGATCAAGAAGTCGATCTTCATGCAGATGGTGAGAAACGCCACCATGAAGAACCCGACCTCCGAAATCCCGAAGCTCACCACGATGGGACGGGTCATGCATCCCGCCGTCGAGGCTACGGCACTCGCACTTGCCCAGCGGTCACGGCCGGGGTTTGCGGGTGTGACCCTGACCTCCTACACGGGCAAAGCGGAGATCCACTGGCCACGCCAGGTGCTCGAGGACCAGGTCGAGCGTGCCGGATTCGATTCCACCATCGTCTCCTACATGGGCGAGCACGTCAGCGCAGACATCGAAGACCTGCTAATCCTCGGGGATACAGCCTCAGCCGACGACTGGCTCGCCCTGACGGACGGCTTGCTCAAGATCTCCGCCTCGAACGTCTACCCAGCTGGCTCCGTCACGCTGAGCAAGACGGTGCTCAAGAACCTCATCCTCACTCGGCCCGAACAGTTCGACGAGCAGGGCAGCGACGCCTTCTACACGAATCGGAAGGCAAGGGCGGACTACGTGGACTCGCTCGCCGACCGGGCGACGACCCTCGGCGATGTGATCATCGAAGGGAAGGCAGGGAAGGAGATTGGGTACGCCGGGATTCCCCTCCGGAACATCCCCCGTTTCCCATCGACGCTCGCGCCGGGCGGCACGAGCACGAATGTCTGGTACGGCAACTCGAAGGGGGTCATCCTCGCCTTCGGGCGTAAGATCACCCTCGACCGCGAGTTCCGGCCCTCGCCACAGGTCTACGTCGTGGTCATCACGTTCCGTCTCGCCGTCGGGATGGAGCACGAGCCGACCTGCGCCAAGGCGACCCAGGTCACCGGCTCGTAACAGCAACCCCAGGAGCGGGCTTCCGCGGGGATCCTCGAGAGGTTCCCTCGGAAGCCCGCTCCATTGACGAGGTAAGAACATGGCAATCGCAGGCACGACCAGGCTGGCTTTCTACTCGGGTGCGGATCCGGGCTCGCCGACCTACGAAGACCTCATCTCGTTCCTCGGAGACGCGACCTACGTGGCCGGCGTCGGCACGTCCGTGGCGGGCACCGGGGCAACGGACATCCTGGGCATCACCGGGATGAAGGGTAAGACGATCGTCAACATCGAGCACGTCTACTCGACGCTGATGCGCTACGAGATCCGCTTCAACCCGCTGGACTCGACGATGCGCATCATCGACCTCCAGACGGGTGCGGAAGCAGTCAACGGAGACTACCATGGTACTACCTTCATCGTGAAGGTCACCTCCAAGTAGCTCTCTCGGAACTCCCGCCGATCTTCCGGCGGATGGAGGGGCCCGCGTACTTGCGGGGCCAGTTCAAGGAGCAGCATCCCATGTCGCAGGCCTACGATCAGGAATTCCCAAACGGCTACGTCTGGGTCCGGCTGAAGGTCAAAGACCCGCGCCGGCATAAGGAGGATCGAATCTTCCTCGAGCGGCTCTTCGCTCTCGGGCGCATCTTCCAGGGTGGCGATGGGATCGCGGTGATACCGAGGTGGTACAAGGTCGAGCCAGCCGTCGCGCAGACGCTCCTCTACTTCCGGCAACGGCAGGAGGATCCCAACTCCCCGCCGGCCTTCGACTTCGTCATCGACGACGAGACCAAGTCCACGATCGACATGGCCGAGACCTACAATCGCCATGCGTTGATGGGCCTCGGTGCGGTCTCTATGCTGCCATATGCCCAGCAGCCCTTTACACGGATGGGGCTGTCCCCCGGAGCCCCCCGAGAGACGGTGGAGGAGATCACTCGAGCCGCCAGGAGCCAGACGCATCAGCCCGGAGCTGGCTTCAACGCCATGCAAGGTGCACTCGGGCAGGTCTACATGGCTCCCGGCAGCGAAGCCTACCTGCAGGCTGCGCAGATGGGCGGCTTGCCGGGCGGGCCCCACTTTCCGGCTCCGACGATGCCACAGAACCCCGCGGCCCAGCCGGCTCCACAGATGATGCCGCAGCAGGGCTACCCCACGCTTCCTCCGGCTCCGCAAGGGCCCCCCGCAATCAGCGGGCAGGTGTCGCAGCCCTTCATGGCAAACCCTTACGTGGTTCCTCCCGGGGTGCAGCTACAGCAGCTCGTCCCGCAGATCCAGCTGCAGCTCCAGCCAGCTTTCGCTGGACGAGCGCAGGCTCTTCGGGGCATCCCAACGGCTCGTCCAAAGGGAGCCGAGCCCGCAACGCAGGAGGGGGCCATCGTGTTGGCTCAGGCAGCCACGGTCGATGCCAGCCAGCCAGATGCCCTCGACGTTCCAGGTGGCGATGCTCACCTCGGGGAGGCAGATCTCGCACCTCAGGCGCTGCCAGTTGCCATGAGCGCCTCAGCCGAGGTTGCCGAGCTCGCCGAGCGTTTGGGGCAGGTTCAGGAAGCTGCACCCCAGCAGGCACAGGCAACGTCCCAGATGCCCCCGCAGATGCCCGTGCTACCTCCCACGGACGCAGCACGTGGGCGGTAACGGTCGCAGATCTCCAGTCGTCCGTCGCGATCCGTGCGATTTCAGCCACGTCGAAGTGGACGACATGGATGCAGCTATCTACCTGCACGCTTGTGGAATGACAGTCCTCGCGATCGACAACTACGGCACGGAGCGAGTGACGTTCCACTTCGCCGATGCAGAGCAGGTAGCTGACGGACACGTCCTACAATTCATAAATCGACAATCCCGCCTGCAGCCGGTAGACTTTGCAGATAGCCAGAAGTGGTTGAAGAAGCTGGCACACCAGTTCTCGCGGGATCGAAAGAGCTCGAACTCGAATGCGCGGCATCGCTCAGGGAGAAGCATCATCCGGTAGCAATCCGTTGCTGCAGCTCTACTGCCGGCAAGGGCAGCTACTGACCACACCAGCCTCAGCTTCCTATCTCATTCAGGACATCTCGGTCTCCCCAGCAGTCACGAAGGCATCCGGCAACTTCAACCTGGCTTCCGTTGCATTGGGCGGCCACCTTCTTGGACCGGGACGGCTAGCCATTCCAGCCTCGACGGCGGCCATTGTCGGTCCTCCGGCAGTGCCTGCTTGGACTGTGGGGACACATCGGGTCGCCTGCACTTTCGCAATGACGCTCGGAGGCGCAGCTCACAAGCAGGTTCAAGACTTCGAGGTGCTCGACCCGATCGAGTTCGCTGCAGGCTACGAGTACATGGGCCTAGCTTCCTCGAAGGAGCTCATCGCCTCTGCGCTCTTCGGATCGCTCACGGCAGGACAGCTACAGCCCTACATCCATCAAGCCTCGATGCTCGTTGAGCAGCTCCTCGGAAACGTGCTCGAGCCTCGCTACATGACGCTGATCTTCTCGGGCGAGTCGACCTACATGCACTTCCTGAACGTGCCCATCATCGCCATCGAGAAGATCGAATCGGTCTCCGAGGATTCGTCAGGCGCCGTGACACGCTACGAGTGGCCCTCTTACCTCTGGAGAGCCTACAACCGCCACCTCGATGGGCTTCAGAGCCCAGACGATCGCTGCAATCCGAAGATCGAGCTTGTGACTCACGATCCTGGAAGTGTCACCCGGAGCGAGATCGACTGGATGTGGCCCTACGGCCAACAGAATCTGGAGATCTCCGGAGTGTTCGGCTACACGGACCCGTCTCCGAACCCGGCGCTACCAGGTGTTTCCATCGGACGTGCCCCACGGGATCTGGCTCGAGCTATCATCGGCATGGCCTACAAGATCCGTAGCGATCCTGCAGCTGTAGACCCTACAGCGATCTCTGGAAGCGTGAAGAGCTACCGCACCGACGCGCAGAGCGTCACGTTCGCCTCGATCTCTCCAGCCACTGCACCGACAGGAGGCCTCTACATCACTGGAGATCAGCTCGTCGATCAGATCTTACATCGCTTCCTGCGTCCGATCGAAGCTGCCTACGACGACCGCCGGGACAACCGGATCTACTACAGGTACACGTAAAGGAGGTGCCTTCTCGATGCTCTCGTCGATCCGTGTACCTCTGCTGAATCCGGCTGACGCCCTCGTACGCCGTCTGGACATTACAGCTACCTGGACGCAGGCGCCTCCGGGGGAACCCCACGGATTCGACTCGATCTTTCGAGAGCCGGTGCAGTACCTGGATGGAACGGGGGCTCGTACAGATGCCAGGCAGTACTCTGTTGCCATTCGGGTACCTTGTCAGATCAAGGTCATGACTTGGGAGGAACTTGCGCAGGAAGCCGCAGGAGATGATGGACTCAGTAAGTTCCGGCTCACGTTCCATCGCCGCACGCTCGAGCTGCTAAGCCTCATCGATTCGACTACCAGAGCGTGCCTCTTAAAGAAGGGCGATATGATCACCGCCCTCGAGAGGCACAACGTGCCAGGCTCGATGGTTCTGCCCTTCGACGCTCCAGTCTTCATCTGGGAGATTCGCCCGGCCTCCCTTGGGATGGGACCAGATCACTACGACCTGCATCACGTGTTCCTCACGGCGAGGGAGTAGAGGCGCGCTCTTGGCCGATCTCAAGCTGCAGTTTGGCGTCGGTGTGCCTGGCAAGGCCCTAGTAGGCCTTCAGGCGGTAGTGAACTCCATGACTGCCGGACTGCGCAAGGCGCAGCTTGCAGCAGCCAAGGCGCTCGCAGAAGAAGCCAAACGCCGTGTGCAGCAGGGCTACCTCGAAGCGACCTTCCCGAGAAGTCCATTCACCTCGGCAGTCTACGCGCAGGGAAAGGCCGAAGGCAGCTGGCCCAGACGGGAGTTGCATGGCGGCTCTCCGATGCAGCGGACTGCGGGCCTAGCTCGCTACGTGAAGCTGCGCGAGCTGTCCGGCGGCGTTGGATTCCAGGTGGAGATCGACCCTCAAGCTACCTACGCAGCTCCAAGTGGGGATCCAGCCGATTGGCGCGGGCCGAGCTACAGCAAGGCTCCCAGACCAGTGCCCGTGGCGATGGTCGCCGAGCAGCTGGAAAATCCGGTGCCCATCGTTCTGCAGATTACCCAGAAGATGCTGGGGTACCTGCAGAGTCTGCGTCGTGGGGAAGCGGGGCATCCGAAGGGCCTGCGAGCTCCAAGATCACGAGAACTCACAGGCAGGACTCTTGTGATCAATCCCGCCCCCCGCCCCGTATGGAGGAAGATGATCGAGAACTTGCACACGGCATCCCCGATTGCTTTCGCGGCTTTCGATGCCGCACTTCGCAAGCTTGGGGCGTAGAGAATGGCCGCGCCGCATATTGCCTTGGTCTCTCCGGCTTACGGGCCTGCCTTTGGTGGGAATCTGATCTCCATCCTCGGAGCGGATTTCAACACGACTTACACGACAGGACTCGAGCTTGCTCCAGTCGCCGTGACCATCAACGGAGCCCCTGCGAAGGCCGTCTACGTGATCTCGACAGGGCAGCTTTGGGTGGAGATTCCTACCTACCGCGGCGACGCTACTCAAGCAACCTTCCCGGCTGTCAGCATCACCGTGACTAACTTGGATGCTGTAGGCGTGGCCATTCCTGGCGAGACAGTCACGAAAGCTTCCTGCTACACTTACCAGCGGGCTCCGTTACTTCCCTCGAGCACCGTTCCAATCAAGAAGGGGGCCTCGGAGCAGGTGGTGCACGCCTTCCTGGCGAGGCTGGCTAGAGATCTCACTCCCAACATTGGTTGGCAGGCACACGTCGATTTCGGAATCGAGGGTGCCACAGAGATAGCCAAGAAAACGATGCCCTGCATCGAGACGAGGATCGCACAGCGACGAGATCACGAGTTCGGCCAGTGGGATAACGTGCGGCAGAAAAAGCTGCGCGTCGGCGGCGACGGCTACGACGTATACAGGCCCGCGAAATCATGGATGTTCATTTTCGATCTCCTGTTGTCGGAGAAGAACGAAGGTGTGCTCCTCCGACTGCTCGATAACCTACGAGATAGCCAAGAAACATATCCATATCTGCGGGTTGCCGGTGATTCCATTTGGGATCCTGCTGGCAACAACGAGTTTCCCCTCGAGCTCGGAGAATTCCAGCAGGCATCGAATCCTTCAAACGTTCCCCTCGTGGTCTTTGCCGTGCAGATGCGCGTACGTGGAGTACGCATCATGCCTACTGCTCCAGTAGACTACGCAAACACCTACACCTCGGCGACGCTGTCCCTTCTACAGACAGGATCTTCCAGCCTCGTTCCAGTTTAGAACACTAGGCTGGCCACTCTTGAGCATGCTAGCAGCTAAACTGCATTCTCTGGATGAATGCTGTTACAGCCACCTTCGCGATACGATTCCTGCTGGAAAGCTTCTCCTCCCAGAAAGATTTCTTGCCAATTTCCAGCAGGTAGCTGTAGCATCTGATAGCTGGAGTCTCCGTTCCAAGGAGCTTTGAATGCCGAAGGTCATCCTCGAGAGCACCCACAAGGCACCGTGCAGGTTCGAGACCTCGCTCTACCACGAGGTCTACTGCCGTAGGACAGGCGAGTGCGCCTGCAAGTCGAAACTGTCGCTGAACAAGCAGAACAAGCAGGTAGTGAGGTACCTTCCAGCGTCGATCAGCATCCCACAAGGGGGAAGAAGTGGGGAGCTGCACGCCGCCGCGCTGCACATTCCGCAGGTCAAGGAATGGCTTCGGCTCGGCTACTTCAAGCGACACGACGTGCCGGATTCGGCGTTGCCTCCGGAGGCGCTCAACCCTCCAGAGCTCTCGACGCGGGAATCCGAGGAGTAATGATTCCTACATCCTTTCACGGTCTTTTCGCCATCGGGAGGTAGAGAGACATGCAAGCAGTCACTGGGGGCTCGAGCTCGATAGAGCATCAGGATCTGCCTCCCTCAGTACCCAACATCCAGGGACACCCGACGGATGTCTACGGCATCGTCGACATCTTCCCCTGGGGTCCGATGAGCCAGGCAACGAAGGTCTACTCGTGGCCGCACCACCAGGAGATCTTCGGCGGGTTGCTCAAGGACTATGAGGGTCCCATTCAGGTGAAGCAGTACTTCAGCGGCGGTGGCCACGAAGCTGTCATCGTTCGCACCTGCCATCTCGACGTGAACGGTCAGCCGGTCAGTGCAAGGCGAGCTCGTGTGACGCTCCTCACTGGGGCAGTCGCGGCGACAGGAGGATTCATCGTCGCTACCGGAGCGGCTCCCTACGCGCTCGCAAACGCGGACACGATCATCGGCAAGGTCGACAACGATCCGGCCGTCCAAACAGCGACGATCACCGCTGCGGCAGCGGTCCGCTCGAGCGTCTCGGTGGAACCCTTCGCACTCACCGACGGTATGATCCTCAAGGTCAAGATCAACGGTGGCACCGAGCAGCAGGTTACCTTCCGCGCTGCCGACTTCGCGGCGATCGGTGCAGCCACCGCGGAGGAAGTTGCTGCGGTACTCGACGCGGCGCTCACGGGCTGCGCGGTGACCTCGACGGGCGGCGGTACACTGGTCACGATCACGACGGATCGTAAAGGCACTGGCGCTTCGGTACAGATAACCGGCGGCAACGCAAACACGGTGCTCGCGTTCTCTACGGTGATCGTCTCCGGAACCGGCAACGTGTTCAACGTCGACTCCGTCACGATCGCCGAGCTCAAGGCTATCATCGAGGCGGCGTTTGGCGGCTACTCCCTCGGCGTTACGGTCTCGGACGCAAGTGGCTACCTGAAGATCGCCTCGGACGAGACGGGCCTGGCTGCTTGCATCCAGATCACCGTAGCATCGACGGCCGATTCGAAGATCGGCCTCGACAACGCCAACCACTGTGGCACCGACGGCTCTGCTACCAACACCCTCCTCGTCGAGGGGAAGTACTACGGCATCCGAGGGAACAACTTCGCAGTCAAGATCGCCGCTGCCTCGAACGGCCAGGCGTCGTACTTCGACCTGACCGTCTACGAGAACGGCGTCTGGGCCGAGTCGTGGAAGAACGGCGTCGTCGACTCGACGAGCGACGATTACATCGTCACCAAGATCAATGCGCAGGGCGGATCGAAGCTGCTCCAGGTCACCGATCTCGCAGCTCCAGGGGGGGCCCTCAACGCGCGTCCGGCGAACATCGCCTCCGCGCCACTGGCCGATGGTGACGACGGGCTGGCTGGGCTCACCGAGACCGACTTCGAGGGCACCGTCGCGGCGCTGACGGGGCTCTATGCGCTCGAGAACGAGTCGGATGCCGACACCTGCGCGACGCCGTCGAAGACGACCTCCACGATGCACGAGCTGGGACGGGACTACGGACACACCTACCGGAGCGGTAAGGTCGTCTACATTCCAGATCCCCCTCCGGGCGCGACGAAGGCGGCGATGGTCGCTCACGTGGCGGGCGTTACGGCGAGTGACAAGATCGCCGGCTTCCTGTGGCCGAAGATGCAGATCGCCAACCCGGACAAGTCGGTCTACGGGACGTCGGCGACGATCACGATCGGACTCAGCGGCTCCTACGTCGCACGCATGGCCCTGAACTCGAGGAACCAGAAGAAGACCATCGCGGTCAACCCAAGCAACAACACCTTCGGGGTGCTCGCCGGTGGCGTGGCGCTCGAGGGAGAAGTCGTCGGCAGCGACAAGAGCAAGCACGCGGTCAACTGGAAGTCGACGCGCGACTACGTCACGCCGTACAGGATCAACCCGGTGCGCTCCGGGAAGCTGCCGAACGGCTCCTTCGGCGTGTGGGTCGATGACTGCATGACCTTCGACGGAAGCTCGCCCGCGAACTGGAAGAGCATCGGCGAGATGCGGATGGCGTGCCAGGTGCGTCGCGACGTGGATACCTACCTCGAGACGGTGCGGACGCAAGGGCATTCAATCGAGGAACGCGAAAACGATCACGACCGCATCGAGACTTACATGGTGGGCCACGTGCTTGCACATCGGCTCGCGACGCAGAAGGCCAGCGACGCCTTCTACGTCATCACCGACCCGCAGGGGAAGGACATCAACAGTCCGCTCGTCCAGTACAACGAGCAGTACTTCGTGATCGTGGGCATGGCGACGCAGAAGGCGCGGCGCTTCATCACGCTGGCGCTGGCACAGGACCAGCGAGCGCTGGATGCTTACATCCAGAGCCAGATGAACTCGTAAAGAGCCTCCCGGCTCATCAAAGGAGCTTTGTACAAATGAGCATCATGGCCGAGTATCGGGAGCTCTATGGCCAGTTCAAGTTCATCGTCTCGATCGACGGTGTGCAGAGCGCTGGCTTCGAGAAGTGCAGCGAAGTGGGGATCACCATCGAGACGATGAAGTATCACGAGGGTGGATGCCTCGTGCCCTACAAGGAGCCGGGCCTCGGCGATTGTGAGGACCTCACGCTCAACCGAGGGATGTCGAGGGACCACGATCTCTACGACTGGCTTCTCGACTGCCTGAACATCATGGCGAAGCTTCCCGGGGGCATCTCCGTCGCGCCCCCCAGCTACTTCCGCGACATGACGATCCGGCAGCGTCGGCGGGACGATGTACCTGCCATCAACTTCCGGATCTACTGGGCCTTCGTCACCTCCTACAAGGGAGGCCCCTGGGACAACAGCGCCAGCGGCGTGACCATGGACACGGTGACCGTCGCCTATCACCACCCAGACCGACAAACCGCATAGACGGGGCTTTACCCCGCTCCGTCCAAAGTGAAGAGGGTTCCTTGTAGCCCTCTTAGTTAAAGGAGCCAAACACAACATGCTAGTGCAAGGTGTATCGGGATTCGCGATCGAAGCTCGAGGCTGGCGCGTCAAGGATCAGAAGATCGTCCTCGATCGGAAGTTCAGCCGAGCAGGCTTGACCCTAGAGAAGATGCTCGCGGCCATCGACGAGGGCGTGGCGCATCGGGGGCCCTACGAGCTCGAGGAAGGCCAGCCGGCGCAATGGGCGAAGATCTGCACGCCGGACCTCCTCGCCTGCCTCGTCCGAGTGCGCGTCCTCACCGATCCAGAGCTCGCCATCAATCACGTCTGCACGCGCTGTGGCGAGCGGCTCGAGCTCAAGATCGATCTCAACGACATCGCCTACATCCCGATGAGCTCGGTCGCCCTGGAGTCTCTGCGCTCACCGGACAAGCCCATCAAGCTCTTCATCGACCCGGCACGGATGCGGGTGCCGCTCTACGACCTCAAGACCTGCGAGGTCAAGCTACCGGAGGATATCCAGCGTGCACAGCTCCTCGAGCTGAGCCTTCGCATGCTGTACGGGGCTGACCAGCGCACGATCGCCAAGCTCCAGCGAGAAGACCCGGAGGGCGTGATCGAGCTCGAGACGTCCCTTCGCATCACCGAGGTCAAGGAGCCAGGCGGCAAGGTGATCAAGGGCTTCGAGGGCGTGCGGGAGTGGTACTCGGGGCAGAGCTGGGGCATCCAGCACGCCATCGAGGACTTCATCGACAAGCTGGAGGGAGGCCCCGACACGGATGTGGACATCGACTGCTCGAGCTGCCGGACGGCCCAGAAGTTCCGGATCCCTTTCGGCCCAGACTTCTTTGGGATGAGGTCCATTTAGACTGGCTGGAGATCCTGAAATATATCAGTGGTCTCCAGTCATCCGAGGAGGAACACAACAAACTCTTGTTCTCGCTGCTCCACCGGCCGCCGGGCTGCAACTACTTGGATCTGCGGCTGGAAGAGATCGAACAGCTTCCCATCCAGCAGCTCCTTCAATGGCTAGAGTTGCTCCGGGAAGCCAGAGATGCGACGATCAGAGCCTGGGAGGATGCTAGTCCGAAAAAGGAAACTCTGAAGCCGAACACCTAGAAGGGCCTAAATAAAAGTGGCGGTCAGGAACGTAGTCGAATCTGTTTTCCGCGTCTCGATCGCCGGGACCGAGGGCGCCACAGCCAATCTGCGCAAGGTGCAGAAGGCGCTCACCGACCTGAATAAGGCAGCTCAGGTTGCCGCCAAGCCGCCCCCGATTCCAATCAGAGTACCTGCTGGTAATGTCGGTGCCGCACCCAACCTCGGAGCTTCTGCTTTCCATTACGTCTTCCCACAAGGACCGAAGCAGCCAGCCAGTAATTGGGTGCAAACACCCTCGGGTGGCTGGACGCGCTCTGGAGGAAGCCGAGCATCTGGACTCACAGGTCCCCAACGAGTCCTTCAGACTGGCCCACAGCGATCTCTAGTAACTGGCCCGCAGCAACCTGTAATTATGCCTCCTGGTGGTGGTGGTGGTGGTGGTGGTGGTGGTGGTGGTGATCTCGTTCCAGGCTCGAGCTTCGACTTCAAAGGGCTGGCTGGAGCTTACACTTCGATCCTTGCAGCCAAGTACATCCTGGGTGCCATGCGAGACTTCATCGAACCCGCTTTGCAGCAGGCGGCAGCGATGACGAATCTCAAAATGATCACGGGAGCGAATGCCGAGACCCTCGATAAATATGCAGCAGCAGCTTCCCGAGCTGCCATCATCACGAAGTACAACTCCGTCGAGTCGTTGAATGCCCTCGTTCGACTCCGACAAGCAACAGGCTCGGAGACGGCGGCAATCGGACTCCTAGATTCCACGCTCCAGCTCGCGCAGATTTCCATGGGGAGGCTCGCACCCGATGAAGCTGCCGACCGGGTTGGAAAGCTGGCTACAGCCTTTGGTATGACAGCCAAAGAAGCTGCTCTCGCCGTCGACAAGATGATCAAGCTCAGCGGAGCTGCGGGTGTGCTTCCTGACGAGATCACCAAGATCGTCGCGAAGCTCTCTCAGGCCAAGGAGATGGGTGGGCAGACCCTCACGACGATCCTCAACCTGGCCACCGTCGGCCTGCGAGGCATGCCCGGCGCGGAACAGACCGGCACGAAGCTCACTCGGATGATGCAGCAGATGGCCTCATCAAAGACACGAGGCGCGGTTGGACTCCTTGGAATCGATGTCATCGACAAGGAGACCGGCCGGATGCGAGACATGCAGGACGTCCTTGTCGAGCTCGCCTCGAAGGATGCCACTTCGGTACGAGGAGCTCTCCGTACTGCCTTCGATGTGCGCTCCGTCGATCTGATGCTCACCATGCTGTCGCAGCTGCGAGGCTCCTTCAAGACAGCGACGGGGGAGGTGCGAAGCGGCGCCGACGTTTTCAAGTATCTATCCAGCGTGCAGAAGGACGCTGGGGGCGCTGGAGCTGCCGCCTCCATACAATTCTTGGAATCCACACCCGGCAAGCTGGATGTGCTCAATGCTGCCTGGTTCGAATTCCGGCAGACGCTGGGCAAAGAGCTTCTTCCTGTACTTGGAACCGTAGCGCAATCCGCCTCTGGATTGCTTAATACCATAGCCAGGATCGCGCCCATTCTAGGTCCACTATTTACAGCCATTATGCGCATTGGCGCTGCGGTGGGAGGCATCATTGCGGTTCGTCTAGCTTTCTGGGGAGTGGTGAAGATTGCAGGAGCCACCAAAGCCTTCATGGCTATGATGAGCGGACAAGCTCTAGTAGGAGGAAAGGCGATGCGCTTCTTCGCAGGTGGTGTGAAGGCTGCAACCTACTCGATCAAGGGATTCTTGGCTTCTACAGGTATCGGTCTTGTGCTTGCATTCCTGCCGGAGATCTTGCAGTGGCTTGGAGTGCTTCCAGATCCAGCCAAGCAGCTACGCGCCGACGAGGAACGCCTTCGCAAGGAGGCGGAGCAGACGCAGCACGAATTCGAGCTCAGAAATCAGAGCGGGGAAGCACTCTACCACTACATGCAGCTTGGCACCAAGGAGATGAACGAGGTCCTCGACAAGATGCACGGGACCGGCAAGTTCAAGCTCGCGGTGATCGCAGGCAAGGAAATCACCGCAGCGGAGAACTATGCGCAGAACATCATTGCCGAGAGGAAACGAGCCCTCGGCGGCAACACGGGCAAGCTCAAAGTCGACCAAGACTATCTCATTGCGAAGAATCTCATCTCGCAGAGCGCCGGCCTGCGAGCCATCCTCGGAAAGGGGGACATCCTGTCGCCGCTCCAGGGACAGAATGCTCTCGGGTTCGCAGCGGTCATGTCTGCCAACCTGCAGAAGCTCGCGGTGACACGGGCAGCTTCTGACAAGGCTTACGACAAGATCGTCGATCCGCTCATAATGGGTGTGGTGGAGCGCATCCACCACAACCTGAAGGGCTCTGCTGAATGGACGAGGTTGAACGTGGCATCCGGAGGTGGATTTTCGCTCACCGATCGAGCCACGATGCTCCCCGGCTACAATCCGGAGGTGGGCGCCTCAACCCTCGTCTCCGGAGCGATGCGCTCTGCCTGGTCGAAGACGCACACGCTGGCTGAGGAAGGTGGAACTGCGGGGCTCGCTCCGGCAAGCCCGGAGCTCATGGCGAAGGCGAAACAGGCCACGATGGATTGGATTACCTCATCCGCCGGAGCCACTGCACTGACCGTAGCTTTCGGCGACAAGATGATCGAGTTTGCCTCGAAGAACAACGAGGCGATCATGAAGAACATCAATGACGCCGAACGCAGGAAGCAAGAGACCGAGCGCACGAAGGCGGCAACTCAGACTCAGAAGGACATCGCCATAATCCGGCAGTCGATGCGCCAAGGTGGAGTGAGAGGGCCGCTTGATTTTGAGGATCCTGTGGGTGGCAAGCCGAGCGGCAGTGGTGGTATTTGGGGGTAATGGAGCACAAATGTCCAGCTCAGGTTACACGAGCATTCAGCAGATCACGGGGATTAGCGGCGCAGTATCAAAGATGATACTGATCAATTCTGTGACCCAACAGATGCTCAAGGTGCTCTTCAACCCGAACAAGCTCACTATCGAGCTTGCCGCCATTGTGGGATCGCTCAGCCCCATCGGCTCGGGGCATCCGATTCAACACTATTCGCACACCGAGGCAGTCAAGTTCGATCTGGAACTTTACTGGTCAGCAGTTTGGGCGAAGCAGCTCGGCGTAGAAACGAGCTTGAACAAGATCGCTGGATGGATCAACTCGTTCCTCTGTCCGATCATGCAGCATCGAGCCCCAGCGCCACTTCTGGTCGTCTGGCCCAACACGCTCACGATGCTCGTAGTTGTGCGGGGGGTCAAAACCTCTTACGATCACTGGTTCGCGAGGTCCACGACGGAAATTGTTGGACCACCTCGAACAGGAACCTTCGTTTTGACATGTACTGAGAAGCGAGAAGCCATGAGGAGCGCCTCTCGAATGCGAGAGTATGGCTACGCATCCTCCGATGAGGGGCACTCCTTGGCTGGCGTGGCTAAGGGCACATTGCTCGGACAGCGAGGGAAGGGTCCGAACCTCGGATGAGGCGGAGAATCCCACATACCACCCATACACCCCCGGCCCACCCGTAGGGTACAGGTGAAAACGAGCATCTGTCAAGAGAAATAAAATGGCAGCTACGGTCCAACAAGTTGATGCGTCTTGGGAGTACCTGCATGCAGATGCGGTGAAGGACGATCTTGGACGCATGTTCTTTCTCGTGCCCGAGCGTCCGAGATTCCAGGAGCGAGAGGACACCATTGCTCACTACGCGACGGGGCAGGAGCGTGTGTGGGATTTGGCGATCTTGTACTATGGACAGATCGTTTCAAACCCGCTGGACTACTGGCCTTACATTGCGCTCTTCCAACCGGCGCCGATTCAGAATCCGTTGCTTCCGCTTCCAGCTGAGGAGGTTGTACTCATTCCTTCGATGGATTGGATCGAGCAGATCAAAGCGGCCTCACTCATGGACGCACCGGCTCTCTGATGGCTTCGGAACGCTATAACACCTGGGATCCGCAGCTGGCATTCCATGTGATTCGTAGTGGAAGCATAAGCTCTGAGGAACTCCTGGAACGAACGATCTCCTTCCGGTACATCGATCGGGCGAAGCGTTTCGACGAGGTTCGGTGGACGCTCTTCAATGGAGATGGGGAGCTCACGCGGCTGCAGAACATGGCGACGGGGCTCTCTGTCCTCATGCAGTTTGGCTACGCGGGCGCGCTCACGCCCTGGCGAGCATTTGTCATGACAGCTCTCTCTGGAAGTGTAGGTGTCTACGGGAAGACAGACCCTCCAGTTCGTGATGATGCTTCGACCATCGAGCTGACTGGTCGCAACAGGAACGCGCCCGCACCTCGAACCGGGCGTAACATCTCCCGTACGCCAAAGATGCCCGGTCAGGGCTCGGGAGGTGCATCCAAATCCAAGAATCCTTATCCGAAGGTGAAGGCACGGAGTAGCAGCGGGCGCCCAAAGTCTTCCGAGCTCGGATCTACGAGCTCCGTCACAAACTTTGAGATACTGTTGCATTCTCCATCGGAGCAGCGCAAGTCCTTTCCGGAAGCGAAATGCGTCTCCGCTGCTGTGGAGATTATTGCCGATCTCTGTGGATTCGACTCCGATTACCTTCTGATAGAGGATTCTTCTACGATAGAGAGATCCCCAAATGGTGTTGTTATACCTTCTGGGGAGACTTACGGCAGCTGGATCGAGCGTTGGGCTCGACGTCTAGGCTGGTTCTATAAGATCGATGCTCACGGGTTTCATTTCCACTCGAAGAATTGGGGCGGCTCTGGGAGTAAGAAGATACGAGATACCTTCTCGTACACGGCGGGAATTGATACTCTGGATCTAAAGATAGAATGTGATTTTAGGCTTCCTGTTCCTTCCACCGTCATTGCCAAAGGCTACGATCCACATACTAGGTTATTGCACATCCACAATGTATCTGCTGCCGCAACTGGAACCACGGGTGGTGGAGGTGTGCTAGCCTTCCGGAATGATAAGAGCGCTGGGGCTTCGGAGCGCAAGGCGAACATCTTCAACACGGAGATTTTGCCTGTAGGAATTCAGGAAGCCAGTGCGCGTGCTATCGCTCGTTTCGTTCATCGACATGAGAACGCTATCAGGTTGACGCTCACGGTGGTTGGTAATCCGAGGGTGCTAGCTGCAGATCTGATACAGATGTCTGGTACAGGAAATCCACTCGTGGATGCCACTTGGTTTGTGGAGCAAGCCGAGCATGATATGAGTGGAAAGCCCAGAGAATACAAGACCGTTTTGACTCTTCAGAATCCTCCGAAGATCGCGGCAAGCAACGCGAGGGTTACGCTGGCCATGATAGCCAACCAGGCTGCTGCGGTGACAGGTACCTCCGAGAACACGGCCATATTAGCAACACGGGGTTTAACTCCATTGAGGAACCGATAAGATGCCTGCACCTCCAGCGGTAGGTCAGTATCCAGGAGCGTGGCCAGGCTATGCTCATGATGTTACAGACCCTACAAACTCTGGACGCATCCGAGCGATCATCCCTGGCGTCTTCGACGATCCTCCTGGAACGCCTTACTGGTGCTGGCCAGCGGGTTGGGCGAATAGTCCTACACCACAACGGGGCCGTGCATTCCCGGTTCGTGTAGGGACGCCAGTCATCCTGTTCTTCCTCATGGCAGATCCGGAGCTCGGAGCTTTCTGGCTTCCTGGAGCGGCAGGCACCATCAATGGAGTCACTGCAGCACCGACTCCATATCTCTTGGCGAGCTCGGAAGAGGCTCCTTACACGGCGGTGCTTCACGAGGACGATACCTTCCTCATTTATGTCACGGACACGATGCCGGTCAGTGGAGCAGCCGGAACGCGAGAACTCGTTCTGCAGGAGAAGGAGACCGGAGCAACCATTCGTATCATGGCTTCGGACGGCGCCTCTGGAAAAGCAGTGAACATCGCGATCGAAGCTGAGACGCAGCTGCAGCTCTACTCAAAGGGCTCCATTCACATCGACGCTCCCAGGGTGTTGATCAACGGTAGGTTGCAGACGGGCGGATCGAAGGTACAGACATGACGCTCATCGCCTGCCTGCCGCTCGAGGCGCCAGCCGAGCCGCCGAGCATCAACATCCCGCAGATCGGTGCGATCACGAAGGCGAGGGCCGCCTTCGATCAGCTGCCAGATCTTGGGACGTACCTGGTGCAATTTCAGGATATCGTGGCAGCTCAGATGGCACCGATCATCGGATACCTCGAGCTGCTCGAAGCGGTGATGGCAACCTACAAGTGCATGCGAGCCATCCCACAGGCGATCTCCTCACTCTCACCAAAGCCTGTCTTCGATTGCTTGAAGAATCTGCAGAAAGCTATGTTGATTCTGCTCAAGCGCTTCCCACCGCTGGCGTGGATTCTAACCATGCTCGACGTGATCGACTACGTCATGAGCGTGATGCGGGAAGCGCTGTCCTTCATCGTCGAGTGTAATGCCAAGCTCGCGAGGATGAAGTCGAGTCTCACTGCTGCGAGGCTGCGGGGCAACACAGATCTGGAACTCATCATCCGCTGCTCCGTGGGAGACATGCAGATGCAGTTGCGGAATATGGCTCCGCTCATGCTGATGATCTCCCCGCTCATTGCACCGCTGATGAAGATCCTCGCCGAGTACATGCCAGATCCTAGGCTGACCGACGCAGATGAGGTCTCAACGGCCATGGGAGAGTACTTCATCGATGCCTTTGCAGCACTGGCAGCAGGCGATGCGATCCCTGCACTTCCAAGCTACCTGCCCACGAAGCAGCGGCTCTGGGCAGAGGCTCAGAGCCACCTCGTGAAGAGCGCGGGCGACATGGAGGATTGGGTGTCTGCATACCTGCCGGCACTCGGGTGGTTGCTCATCTCCATGGTGCAGAGCTACAACGCGGGCGTGACAGTCTACAATTTCCTGGCGCCGCTGGTGGGAAAGTCCGCAAATAAACAGGAGATTTCTGTTCCGGAAACGTCCTTCTTTTAAAGACTCGCGAGGTACCTGATCCAGAGTGTAGGATGTGAATCGTGCACGACGGCAACCCAGCGAAAATGCAGAACTGCTTGCTGCCACTGCAGCGGGTGGGACAGGGCTGGCGTCGTGGCACGATGCAGTCTCGGGTTGCGACAGCTTTGCATTCCCTCCTGACGATCAAGCAGAAGGACCTTCCCTGGGCTCCGAGCTTCGGTTGGCTCATTGACGAGCTCCGCACGCAGGGCGTGACGGATGAAGCCGTCGCTGCACTCGAGGCTCTGTTGGCGGGGGCCATCGCTACCTGGATTCCCTACATCAATTTCGTTGGGATCAGCGTTGATGCCCCACCGGATCAGGAGCGGCTCGGGATCCTCGTGTCTTGGTACTGGCCGCCTTCCCAGTTCAGGCGGGAGACGGCTGAGCCGAAGGTCGTTGAAACGCTCGTGATGGTGTAAAAGATGCCAGTTCTACCACTGCTGCCGACGAGCATCTACGACTTCACGCAGCTCATCCGGGAAGACATGCTGCTTCGGGAGCAGATGCTCTTCACGCAGATCAACCCGGACTGGGTGGACTACTCCCCCTGCTTCCCGGAGAACTTGATCCTCGAAGGGTCTGCCATGAAGGCGGACATCCTCCGCTTCATGATGGAGGAGAGGTCTCGCCAGTGGTGGCTGGCCACGCTCACCGATCGGCTCACGGCGATTCGGAAAGGTCGGCTTCACCAGTACGCTCTGCGGGAAGCTACCATCCCGACGCTGGGAGGCACCTTCCGATTTCCCAACTCGGGTACTTCTTCCAAGGCGGTGTTCATCCAACCTGGAGCTCGTATCGTCCTCGCGGATTCCGAGAACCCGGTGACCTTCCGCTACTACGGTGCAGTCGCCCTGGAGATCCCAGCCGGCTCGAACGGCGTGGCAACCACGGAGATGGAGGGCGCGCAGCTCTACACAGAATCTTTCTCCGCAACCGATGACCCGAATCAGGAGCTGCTCCTCACACAGAGCCCTTGCGTTGCAGACGCTTCGGGCAATCCTATCGTCTCGGTCACCGCAGGAAATGGAGTCTTCGAGGCTGTTCAGTCCTTCATGGGTCTACGTTCGAACGGCCAGCCAGTCACGGCGGATACTCGCTGCTTCGTGGCGATGATCGATCACAAGGGGCGGCTTTCCATTCGATTCGGAAATGGGATCTATGGAGCCAAACCGACGGGTACCATCGATTTCGAATACAAGATCGGTGGAGGAACGACTTCTGTCGTGCCGGCCAGCTCGAGCTGGCAGATTCAAGATCTGATCCTCGACGAGACTGGGCAGCCAGTCCAACTAGAATTCGTGAACACGGCAGCTTCGACCTCCGCGGTCGATCAGGAAACCGTAGGAGAGGCTCGAGTCCTGATGCCACTGGCCATTCGTACCAACAAGCGCTGCATCACCGACGATGATTACGAGACGGCGGCACTGAGGATTGCTGGTGTGGCTCGAGCCAAGCTCATCACCTCAAACCACGATTCGAGCCTCGCGGAGAACTACGGGCAGCTGCTTCTCATCGCGAAGGGTACGAGGCTGAATTCCGGTAGGACACCAACTGGTACGGTCGCCGCCTCGTTGATCTCAGAGGTCGAGGCGCTCTACGAGCGGGATACGGGAGCCTATCCACGCCATATGGGGTTCCGGGTTGACGTACTCGGCGCTCCGGAGAAGGTGGTGAACATCGAAGTCTGGATTTACAAGTCCAGTGGCTATCTAGCTGCTACAGTCAGGACGAACATCGACGCCGCAATCGAGGATTTCTTTGCTGTACTGCTTGGTGAGAGCGACAAGGACAGTAATGGAAGTTCGCGGGACGGTCAGCCCAATTCTGAGATGGCCTTCGGGACGGAATACTTGGACTACGACGGCACACCGGATTATCTGCTTGCGTACTCCGGCATCCTCAATGTTATCCGAGACGCAGCAGGTGTCAGGATGATCCCTCCGGGAGCGCAGAGCATGCTACTCAATGGAGCTCTAGCTTCTGTGACGCTCGGGCCATCAGAGTGGCCGGTACTCGGCACAGTCACGGTGCACGACATGGATAATTCCGGAGCAGAGATATAGAGGACCTCCGTTGTCGAATAACAGCTTCGAAATAGCCGGTGCCTCGGCCGGGCTCGCAGCGAGCTGGACCTCAGCGAGAGATGTTGGAGCAGAAGACGTTGCAATCTTCGGCGTCGCTGGTGGAAGGGAGACCCCATATGAGGATTTCGAGTACGGATGGCTCTTCAACGAGCTTTCAAAGCTCATTTTCGCGCTGGCCGACGTAGAACAGGCTCTGTTCGAGGGCGGCACAGATGATCTCGAATCGTTTGAGTACTCATGGATGCTTCCTAGTACTAATCCACTTGGTTATATAATCAACTACAACCAGCTCAGTGTAACAACACTGGAGGCTGATGCTTTAGAGGATTATGTTTTCTCCCCGGGTGTGAAGTCTCGAGAGGATTTCGAGGGAGGCTGGGATAACAATGAAGATTTTATAACAGCTTTCGTATCTGGTGACGTCTCTTATGCAATCTTCGGTGTTGTCGCTCCGGAGCCGCTCGAGGACTTTGAGGAGGAATGGAATCAAACTGCGCTTCCAAGTCCGCTCGTGACAACGCTGGCATTATTCGATGGCGGCGCAAATGCTTTCGAGGATTTTGAAACCTGGACCTCCAAGATGGTGTTCTGATGGCTGAGATTGATTGGGAGCTCATTACCGTAGGCGCAGCGGACTCGTCCATGGTCTCGCAGGGATATCATGATGCTGCTATCTTCGATCCGAGGTCTGGAAGCAATGTCTATGGCTTCCATGCGCTCACCCCCGTGGTAGGAGCAGCAGGGATCATCGTCGGCACGACAGCCTTCAACCCCATCTCGAACTCCAAAGGAGGCCTCATTCGCTGCTGTCTGAAAAAGTACACGCAGCTTCCTGACTACTCCGTGTTCCTGTTCATGATCTCTGGGAAGTCCACGAGTGCTCCTGGGTATCTTCTTGGACTCAGCAATGGTTACCCTTACAACATCATCCTGAAGCGGGGCCCCATCGGCGCTGGCTTGTTCGAGGGAGATGACGACAATATCTACGAATCGAACGCTTTCTTCAATAACAATTCATGGGTAAATCTGGAATTGGCAGTGAAAGTCTACGCACAAGGAGATGTTTCACTCATTGCGCAGATAGATCAGAATGATCCTATTGTTCCCTCTGCTCCCTCTCTGGGTCCGATTACAGGGATTCCTGAGTACATCGATGATCGTCTTGGAATCCTCCGAGGGACCCCGGGTATCACGGGGGATTTTTACGTCGGCGTTGGCTTCCACAATAATGGTGGATCTGGACGAATCGCAGTAGCAGATTATGCAGTCGTTGGACGGCAAACATCGCCATAGGCACGCTTGGAGAGTCAAAGATGGCCGAAGTAGATTGGGCAGATTTCACGAACTCTCTTGCAGCAGGTGTCATTCGTCGTGGGGTGACGATGGCCCCGGCACTTCTACCGCCCGAAGGATACTTCCTCTTTGGGTTTCACTCCCTGCTGGCAACAGCAGGAGCCGTTGCGATGCATCCTGTCCAGGCGAACTTCTCGCCTACGCTGGCCAACAAGGGCGGGATCATCGAAGCGATCCTGAAGAGGTACTCGTCCGGGAGCGGATACGCCCCAATGATTTTCTTCGCCAATGCGGCAAACCTCAATACGGCGATCGGGTACATCCTTGGCCTTTCCGATGAAGCAGCCTACAAGATCGTGCTCAAGAAAGGCACCATCAAGGAGAACCTGCTCTCTACGGATTCCGGGAAGCTGCGCGTCTCGGATCAAGCCTTCTCGACGGCGCAGTATCACCATCTGAAGTTCGAGCTCATCCTCAATCCACAGGGAGATGTGGTCCTCAACGTCTACGCGAACGACCTCACCGCGCATTTGCCATCGGCTCCGACCTGGGTGGCCATCTCGGGCATGTCCATGTACGTGGACGACTCGCTCGGCATTCTCTCTGGAACCGTGCCGACCACCGGAGGCTATTACTTCGGAATCGGTGTGTACTCCGAGGTGGCAGCGCGAGCTTCCCTGTTCGACTACGTCAGGATCGCAAGACAGCTGAATCCATAATGGCCTCCCCGTTCTGGACAGATCCTGGGGTTGCCCAGGGAAGAGTGGAGCCGCCCTTCAGCTCAGCAACCGAGGGCGACTACGCTTACATCCTGGGCTTCGATGGAGCTCTGGATGCGCAACCCGTTCGGCTGCTGAACATTGGAGACACGGTCTCTGTCGAGCAGAACTTCGATGTCTCTGGGAGGGACTTCCTTTCCTTCTCGGTGGAAGGAACCGTCACGCCGCTGCTACCGCAGACTCTCCTCTCGGGGGCCTGTGAATTCAAAAGTGGGAACCTGGTCGCAGCTGGAGATGCTCTCCTCGGAGTTGTGCTTGGAACCGCGGCATTCACGGAGGACATGATCCACCGAGTGCTGCGTGTGTCTGGTACCGGGCTGAACAATGGGGACCTTCGCGTGTCTGCGGTACCCATGGACCAGGGCATCGTGAAGGCTGTTCCTGGACCTGGAGAACTCGCAAACGGACGGGTTGCTGTGCTCGAGCCCGCTGTCGCCGTGGTCGACGAGGCAGCACCCGCAGCTACGATCCGGCTACTTGGAGCCCGTTTCGTCCTCCGAGTCTACCTGGATGGAGTACTACTCTATACATTACGGGAACCGCACACGAACGGCCCCATCCGGCTGGACCACAGAATCAATGTCTCGAAGATAAATGGGGTGCACCTGCTCCGCTTCGAGGGGTACCTGGAAGAGGTGGCGTGAATGGCTGCAATCCGTGCCACCCTCGGGGCACTCTGCGTCGACAGCATCCAACGTCTTGTTGGAGATGGGGGGCTCGAGCTCATCAACCTGGTTCCTTGCTCGGAAGAGCTGCGTGTACCAACCGAGGCGAATATCTGCTTGCAGATAGTCACGCTGGTGGGCGGCTACGGAGCTGGCGCCACAGCTCTCAATCCAACCGTGCGTGTTTGGATAACAAACAGTGTAGATAGCGTACGCAGATTGGCGTACGATCAGGGCGGCGGGGGGTTTCAGGTTGGATTTACAGGCTCCGACAGTTTAGCTACCTACCGTGCGTCTCCAGCGTCTGCCGTAAATGATGAGCTGCTACTCACCATAGATCCTGATACACCTTGGCCGCAAGGCGCACAAATCCGCGTGGAGGTGCAAGCGCAATCGGGTGCGGTACTAGAGAATTGGTATTATAGTTTCGAGGTGATACCGGTCAAGGTACCGGCAATCTCGGAAGTTCTCTGGATTACACCCAGAAAATGCAGAGTCATCTTCGACGTGCTCATGTCGGAAGAGAAGGCAACGTCCCCACTCTTCTATCAGTTCCTCTTGGGGGTCTCCATTCTCACAGCAAACATGTTACGGGTTCCGTCCAGCAGCCTGAGCACGAGTTGGGTCGGTTGGATGCTTTCGCTGACCGGCAGTTGCTATCCAGTCAACAATCAACGACGCAGGATTACAGCTGTCAATCTAGTAGCTCAAACAATCACCCTAGATCCAGCAATTGAGATGCTCGAGGATGACGGACGAGATCTCGATGTTCGAGGTCGGACCGTTCGAACAAGAAAGCTACGGGCTTCGATCTCTCCTTACGCGCTCACGGCGAGACTCTCCTCTGAAGGGATCGGAGAAATAGATCAAGCTCAATTGATTCAGTGCGCTTACGAGCCGCTCGTCAATCGCGTAGGGGCTCCAGATCCAGCAACGCTTCCATCCGGAGTTGCTGTCGGGCAGGTAGCAGATATTTACTGGCACGATGACGTCTCCTACGGTCGGATGTATCGGCTCACGGCGGAGCGCTGTCAGGATGTCGAGGGCAACACCTGCTCAGTAGCAGGTTCCTACTTCGATTTCGTCTCTCCGATGTTTGGCGCTTCAACAGAGGAGCTCACTCTTTGGGATCTCATGCCGCCAGCCATCCAGCAAGAGGACCTAGAAGTTGACGGCCAGCTGCGGAAGATGTGCGTCGTCATCGAAGATCTCTCACGGGTGCTCAGATACCGACTCTGGCTGATGGAGAATCTGGACGATCCGGCTATCTGTCCGGAGCATCTGCTGCCCCATTTGCTGTATGACCTCGCGAATCCATTCAGGTTCGACCTGACGGAACAGGAGCAGCGCCGGCTCGCGCTGGCTCTGCGTGTGATGTACGACTACCTAGGAACCGAGCGCGGAATCGAGAATATCCTTCACTTTTTCCTCGGGATCCACTTCGCCGTGCTGCCCTATTGGACATCGCTGTCCCTTTGGGTACTTGGAGAATCCTGGCTGGGAACCAAGATCACTGGGGTGCCGAATGGCGAGTGCATCCTCGGCCCCGGAACAGCCTACGCGAGAAATTGCTACGAGATCCGATCTCCTGTTACACTCACTACAGCTCAGGTGAGCATGGTCAGACAGATAGCTGAATGGGCAGACCCGGCTAACATGCACCTGGTGCGAATCACGACGCCTGCCACACCAGGAGTCCTGACCTCGTACTGGATCTTGAACACGTCAGTGCTCGGGCTCTCGACGACGCTGGCAGTCTAGGAAGGTTGGTTACAATGAGTCGGAAAAATTTTTACTTCGGGGAGGTGGTTACGGAAGACGAGCTCGACGCCGCTTTCACCTACGTCGAGCAGTCGGACTTCCAGTTGGCAGTCGACGCTGACATCGCCGCCGTGGAGAAGACTGGCACACCAGACTGCACGGTGAAAGGTGGCATCCTCTCGGGTGGCGTCGTCACCAAAAACTCTCCGACTTCGCTCTCCATCACCGCTCTTCGCGTGCGTGACGATGCCGGAGTGCGGGTGGTGATCCCCACAGCGACGGTCGCCCTCACGAAGACGGGCGACACGGCAGCCGCCGACACGACCCTGGCCGAGGGAGATGGTGCCCTGATTGCCATCGCTGGGGGGAACGAAGCCTGGGTCACCGTGTGGGCCGCCTTCGATGAAGTCTTGAGCGACCCACGAACCGACGCCACCGGAGCCACCGTCTACTTCGACGTGGCCGACTCCTTCCACTTCCATCTCGACATGGGTGCTCAGGGCCTCCTCAACGCCTGCGTAGCGAGAGCCGCTCTCCAGAACGACATGGTGCTACTCGCCGACGTGCTCCTCGACGACTCGGAAGAGATCCGCGCTGTCGGCGGGCCCGACTCGATTTGCTCCTCCAACGCGAATTTCGTCGCGATGGGCGGTGCCTACATCGCCATGACCGGCCGGCGTGGAGACTGGCTCGCTCTCGACTCGACGGCGAACTTCCCGAGATATGCAGCGCTCGGCATCTCGCTCCGAGCTGCCGGCCCTCGGGAGGCTCTCATCCAGCTCGCTTCGGAGCTCCAGCGCTCCGGCGCTTCCCCCGGCGGCACGAAGCACCTCGGCCAGGAAGCTCTTGCCGGCTCGGCTCTCTCACCCTCGCCAGCCTTCTCTGCACTCAGCCTGTCGGCGGGGTCCCTCTTCACCGCACTCAGCGACATGATCGTCAAGATCAACACCAAGCTCTCCCGTGGCGGGGGCGTGCTTCAACCCGATGCAACCTCGTCTGGCCTCGATGGCGATCCAACCTACATGCACAATGATAAGGCGCTCATCGCGTTGCAAGCCAAGACAGCAGCTGGCATTGCCCCATCGCTGCGCCTCGGGAAGAAGTACGGACACATTTGTTTGCCGAACCTGTACCATGAGAACTTTACATATCAAGGTACGAATGTTGCCGGGCGGACGGTGTACGCTCCGGGACCAGATTCTCACTGGTCCAAAAGCCTTTTGGGTGCCGCATCGGAGGTGTACCTGCGCAATAGCAATGACGGAGCTCCATATGGCATAGGAATCGCCGAATTGACTGCGGATGTAGCCAGTGGAGATTTTGCAAGCTTGTTCTTCGGCTACGAACCGGCCGCCAACTTTTGGAATGCTTGCTGGGATCTGAGTCAGGCACCCTTTGCAGCCTGCTCCTTCCGATTCCAGATCCCCGCCTTCACGGATTTGCAAGTGCGAGCTGCATTTAATTTCGCGCTTGCGTTCTGCTGGCTACAAATCTCTGTCGTGGCTGGACAACCTACACTAACCATCACTTTGGACAACGGAGCTGGAGCAGTAGCTACAGCTTCTGTGAATACGGTGTATGGCGTTCCTGCATTACTAGCAAATACCTGGTATACAGCACGCATGGCGATTACGAGTGATCATACCGCAGTGGCCGAAATGTGTGGACCAGGCATGGGAAATGGAGAGCAGGAGGTTGATATCGGTCCGGCAGCTATGCCTTCAGGACCTTACCTTTTCGCTCTCCAGGCTAGCAATGTTGTTCCAGTAGGCCCTACAGGAGGAGTGCTGCGCTGCAGAGTAGACTGGGTGCAACTGGCAGAAGCGCAACTTGCCTCTGACATGCAATAATTTCTCTTGACAAGCTTCCCCTCAATTAGTTAACCTGGGGTGGGTGGGGGTGCGTGTGTAGGTAGTGGGATGTTTCCTTACACGAAGGAGCTGCTGAAGTCATGGCAACCGCGACCTCGAAGAATCGCCATCGTAAGGAATCGTCTCCCGTTCAGACGGATGCCACTCTCCTGCAGGCGACGGCGGCGCTCGCAGCCGGTGACAGCACCACCCTCGCGAACATCGCGGCGAGGCTTCTCAGCGCCGGGGCAGTCTCGGCAGCCAACTTGCTGGCTTCGGTGCTTGCTGTGCTCGGGGCGACCAACGGAGTTGCTGTCGTCACCGACGCCGACGGCACCGTGCAGCAGTACCTCCGCGGGCTCATCAAGGTCTTCGCGAGCGTCTGGGATTCCACACAGAATGGACTTCGCATCGCGGACCTTGCCAACATCGCAGATTACGCGAACATCCAGCAGGCCGAGGCGGGCGCTGTGATCCTAGATACCAACTGGCACCAGGTCTCTACAGGAGATCTGACGATCGGCATGCGCTACGAGCTCCAGCTTTACTCTACGATCCCGAGCGACGTCGGAATCTTGCGGTGGGTTACGAAAGCTGCTGTAGGAGACCCCGGTGCGGTGATTGGCCGGCTCGCATTCCTGCATTCACCGATCATCGTCGTTCCGAAGGTGGGTCACGTTCGGCTGTACGTGAAGACAGTCACAGACCCGACAACCTACGGCAACAACACCGGCTACTACGCTGCGCTGGAGCCCTGCGAGTAGGCTCCTGCACTAAGGAACTCCTAAGGAGGACGCTCCGATGCCCCTTCGTCGTTACATGCCGTGGGCAGGTGTTGCCGGACTTGCTGTGGGTATCACCACCGTTGCGCTTCTTTGGCCTCCGTCTCCTCCAGGTCCCACGCCGCTTGCGAGGCCTCTACTTGCACAGGTGGTGCAAGCGTCCAATATGTACCTCGCTCGTCATGCTCAGCCGTGGTTGACATGCCCAACCGCCGCTGGAGGAAACTGTGTCCGCTGGAAGACGCAGGAAGCAGCAGGAAATCTGATAGACGACATGGGGGTCGGAGCAGTTCTCATCGCGAATGGTGCACCAATCTACCAGACTCATACATCTATACCAGATACAACAGGGTTCAACGGTAGACGGGGAATAGCATTCAATGGCAGTACCGACTATTTCGATGCCGCAATTCCAGCCACGGCAGATGTGACAACCAATAATTTTACTATCAAGGGCTGGGCATGCCCGCAATCAGTGGCGTCTGGTTATCTTGTTTCGAAGATAAATGGCGGTGTTGGGTATGATCTGTACTTTAATGCAGGTGCCCTTACTCTTAGAATTACTGACGGGGGAGGAACGGTAGCAGGTTCGGTAGGAACCTGGCCAGTCGTATCCGCAACGAATGTTGCTGGTTGTAGAAATTATCAAGTGCGGGCAGACCGTACTGGAAATGCTACGGCTGATTTTGACAATGTCAATTCCGGAGTCAACCTAGACATCTCAGTCAGGAATCTAACGCTAGCTAACGCTGTGAATGTCAGAATAGGTCGCAGTGCTGCTGGGGGAGCAACCTACTTTACAGGACAGCTTAGCGAGGTCCTGATCGCGAATGGTTTGGGTACCCTTGCCGAGATGACCTCTGAGTATCGAGCCTTCAAAGTCCCCACTGCTTCATCTCCAGGCGTCGTTGGTACACTAACCTACACCCAGACCATGACTCGCAAATGGCCTTGTCCTTCAGATCCAGTGACTGGAGCAAGGCTTTGTGTGTTTGCCGGTTCTGCAACGAACCCACAGTGGCCGGTCATGTATCGAGCAGAACGTGTGAATGCCGCCCGAGGAAATCCACTCGGACTTGTGAGTGCGGAAAGCGGGCCTACGACGAACGTAATTGGATTTGCGAATGAGTTAGAGAGCTGGACACTCACTGGAACTACAGTCTCACCAACGTATTATGAGGCCCCGGATGGTAGTATCACCGCACGGAGGATCACATTTTCGGCGAATGCGCAGTCAGCGGTCAAGGCAGTTGTTGGAGGTGGAGTTATTGTCGCGGGGGAACGGTGGTGTCAGAGTCTTGAGGCGCGTCGTGTATCTGGTACCTGTGTTGGTATAAATCTATATGCTGATACGACGCGTGCTGGTTCTACCATAGTCTTCACAGACTCCCCGACCTGGACTCCCTACTACGTCTGCACGAGTAATGCAGGCGGCACTAAAGGGGCGAGTATCTATGCGACCACGCATGGATCGTGCGTCATGGATATTGCTGACGCTCAGTACGAGTCCAACAATGTTACGTACCCCTGTACAAGTACAACCGGAGACGTCTCTCAAACCTGCAACGCTTCCTATTATACCACTACGAGCACAAAAGGCTCGCTTATGCCGCAGTCGCTCGAGAGGCTGGAAGTAGTCCACAAGGGATCTACAGCTCCAGTCACATCCGCTCCTGGGTCTCCGCAGGTCCGCTGGATGGCTGGCAATCAACAGGCCTATCTAGCCGAGGGCATCAACACCGCGCTAGTCTTAAAGAGTCAAGCAGGCGGTATTGAGTATCTAGCCAAGTATCGCAGTCCAACCCATGCCTCTGAGGCTCGGGACTATGTTAGCAGCTGGGATTTCAGGGACGGGTTGACCAATACCACACCTCGTAGGTATGGAGGTCTCTCCGTATCCAGGAACTATGCCACCAGTGTCTACGCTCCAACGTTGCTCGAGGCGCGGCAGGTCAATGCTACGATAGATGCGGTTACACCGCAGACCCAACGAGACCTATCTGCCCTTACGTTCTACGTAGGGTGCGATGCACCGTCGGGCTCTCCTGTAAATTGCTCACAGGGGGGAACCGAAACGTTCGAGGTATATGGTCGACCGGCCCAAGATGTCAAGTCCAACGATGCGACTACGGTCCTGACACCAGATGCCACCGGGGCTGCCTATCTGCAAGCCCAGGCGATTCCCAGGTTCGCGCGACCTGCCGGGGCGCTGCCCGCCAATACGTGGCGGTACAACTTCGGGGAGAGCTCTGGGGCTCTCTACGACGAGGAGAATGGGGTTGCCCTAGCAACCACAGGAACGCCAAGATACCAAGCCTGGAGTGGATTACTGGCTCGAGGACAAGGGAGGAGAGGAATCCGCTTTGTCGGAGCGAATAGCACCTACGTCGCTGCGACTACAAGCTCCATAACCTCGATTGGAGCCTCGACGACAGCCGTCTCCCAAGTGCTTCTAACGCACGACCCAATCACGGCAGCTACCCAGGAGATTCTTGGCTCGACAGTCTCAGCTGCGGCTGCCGGTTTCGGAATGTGGACTACCTCGAACCCACGCCTCTATTGTGCCATCAGCGATGGCACGGATGCTCGTATCTGTTACGGTACAATTTCCTCCGGGTATCTCCTGCGGCATTTAGCATGTCGACATTCAAAGGCTGCAACGTGGGCAGACCCAGTTTTGTATCAGGATGGTGTTGCTCTCGCTACGACCTGTGCAGGCGTGAACCCGACGAATAGCGTAGCAAATGGAGCTGTCGTACAGATGGGACGGATTGGAGCAAACTACCTTACAGGTGTCATGCATGAAGCCGAGTTGTTAGCTGGTGGAGTTTACTCTGATGCGACGGTCCTTGCTGACTATAAACAAACAACTCAGCGAGGCACGTTCTGGAGTACAGCGGCTGTTGCACAGTACAAGATGAATGAGACTACACTCACAAATACGATTGGAGTCAGGGATCATAGTGGCAACGGGAATCATCTAACGACAGTGAGTGCTATTACACCAACGGCACAATTCTCAGACATGCCCTGGCCTGCTGGCACAGGGACTTTCAAGTCAGCAGTTGAATACAACGCTGCCGGAAATTACCATAGTGGTGGGGTCGCTGCGGCAGTACCCAGCAATGCACAACCCTTCTCTCTTTGTGTCCGGGTGCCGAAGTTTTACCGGGCTCCAGCAGCGGATCAAGTCATCTTGTCGAAGGGCACAGCAAACGATTACTATGACCTCACCATTCGTACTACTGGTCGTCCTAGATTCAGATTCAATACAAGCGAGGGTGGATTAGCATCAACGGAGATAGCGACCAATATAGCGGATAACACGCCAAAGCTGCTATGCGCGAAGGTGACTTACACCGGGGGCGCAACGTATACTCCTTACATCTCGGTTGATGGAGGAGCCTTTGCCCATGTTGCTGGCTCCACCACAACAGGAGATCCGTCAGGCAATGCAGCGAACATTGTAATCGGAACGGGACAGATTGCGTCCCCATACATGTTTGCAGGTGTGATACTCATCAGGGATTACGAGCTGACAGATGCCGATGTTCTAGCAATGGTGCCAGCCAACAGCGGGTCTCCGATAGCCGCACTCACATATATCAGAACAAATAAAGCCTGTTATGAGGTGGATAACCACCCGATCGAAGGGATGCGAACAGGCTGTTGGGGTGCCGGGCAGGTGCCTTTTGCATACGAGTCTGCGGTCGGTGGGTCTATGGGAAATGAGAGATATCAGTGGGGTTTGCCAGGGCATGCCGCAGTGACAAATCTAGGATTCTGGAGTGAGGCATTGGATAGCTGGACTCCAGTATCTACAACTTTTTCTGCGAATCAGATCGTGTCCCCAGATGGAACTACTACAGCCGACCGGATCAACGAGACCGTAGCGAATACAAATCACCAGTGGCGTAACAATCTTGCCACAGTGCTGGCTCAGAATTCGTATGGAACATTGACCGCGTACGCAAAAGGAGGGACTCGTAGATATATCAATAATTATCTTTATGAGGCCAATACCGGGGACTCTGCCTATTGCATCGTGGATACCACACTTATGACACACAACTCCGGCGCAACTTTTGGCACCGCATGGTCGACTGTAACTAGTACAATAACTGGTGTCGGTGGTGGGTGGATCAAGCAGTCCGTGACGGCAAAATGTGTCCGAGTGGGTGGATGCGCTCTCTATGAATACGGGTGCTTCAATCAGGACACGGGCGCTGCTACGTTCTGTGGAGCGTACGTAGGTGATGTAGCGAAGAATGCTTATGTCTGGGGTGTTACGGTCACAACGGGGGCATCTGCCATTGAGTCCCAGACCCGGGGGGTCTACTGCCCCTCTCCTTCGAACGCTGCTACGACGTGCAATGCGTCCAACGCCTATGTTGCAGCTGCCAACCTAGCGGGCTGGACGCGGGACCAAGGACAGGTATCCCACCTGGTATACTCTCGTAATGCTTCTGGCTATGGCTGGGACCTCAGCAATGCCGTCAACAACAATGGGCGGCACTACGTGCTATCCCAGGGTAGTGAAGGATACATCTATAACTCAGTCGGAGTATTGCAGCAGAGGTCCTCGCTAGCGAATGCGCAGATTGTGGCGCCAACAGGTATTATCTACTCGTGGGATGATACGACGGCGTTCTACACAGATCAGACAGGCACCGCCCGTCGGAGTTACGGCAGGACGATGCAAGGCAACTATGCAGGTCCATGGCCGACGTACACGACGGATACGGGGGCTGTTTGGGCGGCTACTGCGGGTAGTAGTCTGTACTTATGCGCAGACAACGCGGGAGGCAACTCCTGCAACGGGTTGTGGATCTCGGGGCAGATCTACTCAACGAGGTAGTGACAATGAAGAAATATCTACTTCCGATTCTCGCTGGCGTCGCACTTCTAGTTCTGGTAGGAGTAGGAATAACCAAGCTGGAAGCCTATGTTCCTCCTCCGACTGATCAGGTTGGAGGAGACTATGCTTTCTTCTTCCAGCTACCCTACCCGATGCCACCCAACACGCTCATGAACTCTCTGTGGTGTCCTAGAATCGAAGCCAGAAGCAACGGGTTGGTGATGGCCAGCTTGTGGGCCAAGTTGCCGAATGGCGTGGTCATCACAGCACAAGCTCAGGCTTATAACTTCGGATCTCCGATCGGATGGGGAGTCATGGTATTCGGTCCACGGATTTGGGTCTTGGTAATAAAGACTATAATAGATGACTACGCTGTCCGAGATGCAGGAACATTAAAGATAGTAGGTCCCAATGCTATCAAGGATCTGGAAGCTAAGTCGGCCGGCATCTGCAAGACGGTTGCGAACGCATTTTTCGTGAAGCTCACCGGGACTGTTGATGGTGGCGGGTTGCCTAGAAGCCCATACACAGAAGGTGGATCTTGGCCAGTACAGGAAGCACTGACCTGTTCTGACGGTACCAAGTACCGTCTTCAGACCAAGATGCAGGGATACTTACTATCAGGAATGAATTGGACTACGCTACCACCGCAGAGTTCGTGGCACGAGGCTCCACAGGTACCGGTGGAGTTTCTACCCTGCCAGACTTCGAACTGGAATGCTCCGGATGCTGCCCTGTGCAAGTACTGTCCGAGAACAACCATTGGCAACACCTGTCCAGCAGCCTGTCCATGATGTCCTCCAACGAGAATCGGGAGTCTTTCGTTTTGCGCTGGCTCGACAGCCACGGCCTCCTGGTGCGCCACGACGACCTCACCCCAGAGGATGTGCTCACGCGCGAGAGCCTCGAGCCGTGGCTGACAGTAGACGCCGCCA